TCGCGGACCAGGAGTTCCTGCGGGAGGAGTTACAGCGGAGGCTGGAACTGCTGAATGCCCTTGAGGACGGGCGTCCGCAGAAACGCGACTCCGCGGAAGAGGACTCCGACTCCGCGGAGGCGGCACCCCGCAGCCGCGAGACCTCGCTCTAGAAGTCAAGGAGTCAGGAGTCAGGAGTCCGGGAGACAGGGAGACCGGGAGACAGAAGTCGAGGAGTAAGAAGTCAGGGAGTCGGGTGGTCGGGTGGCAGTGCCGTCCGAGTCCCGCGAAAAGTTTTTAGACTTCGAGGGAGGCCGACCACCTTTCAACGGGTCCGCGTAAAAGTTTATAAAAAGTTTTATAAAAGTTTTCGAGGGAGGCCGACCACCTTTCAACGGGTCCGCGTAAAAGTTTATAAAAAGTTTTATAAAAGTTTTCGAGGGAGGCCGACCACCTTTCAACGGTCCCTCCCGCTCGCGTGCCGCGGGCGGCCGCGCGTCCGCGACGGCCCCGCTAAAGCGTTTACAAAAAGTTTTCGAGGAGGCCGACCTGCCTTCCAACGGTTGCGCGAAAAAGTTCTGCGAAAGTTTTGGAAGAGCTGCCCGCCCTCCGCCCTCAAGTGTTTGCACGAAGTTGTTTAAAACGTTCTCGAGAGAGCGTGTCTTCCAACGGCTCCGCGAAAAAGTTTTGCGAAGTGTCGGAGAGGCGGAGAGCTGACCCGCCCTCCGCGCTCCTCCGAAAAGTTTTTAAAGTTCTCGAGAGCGACCTGCCTTCCAACGGTTCCGCAAAAAGCTTTTACAAAGAGTTGGATAGGTGGGGGCGACCCGCACTCCGCTTCTCCTCCTCTCCTCCGAAAAGTTTTTAAAAGATCTCGAGAGCGACCTGCCTTCCAACGGCTCCGCGAAAAAGTTCTGCGAGTTTGCGGGGAGGCGACCCGCCCTCCGCGCTCCTCCGAAAAGTTTTCGCACAAGGTTTTTTAAAACGTTCGCGAGAGAGGCCGACCTACCTTCCGACGGTTGCGCGAGAGGTCCTCTGGCGGTCGGCCGCTCCGCTCCCCGCGGTCGCGGGCGGCGGCCCGTCCCCCGGAGGGTGCGCGAAAAGTTTTTACAAAGAGTTTTCGAGGGAGGTCTGCCTGTCCTCCTAAAGTTTTTACAAAAAGATTTTGAGAGAGGTCGACCTGTCCTCCTAAAACGTTTACAAAAGTTTTCGAGGGAGGTCTAGAGGAGAGGCTGACCTCCGAAAAGTTTTTGGAGAAGGACTCGTCCTCCTAAAAAGTTTTTACAAAAAGTTTTCGAGAGGTCGACCTGTCCTCCAAAAGTTTTACGGAATGCTTTCGAGAGAGGCCGACCTACCTTCCAACTGTCCCGAGAAAAGTTTTTGCAGAAAGTTCTGAGAGAGGTCGACTGACCTCCGAAGAGTTTTCACAAAAAGTTTTCGGGAGGAGAGGCTGACCTACCTTCCAACGGTTCCGCGTAAACGTCTTTATAAAAAAGTTTTATAAAGAAGTTTTGAGAGAGGCCGACCTACCCCAGAGGGTCCGCGAAAAAGTTTTTATAAAAAGTTTTACGAAGAGTTCTGAGAGGTCGACCCCTCCGAAAAAAGTTTTACGAAGAGTTTTCGAGAGAGGCCGACCTGCGTCCGAGCGAGCGAGCGAGTTCGCCGTTCTCTCGCTCGCGCGCGGTCAACTGCTAACTGGTTCTCTACTCTCTTACTCCGAGCGAGCGAGTGAGTGGTTAACTTGTTAAACTTGTTAACTTGTTAACTTATTAACTCGTCCTCTACTCTCTCACTCCGAGTGAGTGGCGAGCGAGTGTCGACTCGTTATCGTGTTCTCTACTCTCTCACTCCGAGCGAGTGAGTGTCGACTGTCGACTCGTTAACTGTCCTCTACTCTCTCACTCCTCACTCTGAGAGGGTGTCAACTTGTCAACGCGTCAACCATTAACTTGTCTTCTACTCTCTTACTCTGAGTGGGTGAGTGTGAGTGAGTGATTAACCTGTTAACTTATCAACTCGTGATCTACTCTCTTCTCTCTTACTCTCTTACTCTGCGTGAGTGAGTGATTAACCTGTTAACTTATTAACTCGTCCTCTGCTCTCTTACTCTGAGCGAGCGAGCGAGTGAGTGGTGGTTCGCTCGTCGACTCGTCACTCGTTCTCTCCTCTAAGACCGAGTGAGGAGTGCGCGAGTGGTTAACTCGCTAACTCGTTAACTTATTATCTTGTCCTGCACTCTCTTACTCTCTTACTCTCTACTCTCTTACTCTCTACTCTCTACTCTCTACTCTCTACTCTCTACTCTCTACTCTCTACTCTCTACTCTCTTACTCTGAGTGAGCGAGTGGTTAACTCGCTAACTCGTTAACTTATTATCTTGTCCTGCACTCTCTTACTCTCTTACTCCGAGCGAGTGGTTAACTCGAACTCGTCCTCTGCTCTTCACTCTCTTACTCCGGTGAGTGGTTGACTATCTGTCCTCTACTCTTCGCTCTCTTGCTCTGAGCGAGTGAGTGAGCGAGTTGACTGTTCTCTCGTTCTCTTGTTAACTTGTTAACTTGATCTCTTACTCCGAGTGAGTGAGTGAGTGGACTGTCGACTCGCTATCCGTTCTCTCGTCCTCTGCTCTCTTACTCCGGGCGAGTGGTCGACCGTTAACTCGTAAACTCGTAAACTTGTTCTCTCGCCCCGAGTGAGTGAGCGAGCGAGTGAGTTAACGACTTGTTCTATCGAGCGAGTGAGCGAGTGCGCTAACAGTTGACTTGTGCTCTTTCTCTCACCCCGAGTGAGAGAGTGAGTGAGTTAACTGTTATCGTAAACTCGTAAACTCGTAAACTGTTCTCTTACTCCGAGCGAGCGAGTTGCCTGTTGACTTGTTATCGCGCTCTTACTCTTATCTGAGCGAGTTGACTGTTGACTTGTTCTCACTCTCTCACTCTCGATCCGAGAGTGAGTGAGTCGACTGTTGACCTGTTCGCACTCGCTTACTCCGAGTGAGTGCGTGAGTCAACGGTACCTGTTCCCTTACCCAGAGTGAGTGAGTCCGCGATAAAAATAATTAATTAATGATTCATCCCTACGCCGGCAAGCCGAAGGGCGGCGCAAGAAAGGGTGGCGGGGAGGATGTCAATCTCTAAGGCCGATTACAAAAACCAGATGTGGAGACCGGGGGAAGGAGAGGGGAATCACAGCTCCGCGCGGCGCAGCCGCTCCAGCTGCCGCAGCCACTCCGAGCGCGGCCGCGCGGCCGCCGTGGCCGAGTTGTAGCCGCCGACCACCGCGACGCAGGTCAGCTCGAAGTCGTCCCGCAGGCCGCGCACGTCGTACACGGTCACGGTCGCGACGTGCAGCAGCAGCGCGCCCTTGCGCGCGGAGGAGAAGCTCGCGTGCATGCCCTCGCCCTGCGGGTACGCCGGCGAGAGCAGGCGTCCCTCCGCGTCCGCGACCGCCGCCATGTGCCGCGCGTCGCCGACGGTCAGGCAGGTCACCGAGGCGGAGCCGTTCGCGCGGACGGGGCCCGCCTCCGCGAAGGCGGCCGGCAGCGGCGGCGCCGCGGGGCGGAAGAGCGCGCCGAGCGCGAAGCCCGCCGCCACCAGCGCGAGCGCGCCGAGCAGCCTGCGCAGCGAGGGGTGCATGGTGGTGTTGGCTGTGGTGTCGGGTCTGGCCGGCGGGAGGGAGGTCTGCGCGCCGCGGCGGGAGGGAGGGGTCTCGACTGCGGGCGGTCCTTTTTCACTTTGCGCGGCCGGGAGAGGCGCCCGGGGCGCGGCGGGCGCGGTGAGGGAAGCCGGCGCGCGGGCTGGGCTACCCCGCCGCGCGGCCCGCGGCCGCCAGCGCCGCGGCCAGCCGCTGCCCGCGCGCGCCCGCCGCGCGCAGCAGCGCCGCCGCCGAGCGCCCGCGCGCGTCGCGCGCCGAGGCCGCGGCCCCGCGCCGCGCCAGCAGCAGCGGCAGCCGCGCGTCCAGCGGGCCGCCGCGGCGCAGCGCCGCGCGCAGCAGCGCCGCCAGCGGCAGCCGCCCCGCCGCGTCCGGGCCCGCCGCCCGCGCGCCTGCCGCCAGCAGCGCGCGCACTAGCACCGGCGAGGGGCGCCGCGCGCGGACCAAGTGCTCCACGAGCAGGGTGGTGAGCAGGGATTCTTGAGAAGTAGGAGTCATGTGTGGCGACGGAGAGACGTTATATTAGGCGCGTCCTACTTCATTTTAAAGATGGTATGTAGGAAGTGTTAAAACTTGATACCGTTCACTCCGCCATTAATACCGCCGTTTACGCTGCCTTTCACTCTACCACCGCCGTCGCTGTGTCCTGCCCCCAGAAGCGACCACAGTGCTTTTTTACCGCCTATTCAAAATCCGTTCCAAAAGCTCCCCATCCATTGTTATTAGAACTTTCAAATGTTTCTCTAGGTCGTTTAGTTCTACCGCAAGAGTTTTGACCATTATCGTTTTGGACATGCTGTTGGTAATAAGTTTAATAACAAATCATAAAAATAGTTATAATGTATAATTTGTTATATAAGCTAATAAGGTAACAAACACTTTAATGTTATATTTTGCCTATCCCTCCGTTAATACCACCATTAACACCACCATTAACACCGGAGCTTTTACCACCACCCCAAAAGCTACCACATTGTCTCTTGCCACCACCAATCCCTGTTCCACCCCAAAAAGCACCCCATCCACTGTTACCACCACCACAAGAACTCTTATCTATTTTGCTGGGTGTTTGAGTTATCTCTCCATATGGTCTTTTAATACCACCTGCGTTTTCAGACATTGTTTGTAATAATAAGTTAATTAACAATAAATTTAGACACTGTGTCTCACGTCTTAAAAATAAAATGCGGTTACAATTTACAATTTAAACAATAAATAAGCAGCAATTCGTATATAAAAATAGTTATATTTTACCACACCCACCATTAACACCACCATTAACACCACCATTAACACCACCACTTAAGCTTTTACTACCACCCCAAAATCCACCACTACCACCTCCGACACACATTCTTTTCTCTAAAGGTCCCCAAATTCCACTTCCTGAACTTGGACGTTTTACAGCACCTCCGGGTGTACTTGCGAACCCTTTAGAAGTTCCACTGTGACTGTATATATGATACTGTCCTTCTCCAGGCATGATTAAAGTGTGTGATTAGTGTTATCTACACAACTGTGCGAGACACTCGAATAAAAAGAAGCTACATTTTACAATTTTGATTAGCTGATGTACCACACTGTATCTCCACTGCCACCACAAGCACCCGATCCGGTAGAACCGAATCCAGAGTCGCCGCGGTCGGTGTCGTCCAAGCGGTTAACCTCTTGAACTGCTGGGTGCGATATGCGTTCGCATATTAGCTGAGCTATCCTGTCTCCCTTCTTAACCTCAAAGTCGCTGTTTCCGAAGTTAAACAGCACCACCCCGACATTGCCTCGGTAGTCTTCGTCGATAACGCCAGCGCCCACGTCGATAAAGTGTTTGACCGCAAGGCCGGAACGTGGTGCTATGCGTCCGTAGCAACCAGGTGGGAGCTTTATCAGAAGGTCAGTAAACACTACGCAACTGCAATGCGAAGGGACGACACAGTCGTACGCGCTACATAGGTCTAATCCTGCGGCACCGGGAGATCCTCTGGTTGGTATGGTAGCGTTTTGGCTGAGGCGGACAACCCGAAGGGTTTCCGTGCAGCAGAACTCCATGGCTAGGCTGGTGTGGCGAGCGGCCATCGACTACGGGGTCTATAATTTACACTTCTCCAGAAAAATCAGGGGCGGGTCAGCATGGCGCGGCGCAGGTCCAGCAGCGACTCGTACGGCAGGAAGCACAGGATGGAGGTCACGATCTCCGGCGGCAGGGCGCACGGGCACATGAGGCCGGCGATCTGCTCAGCCAGCGAGACGCGCAGCCGCATCATGCAGACCTTGCCGAAGAGCGCCGTCCCGTAGATGGGGAACTCGGCCGCGCGCTCCAGGAAGGCGTTCGACACGAAGAGCGCCTTCGCGTCGTGCGCCGCGCGCAGCACGTCCAGCAGCGTCGCGTCCGTGTGGCAGCGCACCGCGCGCATGCTCGCGATCTCCTGCTCGCACGCGCGGACCACGGTCGCGTAGTCCGCCAGCGCTCGCTCCGCCAGCAGGCGCGCGCCCTCGCCGCGCAGCGCCAGCTCCTGCACGCACAGCAGCGCGGCCTCCGAGCGTTTGAACACGTGGCCCCAGCGCTCGGATGTGAGCAGCGCGCGCACGAGCAGTTCCGTCGGCGGCCGGCGCGCGAGCACGGCGGCCGTCGCACGCACGTTGTTGCGGCGCAGCATCTCAGAGACCGCGCATAGGCCCGAGGCCGCCACGTGCCCGAGCTCCGCGCCCATGCGCACCAGCCGGCAGCAGGCGCCGTGGCTGAACACCGCCGCGCGGTGCAGCGCGGTCTGCAGGTTGTTGTTGCGCAGGTTCAGGTCCAGCCCGCGCTCGAGCACGAATTCCACGACGCCGCGAGCGCAGCGCCCGTAGGTCGCCATGTAGTGCAGCATGGTGTTCCCACTCGCGTCTACCGCGGCCGGGTCCACGCCCAGGCCCGTGAGCATGCGCACCAGGCCCTCGGAGATCTTGGCCGTGCGCGCGAGGTGGTGCAGTGTCGTGCGCCTGTATGCGTCCACGGCGCGTGCGTCTGCGCCCGCGCGCAGCATCACGTCCACGAGCGCGGCGGAGACGCCGCCGGAGCCCAGCAGCGCCGCCAGCGGCGTCACGCCGTGGCAGTCGCAGGCGTTTGGGTTCGCGCCGCGCTCGAGCAGCAGCCGCAGCACGTCCTCGCGGATCCACTGGTTCTTGGCGTACACGTGCAGCGGCGTCATGCCGTAGGTGTCGCCCTCGTTCACGCGCGCGCCCGCGTCCAGCAGCAGCCGCGCGACCTCGAGCTCGGTGCCGTCGGAGCCGCAGGAAGACAGGAAGGAGGAGAGCGCGCTGTCGTAGAAGACGAAGCTGTCGTCGCAGACCACGTCTGCGCCCGCCTCCAGCATGAGCGCGACCACCTCCGGCCGCACGCAGTCGTGCTGCACGTAGGCGTGCAGCGGCGTGAAGCCGCAGGTGTCCTTGGCGTTTACGTCCGCGCCAGCCTCCAGCAGCACGCGCACGATCTCCGCACACTGCTCGTGCCGCGCGAAGTGCACGCAGAGGTGCAGCGGCGTGCGCCCGTACTCGCCGCGGAAGTTCACGTCCGCGTCAGTTGCCACGAGCGCGCGGACCGTGGCGAGATCCACCTGCCCGGACTCCAGGTAGCGGAAGAGCAGGTCCGCGTGCGGAGCCACGACGGACTCCCGCGAGAGCATGGCGGCGGCGTTTACAAACGTTGGAAATCCTTTTTCACTCATCTTTATGGGCGCTGAATGGCAATAAGGGTGGGAGTAAAAACTTCTACAAAAAGCGTACAAAAGGTACAAAAGGTAAAAAAAGGTACAAACGGCGGGGCGGGGATGGGCTGGCAGTGGGTGCTGCGGGCTGAATTGGCCTCTACACTGGGACGCCCTCGCCGGAGCCGGTGAGCCGGTAGCCGGCGCCAGCAATCATGGTCAAGCGCTGCACGAGCTCGTTGCGCTTGACGCCGGCCTCTGAAACGCACACCATGTGGTGGATGTACCGCTCGATGCACTCGCAGCGCGGGAGAGTGGAGTCGAGATCGGATGCGAGTTGCAGAATGTCATCCCAGAGCTCGGAGAACCTGCTGTACAGTTCTCGGAGGTCTCTCTCCATCCGAGCCATGAGAGAGTCGGGATGCGGTGTTCCTTCGGGAGTCTGGGCGAACACCGCGAACAGGCCGGTTATGCCGTGTTCTAGAATAGAGTGGTTCCGCGTTAATGCCGCGGACAAGGGTCGTCGTCCGCGCAACGACTGGCGGCAGAGCGCTGTCTGTGCCGCACCGCCCATTCCTCTGGCGATCGCATCCACCGACGCAGTGATCATCTGCGCGCCGACGTCATTGTAGCGCTCGTTAAACTCAGTAATCATGATTACGAGCTTGCAGATTTCATAGTAGCACTTTTCCAAGTCGACGCGCAGTTTCACGATCCGGTTGACGATCTTGCACGCCTTTCGCCGCGTCTCCGCCACGTTGGCGACTAGGACTTGCGCTTCCTGGTCGATGGACGGCGGAAACACTTCAAACCCGAGGTCGCGTAGTTCGGCGGTGGGGACTAGTGTCACGATGATGTACTCCGCATCGCCGCCCACTTGCGGCAGGAAGAACATCGACCGCGCGGCGGGAACGACCAGAACGTCGCCTTCCTGCATGTTAGTTTTCAGAAACTTAGTGTTGTTCACAGAGATGCCGGCCATGCCCTCGTTTTTGACACATAGTATGGCGACGTACGCGGCGACCGTGGGGGCCATGTGGTGTCGCATGTACCACTCATCGTGCTTGAGTTTCAGACCGTAGGATTCGCCGACCTCGAAGTGCATGTTGGCGTCTCTGACGTAGCGCGAGAACTCGCTGCGGCAGATTCGTGCGGGCGCCCGGTGGAACGTCGACTCGAAGAGACTGATGCTTGACCAGTCGCCCACGTGAGTGACCACTGAAGAAGTGTTTTCGATCCGAGTCTCGAACACCGAGTCCACGAGCACCGGACAGTTGGTTCCGGGCACCGTCAGCACCAAGGGCCGCGCCTCCACGGGGGCGACGGACGAGGCCACGGAGTCGGTGTCCCCGTACTCGTAGTCGTCGTCGGAGTCGCCGCCGTCGGCCCCGTCGCGCGGCCTCCGCAGCGGCATGCAGCCGGCGGTGGGGACGCACTGGTTTCGGCCACGGCCGAAGCGGCCAAACAGTCTCGCCAGGGCTGACATCCTTGGACGGCCACACCAAAGCCAAAAAAACATATTTTATCAGTTATTTGTCGATTTTCACCGGCTCACCGAGGGCAGGACCTCCTGGATCCCGGACACCCCCGCCAGGCAGCGGGCCGCGCGCTCGCGCACCCAGAAGCGGTCGTAGCCGTGCCGGAGCACGAAGGCCGCCGTGGCGTGGCAGTCCACGCGCTCGATGAGGCCGTGGACGGCGCGGCGCGCGTAGCTCGCCGCGAAGGCGCGGACCACCGCCGAGCAGCGCCCCGAGGGCGAGTCGTCCGTCTCCAGCGCCAGCGGCATGCTCGCGATGCGCGACATCAGGTTGGAGGTCTGCGGGATGTTGAGCTCGCGCGTGGCGGTCATCTGCGCCTCGAGCCCGGCCTTGAGCACCTCGTCGCAGCGGCCCCACTCCAGCGCGCAGACCACGCGGATCTCGTACCCCTTGAGCCGCAGCGCGGTCTCGATGTCCACGGAGGTGAGCACCGCGCTGAAGCGCAGTCTCTCTTCGTCCGCGGGGTCGAAGAGCACGGGGATCTTGACCTCCGCGCTGCGCGTGACCTCGCAGAGCGCGATCGCGAGCAGCCCGCGCGTGAGCGTGCTCACCACGCGCGGCTTGCCCACGGGGTACAGCTGGCTCGCGACCTCGCGCAGCGGGTACGCCAGTCGGAAGCAGCGCGCGTCCGCGGGCACCGGGCTCGCGCCCGTCTCCTCGAGGAAGAGCGCAGCCTCGACCATGTTCAGCGCGGAGAAGTGCACCGGGCAGGCGGCGCAGCCGCGCGCGGCGTTCGCGAGCACCATCTCGCGCAGCCCGCGGAAGGCCGCCATGTCGCAGGAGGGGAAGATGCGCGCGAGCGCGGCCTGGTGCGCGAGCGCTGCGTCCGAGAGCGCCTGCGCGGCCGCGGCGGCGGCCTCCTCGGCGGCGGCCGCGCTCTCGTCCGCGGAGACCACGTCTTCGGGCACGTCCACGCAGACGCCGCCCCAGAACTCGCAGTACTCGGAGAAGAGCGTCGCGGGCGCGAAGCGCGCGAGGTCCACGAAGGCGACGCGGTTGCCGAGCCTGGAGAGCAGCGTGTTCTCCGAGATGCGCGTCCAGCCCTTGCCGGCGAGCTCCATGACCTGCCGCGTGTCGAAGAAGGAGCTGTAGAAGCCGTACACGGTGATGTTTTCCTTGCACGTCGTCAGCCACATGAGGAAGTCGCGCACCACCAGCTTCGCGCAGTCGCCGGAGAACACGGGGCCGGCGTTCGTCGCGATGGAGTTCAGGCGCACGGTGCCGTCGCTGCTGAAGCGGTACACGAACCAGGCGGCCACGCTGTTGCCAGAGGGCGCGTGAACGTGTGGCTGCGCCCAGGAGTCGGCGCTCGCGGCGGTGTGCACGTCGTGCGAGAGCACCTCGGTGTCGGGGCGCGAGTAGGCGCTGGGGTCTTTGATCCAGATGGCGTAGCTGCCCACGCAGCACACGTTCATGAGGTCGAGTAGCGTCTGCCGGCGCAGCGGCGTGCCGAGCCGGCGCACGGCGTCGTGCGAGACCATGCGCAGGTCGTAGAGGCCCACGTCCGAGAGCCACTGGTTGAGCTCGTCCATGGACAGGGCGTCGCGGGGGGGCGGGCTGTCTTCGAAGGCGGCGCGGAGCTCGGGCTCCGTCTCCGCGCGCTGCCGCAGGATGTCCAGGAAGGGGCTGGAGGAGTCGGGGATGTAGCAGTCGGGGTCGTGTCTGGACACTATAGCGAACCGCTGCGTCGCGGGCGCGGGCGGCGGGGCTAGCGCGTCGGTGCGTGCGTCGATGAAGGTGCACGATATACGCACGGACTTGAGCGAGGGGAGGACGACCGCGGCGGCGCGCGCGCCCTCCGCGTCGAAGATCATCGTCTTCCCGTCCCTCGCCTTCGCGAGCGCGTATTCTCCAGGCACGAGGTCCGTCGGCGGCGGCTCGTCCCAGGCCTGCCGGCCAGGGACGCCGCCACACACCTTCCCCCAGAACCCCAGCATCCTCCGAAAATACCTGATAAGGACGGCCAATAGCGGGGCTTGCGGGCGTTCGGACCTTCCGCGCTTTAATTTTAATTTATTGGCTTGCAGAACTCCGAGCGCCAGTCCCGCTCGAAGACCGCGGACAGGTCCTTAACGATGTCGCCCTTCTCGGCGTTCACGCTCACGAAGGCGTGGTAGCGGTAGTGCGTGCCGTCGAGGTTGGCGACCGTGAGGTGCGCGAAGGTGTCGTCCACGATGAGCAGCTTGGTGTTGTTCGCAGCGTCGTCCCGCCCGGGCACCACGAACTTGCGCACGGACATGTCCACGCTGCCGACGCCAAAGTCGTCGAGGCTGCGCGCGGCCGAGACCGACAGCGGGTCCGCGTTCTTCCACTCGGTGATGATCACGCGCACGCGCACGCCGCGGTTGATGGCCGCGCGCAGCAGCGCGTCTATGATCCGAGGCCAGTACTCCACGGCGCCGGCGTGCTTGATCACCGGCACCATCGAGAGCAGCGAGAGGTCGATGCTGTTCTTGGCGTTCTCGATGCGGTGCAGCACGAGGTCCTCGTCGAGCGTGCGGTAGAAGCCCAGGAAGCGCTCCGGCGAGTCCGAGAAGAATACGCCGCCCCCGGAGTGGTTGAGGTGGAAGTTCGTGGCCGTGGGCGTGACGACGGCGCAGCAGAGCCGCGTGAACGGCACCTTCGGCTCCACGATCATGGAGTAGAAGGTGTTGTAGCGGTTCATGAGGTCCCAGGCCAGGTGCTTGTTGGTGGAGTAGAGCCCGAGGTTCTTGATGGTGGACACGGACCCGCCCGTGAGCGAGGCGCTGCCCACGTACCAGTTCCCGGTGTCCGAGAGCCAGAAGCTGCCGAGCAGGTTGCCGACGCCCTCCTTGGTGGACACCTTGACCTTGTAGTAGTTGACGCCCGCCGCGCGCAGCTCGTCCGCGTCCTTGTCCTTGCTCTGCACGTCCACGAGCAGCGTGACGTCTACGCCCTCCTTGGCGAGCGTGCAGAGCTTGTCCTTGACGTCGACGCCCTCCTTGGTGGAGCTCAGGTTGCAGCAGAAGCTGCAGATGTACAAAAACTTCTTCGCGGACTCGGCGATGGCGGTGAAGCAGTCGAGGGTGCTCATGTTGCCCTGCGCCAGGGACGCCACCTCTGCGGGCAGCGTCTCCACGACGCGGCAGTCGGCGCCCACGGGGATGGAGGAGAACGGCCACATTTATTTATCTCACAAAAATAATAGGGCTTCAGGGAAAGTCTTTTAGCAGGCGGGCGAGTTCTTCGAGTTCGGTTAGGAGTTCGTCCATTTCTTCGGAGGTCAGCAACTGGAGCTCGGACTTGAGTTGAATATTTTCGAGGAATTGGTCTAGCATGATTGACATGTCTTCCGGGGAGCACTGCGCCACCTCTTCGGGGATAGGATCGGGTGAGGGCATTAGGTCTCCGTTTACTTGAACGTCGTCCATCATCCTGTCGATGAGGTCGTTGACTTCTAGACGAGGTCCGTAGATCAGCATATTTGGTGATAGAGGTAGTTTAAGGTGCGAGAGTTAGTGTTATGACGACCGCCAACGTGTGTTTATCGCGCGTACATTTTCAATAATTAACAAACTCCCCTTCCTGCGCCTGCTCGAGAAGCAGCTCGTCCATCTCCTCTTGTCGGCGCGCGGCCACGCGTCTTTCCGCGAAGAATACCATCAGCTCCAGCCCCACGCCGCACAGACCCAGGACGCCGAACACCACTGCCGCCGAGATCGACAGACCCAGCAGCACCGACATCCTCGCGCGGACATCCGGCTATTTAATCGTTCTGGAAACGTATTAATATGGGCGTCGTCATGTGCGGGTGTCTGTTTGTGTGGGCGGGCTGGATCGCGCGCCGCGTGCGCGGCCTCTGCGCGGCGCTGCGCCGGGGGGTGTCGCGCGACAAGGGCTACGTGGCCGTCATCCAGACCTGCGACGACGACTACTTCACAGAGGAGGAGTTCAACGACGGCAAGCAGGTGGTCGCGCTCCTGCGCGACGTCTCGCGCGTGGTCGCCGCGCCCGCGGGCGTGACGGAATAAGTAGGATAAGGATAAGGAGTTGAGGGGGAGAAAAACAGCGGTCATACCATAAACTCGCGCGAGGCCGATTCTGACGTGCTCATGTCCGGAAGCTCCGCTTTCTGCAGCGCGGAGCGGCACACGAAGCACACTTCCGTGTTGGTGGGGGATAGGCAGTGGACGTGGTAGCCGTGCCCGCACACCATGACTTGGAACGGACACGCGCCGGGACAGGCCGCGTTTATGCATCCTTCCGGCGAGCGCTTGTTGCAGATGTAGCACACGTCTGAGCACGCCAGCGTGCAGGACACGGCCAGCCTCCACTGTCTAACCTTAATGGGCATGGCTAGTTGAACACGACCATGGGCGAGTCGCGAGCCTCGAGTCGGGGGTTCAGGGCAAACCGTTTCATGCCGTCAACGGTTCTTCTCTTTGCAATTTTCTCTCTGCACAGGCTCGTCAGCGTCATCTCGGCCAGGCGCGCGTCGCCGCCTAGGTGCCGCGCGGCGTCCTCGACCGTCACGCCCGTCTTGCCGGCCTCGTCCATGAGCACAATGCAGACCAGGTGCGCGCTGGAGCATATGACCTCCTGCTCGCGCCCGCCGGCGGCGGGGATGGTTAGCTCCGCGCGCCCGAAGGCCGCCAGCGGCGCCACGTCGTAGGCAGTGTCTGCTCGGGCGAGCGCCGACTCCACGGCACCGCGGAGCGACTCCGGCGGCGTCATCGCGGCCAGCGGCACCGGCGTGGGCACGGTGTACACGTTCACGGGCATGAGCACCATCTCCGGGTCGTGGCGGCCGCTCTCCTCGCCGTCGTGCTCCATGGGCTGCGGCGGCGGCAGCAGCGGGAGCAGCAGCCGTCCGGACATGAGCCGGCGCACCAGGTCGTTGAGCGCGGGCGAGGCCATCGGCGGGTACAGCTCCATGGCCAGCTTCAGCGATATGTGCTTCTCGAGGTTGACGCCGGTGTAGACGCTCTTCACGATTCGCGCGAAGGCCACGCGCGCGAAGGCCGCCAGCTCCTCGCGCGGCAGGCGCCCGATGTAGGAGAGCAGCACGTCGGTGTCGCACGGCGGCGCCGCGACCACCGCGCCGTAGAGCGTCTTGCCCGAGAGCTTTTCCAGCGCCCTTGCGTGCAGACCGTGGGTCTTGAGCACGGCCACGTAGTTCACGTACAGGCAGAGCGCGCGATCGAGGTTCCCCTCCGCGACGTGCGTCTCGATGCACTCCACGATGAGCGGGCCCATGCGGTCCTTGATGAGGTCTATGAGCCCGCCGGAGGCGACTCGCGCGCTCATGAGGCACGTGCGGCAGTACGCCATCAGGCCCTCAAGGTCCGCGGCGATCACGTTCTCGACCACGTTCGCCACGACGCGCGGCCAGAGCCGCACCTTGCTCACGTTCTGGTGCCGCACCATGTCCACGAGCTCGTCGTACGAGCCGCCGGGCTCGTGCGCGCGATCGACGATGCACCTCGCCATGGTGCGGCTCTGGCGCATGAGCTCGTTCGTGAAGCGCACGCACGCGTCCTCGGAGAAGAGCACGCTCAGGCAGGAGTAGCAGCGGTCCGCGACGAGGTGCGGGAAGCGGCACTCCACGACGCCGCGGCCGATCCGCGGCACGCACTCGCCGTACATCTCGTCCATGGCCTCGCGCAGACAGTCGTCCAGCACGTCCGCGTTGTGCGCCCACTGGATCACGCAGAGGTAGGGCTCGATGTTCTCGCGCGCGTTGTCCACCTCCTGCACCATGTACTCGAGCACGGTCATGTCCTCGTTGATGTCGGTGCCCAGCATGCGCCCGGGCGGCAGCCAGCTCTTGCGCGCGATCGCCTCTCGCAGGCACGCCACCGCCGTGAAGGTGTTGACGCGGAGCTTGGTCAGCAGCCGCCGCAGTCGGGAGATGTGCGTCACTGAGAGGTCCATCTCCATGGCCTGGGCGATGAGGTGCGTGAGTTCCTCCTCCATGGCGGCGGCTCCGCGGGCAGATACACGCGAACAACGGTAAGCCTGCTATTTCATTTTTGGACAAAAAGCTAGTCGTCGACGCGCATGCTGTGGAGGTTCCGGCACAGCGAGAGCACGTCGTCGCGCGCGCGCCTCCGGCGCAGTTGGCTGCCCGCGCGCCGCGCGGCCGCGAGCGCCTGTATGTACATCGCGGAGTCCGCGTACCCGTGCAGCGGCGAGCGCCGAGCGCCGGGCCTCGGGCTCGCGCGGCGCGCGGGCGGCGTCGGCGCGCGCCCCGGGCGCCGCGCGAAGTGCGCCTGCATGGCCAGCAGGCAACCGAACGGCACCATGTATCGGTCCATGAGGCACTGGCTGGCCGCGGACGGCTCGCGCGGGTGCAGCACGCCGCCGCCCACGTCCTCCATGACGTCGCGCAGCACGCAGCGCAGCATGGTCTCCATGCCGTCCACGGGCTTGAACCGCGTCGGGGAGGCGTCGACGTAGAAGCCGTCGGCCACGAAGTAGAGCGCGTCCAGCCCGCCGAGTTTCTCGCTGATACCGACGAAGAGCTCCTCTACGCGCCAGTCCACCACCGAGGCCTTGAAGAGCACCACGTGCCGGACGTCGTGCGAGCGCGCGAGATCCCAGGTGTCCTCGCCGATATTGCTGGCGTCGATGCGGCCTGTCATGCGCACGCTCACGCACGGCGTCATCCCGTTCTTGTAGCAGAACTGGCGCGCGAGCTCCTCCTGGCGCACGATGTCGACCATGCTCTCCATGAAGGAGGTGGAGAGCAGCATCGCGCCGCGCGCGGCGCGGGTCGCGTTTTCGTCCACCTCCACTTCCATCCTGCCGCCGATCCTAATCATATATCGTATTTAAGTTTTCGGCGGAGCAGACACGCGGCCGCGGCTGCTCGCTGCGCGATCGCGTCAGCCGCGGCGGTGTCACGCACGCGTTGCGGCGGCCGGAACGCACGGACGGTCGCCGGGGCTCTTCGCTGAGCGAGCGCCGCGGCCGCGCGACGCGACAGTCGCGGGTGGGTTGCCGGAAGTCGCTCGCGCGCCTTCTGCGCATTTTGCCGGAACGCCGTGTTTATGTAGGGGATTATATTTTCAACGTAACTAAATGGACGGGGGCGTGCACAAACGGCCTTTCATCGTGAACGTGGAGGGCATGGGCAGGGTGCTCGTGCTCCGGTACGTGCGGATGTGCGAGGTGCCCGAGGCCAAGTGCGAGGGCTCGCGCGCGTCCTGCGTGCTCAAGATGGACCCTCCCCGCTCACCCGGCTGCGAGCGCAGGCCACCTCTCCCGCCGTCCCCCCCATGCCCCGTGCGCACGCCTCCCGGGTCGCCGCTCCAGGCTCCCTTGATGCGCACGCAGATGCTCCAGGGGCTGTTCGACACAGCCAAAAACAACGGCGAGCAGATGTGCCGCCGCCAGTAGACCATGCGTGCGCATTACGAAAGTTAGTGTGTGATCACGTTTTTCGCGATGTCGATCACGCCGTGCGTGCCCGTCTTGCGCTCGCGCTCCACCACGCCAGTCACGGGCCGCGCGTCCGAGACTAGCGACCCCAGCATCGAGCGCACGGCGCCCTCCGCGGCGGGGTGGCGCGTCAGCAGCAGGAACATCACGATGTGCGCGGAGACGCCGCGCCGGCTCAGATCGTGCACGGCGTCGCCGTCCATGAGCACGGTGTTCGAGAAGTACGTGAACAGAGTGTTGTCTCGCACCAGGAAGGCCGAGTTCGAGACGCTCTCGAAGTCCACGATCTCGTCGTCCTGCACGCCCATGTCCAACAGCGTCTGCACGAGCGCGGGCTCGTCCAGGAACACCACGGCGCGCGCGAACCCGCAGTCCAGCGCGCGCGCGTCCGCCTCCAACACGCGCGAGGCGCCGCCCTCCGGCGGCAGGAAGGCGCAGGGCAGCGGCGTGCGTCCGTCCGCCGGCGCCTCCCCGAGCTCCTCGAGCGCGAAGGCCAGCAGCGTCTCCATGCGCGCGCGCGCCTTGTCGAAGTTGCTCGCGAGGTCGCGGACGCGGTCTGTCTGCGAGAACATCTTCAGCATCGCCATGAGCTGCACGAAGGGGTGCAGCACGTATATGTTGTCCACGAGCAGCGTGGGCAGCGCGCGCAGCGTGGCCTGCCGCACGTTGAAGCTGTCCAGGATGTGTCCGCCCTCCTCGTCCTGCAGCACCACGTAGTTCTTCAGGTAGGGCACGCGCAGCAGCACGGTCTGCCGCCCCGTGACGAAGTAGATCAGGAAGGCGAGGTTGATCAGGAACGGGCGCGCGTTCGTCTGCACCATGTCGATGTCGCCGTACTCTATCTCGGGGTTCAGCAGGTGCAGGGCGTACGAGCCGTAGCACACGCACCGCTTGTTGTGTCGGCGCAGGTGCTCCTTCACGAGCCGCTTGACCACCTCCACCAGGTCCGAGTGCTTGTGTCGCGCCATCGGCGCGGCCTCCTCGGGCGGCGGCAGCACCGCGTACGAGTCGAGCGCGCGGCTGGCGAGCGCGCGCGCGCGGGTCGCGTCCACGCGCCGCACCGCTGCGTTGATTGCGGGCGTCGGCGTCGTGAGAGAGCCCAGCGTGCGCGTGAACTCGCCCACGATCACGCTCTGCAGCTCCAGCACCGTCAGGATCTGGCCCAGCTTCTCCAGGCGCCGCTGCCTCGAGAAGTACTCCTCGATGCGCGCGGCGATCTCCTTCTCGGAGCCGCCTAGCTTCTTGAAGAAGCGACGACGACTCTTTACAACAAGAGAGAGAAAAAGCTTCCTATCGAAGTTGAGGACGCGGGACATGTTGCGGCGCTGCGCGCGCAAGAGCACGCAGCGCTCCATGGAGGGGCGCGAGCCGAGGTACTCTTCGATCACGGGTGGAGCCATGACAGCTCTATTTTCTGAACCCGCGATTATTGTACAGCGCAAGCCGCGCGCAGACCTGCTGGCACAGCAGCGTCGTGTTTCGCATGCACACGCGCGAGGACTCAATCGTGCGCGCGTCCGGCGCCCAGGCGCGCAGCTCCATCAGTTCCTGCTCGACGAAGTCCACGGGCTCCACGAAGCGCTCTGCGCAGAGTCCGTCCGTGAACGCGTTGACGATCTGCCGCACGAGCACTACCACGTCCACCTGCTCCACGAGGCGCACGCCCATGGCGATGTGCACGAAGAGACAGCGGAAGAGCGCGTCCATGGCCATCTGGTGGTCCGAGCAGGGCCCGACCGCGGTCTCGCAGCCCAGCGCGAAGCGCCCGATGCCGCGGTACTGCACCAGCTCCGAGGGCGAGAAGGAGAGCCGCTCCATCTTGAGCACGGGCGGCGGGCCCGCCGGCAGTCCGCGCGCGAGGTCCAGCACCGGCGTCCACCCGGGCGTGAACATGTCCGGGATCAGGAAGAGCCCGTAGCTGGCCATGCGCGCGATGTCGAAGGCGTGGTCCACGACCTTGTTCACGGCGCTGTCCGCGCGGTTTACGCGCAGTGCCTGCAGGATCACGTTTCCGGAAGCGTGCCGCGTGATCGCGAGGTCTGCGGTCGCGTACCCGCGCAGGCCCGGCACCGCGTACGCGGTCAGACACACGGCCAGGCGCGCGCTGTGCTCCGAAGAGAAGATCTCCTGCTCGTAGCCCTCCTCGGGATCCTCGCACTCGCGAGGGCGCCGCACGTCATCGACCGAGCGCAGCCGCATTTCTCCCTCCGACACCAGACAGCCAAGCGACTCCCTCGCCGCCGGCGCGAGCACCTCCGTGGCGCAGAGTGCGTCGTGCACGCGCTTGAGTGCGTTCGGCTTCAGCGCGTAGCCGAAGAGCAGCCGCGTCATCCGCGAGCCCGAGAACGCGAACCGGCGCACGTACTCCTCCGCGAGCTCCGGACGGTCGTTTATCCACGAGGTAGAGAAGACGTAATCGGAGGCAAAGGGGTCTGCGCCAACCGCGAGCAGTGTGGATAGAGGTACGGTGTCGAGGAAGTCCACGACGTCGGGGAAGTTCTGGCGCACGCAGGCCTCGGCGACGCGTCTGGTGTGCACGCACATGTCGGTGACGGGCACCCGGTGGCCGGACTCCACGACGGACACGCAGACGTCCTCGGTGACGGCGTCCACGGGCATAGCCCGCAGCAGCTTGCCGAGCACGTCGCCGAACCCGCCCTCGAGCGCCTTGCGCCACACGAACTCCGCGTCGAACTTGCCGGGGAAGTCCGCGATCACTGAAAGCTCCACGTGCGAGAGGTTGTCCACGTTGAGGTAGGTGGCGGCGTCCACGAAGATGGGCCCGAAGGCGCCGGTGTCGGAGACGCGGTCTCTGAGGTAGTCCCTGGCGTAGTGGAGGTACTCCCGCACCTGGCCGGCGCGGATGCGCTCGAGCGCGAAGGCCTTCATGGTCTCGGAGCAGAGCACGGAGTGCCGCAGCCCGTCCAGTGTGCGCCGCACGTCGTAGACGCCGCGCATCTGCGCGAGCATCTCGACGGCGTCCGCCGGCGTCGCCGCCGCGAGCCCCGAGTTCACTGGAGGTATCCTGTGTTCCGCGAGCATGCGCTTGAGGAAACAGAGGTCCAGCGGCCGCGTGGTGTACAGCGCGGAGGCCATCTCGGGGCGCGCCTCGACGATGTCCTCGATCATTTCGTCCGTGAAGGCCGCGTTGATGTTGTGCACGCTGCGCGCGTTCACGTGCAGGATGATGTCGTCCACGTTGTCGGGGAATCGCTCCTCGATGAGCCGGACGTCGTCCTCCGTGATGTTCATGTAGGGAATGCAGCGGCAGAGCAGCGCGTAGTCCGCGAACTGCACGATGTAGGGCGTGTGGAACTCGATGTGTCTGGCGAAGAGCGCGCCGCAGCGCCGCCGCGAGAGCTCTTCGAGCAGGTCCTCGGGCGTTACGTGCTGCGGGCGGAAGAGGTGCAGGTGCGTAGGGTGCTCGGCGACCACGCGCGCGTACAGCCGCCGCGGGAGGTGCCTGGGGTGCACGCCGGCGAGCACGAGCTCCATGGCCTCTGAGGTAGACAGTGCGGCGAACGCGCGCTCGGTGCCGCCCGCGGCGACGGCGGCGCCGACAAATCTCTTGAGCAGCTGCAGCATCGCGTGTTTGGGCTTTCGCGGAAGGCGCTTATTTTAATGTTATTGGCGGTGGCCGGCGCGAGATAAAAATTAGAAGCTGATGCCGCAGTTGTTGATGAGGATGGTAAGTGCGCTGGCGCAGGCGGTGTGGCGCGCCAGTTTCTTGCTGGCCCCGTCGGCCGCGGCAACGACCTTTCCGGATATCGTGATGGTGCAGGTGAAGAGCGGACAGTGATCCTTGCCGCCAGAACGCGTCTCGCAGAACTCCAGAGATCTGTGTGTCATCATGCAGAACTCGTTGACCGCACTGACCGGGTTAAGACTTTTGAGGCGCATCACGGCAGACTGAGTCATGATGTCGATGTCGCCGCCGAAGAGCGTATCGCACCCAGCCTCAGTCTCCATGGGCTCGGTGTCGGAGTTTTCGTCCTCCTCGGTGGGCGCGGAGGGCGCGCACTCTACAAACCAGCGGGGCGGGTTTCCGTCCTCGCAGCAAACGTCGTCCAATTCCAGCATGCGGTACAGCTGGCGGTTCGCCTCGTGTTTAGATATGCCGAGCTCCTTCGCGATCTGCTTGGCCGGCAGCTTGTCGTCGGATTTTCTGAGAAGCTCGAGGATCAGAGACGCGCACTCGCAGGCCATTGTGGCGTATTTACGGGGCGTGCGTTTTTTTAGGATTTTTGCTTGCCTTTCTTTTCGCAGAACTTGGGAGGATTGAAACTCTTTTGGCAATTTTTGCAGGCGTACTTGATCAAGGGCGGCTCGTCCGCCGAGCGCGTCTGGATCATCATCGGCATGGTGTTCTTGCTCTGGCACGAGGGGCAGGGCAGGTTAAACTTCTCGTCGAGCACGTTGAAGTACCCGCTATAGTCGTGGTCCGGCACCTCCTCGATGTCGTAAGGCACCCGCGCGGCCACGCACTTGACCGCGAAGAGCAGGTACCGCAGCGCGTCGTGCTCCGTGCCGCTGGTCGCGCGGATCTGCGCGCGCAGGTCCGCGTAGTCCTCGTTCGCGTCCACCTCCAGGCTGCGCTTGTTCTTGTACGAGAGCCGGTTCTTGGCGTCCTTCGAGTACTCGATGCCGATGTTGTGCGCGGGCTCAAAGTTGGTCTCGTCGGTGTTCGAGGTCTTGGTGTTCACGATGTTCTTCAGCGCGAAGCGCTGTGCGCAGTCCAGCGCCCATCTCGCGATGCGCGCAGCCTCCGCCGCGTCAGTGTGCTTCGCCGCGAGGTCGCGCAGCCGGTGTTCGTCCATCGCCCGATTTTAGGTTGGGTATATTATCTCAATTCCGCCCTTCCGCGGGCCGCGGGCGCGCGCCCGCGGCAAATTAGGCGTTACAAATGGACTTCGTGCGGCGGAAGTACATGATACACGCCATCGACCGCAACCTCGACTTCATGAAGGCCGAGGTCCAGCAGAAGGTCTCCATCTTCTCCCTCGGGCACGTGCTCGCGCTCCACTACCTGGTCACCGCCTTTCCGCAGGCGGTCATCACCAAGGACGTGCTCGCGAGCACGAACTTCTTCGTGTTCGTGCACATGTCGCAGCGGCACGAGGTCTTCGACGCCGTGCTCAAGGCAGCCTTCGACGCGCCGCAGCTCTTTGTGCGGGCGCTCTCGCGGCACTTCGAGGCCTTCGCTGCCGCCATCCAGGCCTACCGCGCTACCTGCGCGGAGCTGCTGGCCGACGCGCGCTTCATGGAGGTGGCCGCGCGCGCGGCCGAGCTCGCGGAGGTCATTGGCGTGAACCACGACATCGCCGCTAACCCGCTCTTCGCGGACGGCGAGCCCGTGCGCGACGCGGAGCTCATCTTCGCAAAGACCTTCCGCAAGACCGAGTTCCGCGCCGTCAAGCGCCTCGCCGTGCTGCGGCTGCTGGTCTGGGCCTTCCTCGTAAAGAAGGACCTTGGTGGCGAGTACGCGGACAACGACCGCCAGGACCTGTTTACGCTGCTGCAGAAGGCCGCGGGGCCCGTGCGCCACAGCGCGCTCACAGAGAGCATCCGCGAGTACCTCTTCCCCGGAGACAGGCCCAGCCACTGGGTCTGGCTGAACGCGCGCGTGGCCGACGACGCGGAGGTGTACCGCGACCGGCCCGCGCGCACGCTCTACGAGCGCGTGCTCAGCTACGCGTACTCGGAGGTCAAGCAGGGGCGCGTAAACACCAACACGCTCAAGCTCGTGTACCGGCTCGAGGACGACCCCGACATCAAGGGCCTGCTGCTGCAGCTCATCTACGACGTGCCCGCGGACATCGTTGGCGTCGTGGACTCCGCGAACGAGGAGTGGCGGAGCTACTTCGTGAGTCTGTACCGCGAGAACTTCGTCGACGGACGCACCTTCACCTCGGACGCGCGCTTCCGCGACGACCTCTTCCGCGTGGTCGCCGCCGTAGAGCCCGACTTCTTCGAGCCCGAGCGCATCCGCGAGGCCTTCAGCGCAGACGCGCGGCTGCGAGAGCGCTTCACGGACATGGACCTCAACAACGCCTTCATGTCGCACCTCATCTACGACTCCGTGGACCCCGACGTCGCCGCCGCCGAGCGCGGGCTTTCGCTGCGCGTGCACAACGAGGACTCCGACTACTTCATCCGGGAGTACAACACCTACCTCTTCCTCAGCGAGAAGGACCCGCTGGTGCTGGACCGCGGGGCGCTCACGCGGCTCTCGGACGTCCCCGCCGAGCGCTTCCGCGACCTCTTCAGCGACAGCGTGTTGCGGTACTTCCTGGACGCGAAGCTGGGCACGCTCGGGCTGGTGCTCGAGGACTACCGCGAGGACGTGGTCGCCGCCATGCTCCGGCACCTGCGCCGCGTCGAGGACGTGTCTTCCTTCGTGGCGTACGCCGCGCGCAAGAACCCAGCCTGCGTTCCCGGCGTCGTGCGCGCGGTCGTGAGCAACTTCAACCCCGCGGTGGTCGCGGCCATGCGCCCCTTCCTGCGCGAGCACATGACGCGCGTGGACGCGCTGCTGGACGGAATGCCGCACCTCTCGGAGGCCGACCGTCGGTACATCCGCCGCGTGGTGCTGCAGGGCCGCGCCTGATTCGCCGTCAATAAATCGCGATGGTGGACAGCGGCACGCACGACGTGGACTCCGCCGCGCAGGAGCGCACGCCCAACCAGCAGACCTTCTTCACCAAGGGGCTCAGTCCGCTGATGCGCCACACCTACATCTACAACAACTACGCCTACGGCTGGATTCCCGAGACCGCGCTCTGGAGCAGCCGTCTGGGCGACTACCGCGTCACGGACTTCTACCCGATCTCGCTGGGCATGCTCAAGAAGTTCGAGTTCATGTTCTCGCTGCTGGCGGACCCCGGCGGCGCCTGCCCCGCGTACGAGCCCAAGCTCAACACCGAGTTCCTGAACCGCGGCTCCTTCTCGGGCCGGTACGTGAACCCCTTCCACCGCTTCGCGGCGCTGCCCGAGCGCGAGTACATCTCCTTCCTGCTGCTGAGCTCGGTGCCCATCTTCAACATCCTCTTCTGGTTTAAGGGCGAGACCTTCGACACTGCCAAGCACAGCCTGCTCGGCGCCGTGTACACCACGCCCGAGCGGCACATCGAGCTCGCGCGGTACCTGCGGCGCACGGGCGACTACAAGCCGCTGTTCAGCCGCCTGGGCAACGACGACACCTACTCGAAGCCCTTCTCGGGGTTCACGCGCATCAGCAACCCCACGCCCATCGGGCGGCTGCCGCCCTCGGACTTCGAGACGCTGGCCAACCTGAGCACCATTCTCTACTACACGCGCTACGACCCGGTGCTCTGTTTCCTGGTTTTCTACGTGCCGGGGCTTTCCGCGACCACGAAGATCACGCCCGGCGTGGAGTTCCTCATGGAGAAGCTATCGCTCGCGCCCGAGAACGTGGTGCTGCTGTAGCCTCAAACATAAAATGTAGGCGCCTTTGATCGCACTGCTTCAGTTCCGACAGATCTAAGATGGCCTCCTACGTCAGCGGCGCTAGCGCCAGCGCGAACACCGCCCAGGGCGGCAATTCTCAGTACCCGCAGTACTATTCTCACACACGCACCTCCCAAGGCGACGTCCGCGACGAAAGCGAGAATCGCCTCCACATCACGGACGACGAGCACTTGGTTCTGTCCGACGACTGCCTCGGCAATGGCGCATCGTACTGCGGACACAGTCACAACCACGCGCACAACCACAGTCGCAGAGGTGGAGATCGGCACCGCCAGCGCGCACCGCGGCTCTACGAGGACCCGGTGCCCGCGAACATCATGGTGCCCACGCTCAGTCTAGAGCAGCTGCTGGAGGAAACCTCGGTCGCGGGGGGCCTTCTCGGCGGCAATGCGGAGAAGGACGTGGAACAGCTCCTGGAGGAGTTCTCCGCGCTCTGTCCCGGGGACCAGATCACCGCGCTGCGCTGCATGGCGGCCTCCTTCTACCGCGACGCGCTGTTCGCGCCGTACGCCTGCATGCACCTCATCGCCAGTCGGATGCGCGTGCACTACGCGCGCGAGGTCGTGCACGTGGCCGAGGACCTCGCGGACGCGATGTCGGCGACCAGCGGCGTCTGCTTCCGGCGGTACCGAAAGCGCGTGCTAGAGGACATGCTCGCGGAGGAGATGAGCGTGTACACGTACCTCGCGCGCGCCAACGCGGACATCTGCGAGGACAACCTGCTCTCGGCCGTGGAGACGCTGCTGCGGCGCTTCCGTCGGATGGGCTGCTACCGCTCCCTGTGCATGCTCAAGATCCTCGCGCTGCAGCACGAGGACCTGGCCGGCTTCATCCGCCGCAGCATAAGAAAAACCTGCAACTTCGCGCACGCGCGCACGCACACAGTCTACGTGTAGTTACCCCGTAAAGACGGGCTTGCTCCCGAACATGCGCTCGAAGAAGAGCGTGCACATAGCCTTATTGTCCAGCAAGTTGACTATCTCTGTACACAGCCTCTTGAAGTACACCTCGTACATGATCCGCTCGTTTTTATCCAGTTTGAAGGTCTTGTCGACCACGCGCTCGTAGGACTTCACGTTCGCGATCCGGCGCCGCCAGGGGCCCTCCTCGCACACGTACGCGAAGAAGTAGCGCTCGCCGATCTCGATGGCCTCCGCGTTCGCCGCGTTGTACCGCGTCACCAGCGCCACGTTGGGGTTGTCGGGGGACTTGAAGTTCTTGTGGTGCGTTCGGCTCAGCAGGAACCAGTCCAGCGGCATGCTGCGCGCCTCGAACTCGAAGGTGAGCTCGTCCTCCAGCGAGCGCAGGATCTCCACGCCCACGTTCCCGGAGCCTTCCTCCGCCAGCGCGCGACAGAGCATGTCCTTGTACTTGCGGATCATGAGCTTGTGGAAGGGCGCCACGTCGCGGCGCGTCTCGCTGGTGCCTTTGCTCACGCGCTCGCTGCCGCCGCCGTCACTCACCGCAAACTTGATCGTGGTGTACTTCTTCTTGGACTGCATGATCAGGTTGCAGTACACCGCCTCGAACTCCACCTTGAAGTTCGCGAAGAGCACGTGCTCGTTGATCACGCGCTCCAGACAGCGCCCCACGCGCCGCGAGAACGCGATGTCGGAGGCGCCCACCTCCAGGAACACGGAGTCGGTGTCGCCGTACACGCTGCGGAAGCCCACGCGCTCCGTGCGCTCGCCGGCCACCGCCGCGTCGATCTCCAGCTCCGCGGCGCGGCCGGCGAAGGCCTCGTCGCGCAGCAGCGGGTTGTCCGGCGCCGCCGCCAGCGACAGCCGCGTGCCGCACACCGACGCACCGTCTAGCGTGCGCTCCAGGTACGCGATCATGGTGCGCCCGATGGCCGTGCAGCTCTTTGCCGAGGCGTACGAGAAGAGCGCGCTGTTGCGGAAGCCCATGAGCCCGTACACGGAGTTGGCCGTGATCTTGTACGTGTACTGCATCGAGTTGTAGATCTCGCGGTCCACCGCGGTCTCCGCGGCCTTCATCAGCTTCTTGTACTTGGCGCGCGCGTCCAGGAAGGAGCGCAGCAGCATCGGGATGATGCCCTTGGCCTCGCGGTCGAAGATGGCCACCTCGGCGACGAGCTCCGGCGAGCGCGGCTCGCAAGGCACCGCGATGTACCGCGGCGCCGGGAACATCCGCCGGACGTCCACGGCCGCGACCTCCGCGTCGAGCCGGTTGTCCGAGACGACCACGCCGACCAGCGTCTCCGGCGACAGGTTCGCGTAGATGCACACGTTCGGGTACAGGCTGTTGTAGTCGAAGATGAGCACGTGCTTGTCGTGCATCTTCTGCTTGGGCACCATCACGCGGCCGCCCTCGTAGAAGAACTTGGACTTCGTGTCCGCGCGCACCATCACCGTGCGGTTCTCCAGCAGCAGCTTCATCAGCGGGCCCTTGATGCAGGTGCTCGCGCGGTACTCGAAGACCACGCTCTGCGGCAGCAGGTACGTGGACGCGGCGGCCGCGATCTTGGTCTCCACGCCGTAGTGCGACCAGAGGTAGAGGCAGAGGCAGGCGTCGTGCAGGCAGTACCGCGCCATGTCCAGACACACGTCCAGCGAGTAGTTCGCGTACATGTCTGCGAGGCTGACGTCGTCCTTGCCGAAGGCCAGCGTGACGCGGTCGCCGGGCGCGCGCGCCGCGGAGTCCGCGAGGTCCACGGTGAAGCCGCCCTCGTCGACGCGTTTGTGCAGCACGCGGCACACGCGCTCGTCCACGGTCACGTAGTTGCCGGTGCTGAGCACGCGCGCGAACACGGCCGCGTTCCCGTCGGCGTCGGTGCTGCGGTCGCCGCGAAAGCGGACCGCGTCCGGCCGCGCGTCCTCCACGACCGCGGTGCAGTGGAAGGCGTTCTTGGATATGGCGTCCAGCTTGTAGGAGTCCAGCTTCTCGGTGCGCTGGATGAAGGCGTACAGGTCGAAGTAGATGGTCCCGTTGTTGTTGTTGATGTGGAAGGTGGTGCTCGAGACGCCGCCGACGCCCTTGTGGCTGGACTTCGTGCGCTCGTACACGCAGAAGTTGACTGTCTCGGTCCCGTCCGGCAGCCGAAAGCGGATGTGCTCGCCCGTGAGCAGGGACAGCCGCGAGTCCAGGTACCGCAGGTCGAAGTTGTGGCCGTTGAAGGTGACCACGAAGTCCAGCGGCATCTCGAGCAGGCGCTTGGCCACGCGCAGCAGCGTCACCTCGGGACACAGCGTGACCTCCGCGTCGAACTTCACGTCCGCCGGGTCCAGGCAGACCGGGATCTCGCGCCGTGCCGCCTCCTCGAGGTCCGCGTCGGAGAGCATATCGGAGTTCGTCAGCGTGAATCTCTTCTCCGCGCCGTCCTTGTCCACCACGCAGAAGCTGATGTGCGAGACGGCGTTCTTGAAGACGGAAGGAAACTTTTTCTCGAAGTGGCACTCTATGTCGAGGAAGAGCCCCGAGCGCGTCACGTTGAAGCGCGGGATCTTCTCCGCGAAGCACGCGCCGGGGTTGTCGCAGTGGAAGCAGTTGCTCCCCAGGTCGCGCAGCAGCGCGGGGTCCACGCGGTAGCACCCGTCTGGGTCGATGTCATGCGCCACGAAGAACCAGGACACGTTCAGAAAGTCGGACATGAAGACCTCTGGCGGCGCGAGCTTGCGCTCGCTGGCCACCAGACACAGCTCTATCTCCGAGCGCTGGCGCTCCGGAATTTTCGCCGAGCGCGCCACGATCTCGTCGATGCTGACCACGGACATGGGCCCGAGCGCGCGCGTCCACGCCAGCGGCTGAGCGATGTCGGCCACCGCGTCCGCGCGCACCACGTAGTAAAAGTGCTGCACGAAGCGCAGGTACACGACGGCGTTGTCGGCGCGGCGCGCCTTGAGGAAGAGGAACCGGCTGTCATTGCTGCGGTTCTCGAACCAGTTCAAACATTTCAGCTCCATTTCAAAGAGCATAATAACATTTCATTTAAATGGAGCCTCGCTTCTGGGGCCGCGCCATGTGGGCGGTGATCTTCATCGTGCTGCGGCGCTTCGAGGAGCACCGCGACCTCGAGCGCTGCAAGCGGCAGCTGTACGTGATCTGCTCCACGCTGCCCTGCATCGCGTGCCGGCGACACGCCACCGCCGCCATCGAGAAAAACAACGTCCTCTCCAGCGAGGACCCCAACTACGTGCTCTTCTTCTTCATCAAGCTCTTCAACAACCTTGCCTTCGACGACAGATACAAGATCGACCCCGCGAAGGTGCGCCCGCTCGTCTAGAGCATGCCCTCGTACGCGCGCGAGTTGTCCGAGTACACGGTCACCGCGATGCCCTCGCGCGGCTTCACGTGCACGTGCATGGAGTCCGTGATCACGAAGCCCACGCCCGTGACCGGCTCCTCGCCCGCGTCGTCCGTGAAGAGCAGCCCGTGGTTGAAGAGGTAGAACTCGTTCTCCGCGAGCGAAAGCCGCCCGCGGTCGCAGAGGTAGTAGAAGATGTCGTAGTCGCGCACGGCCAGCGTGAACGTGGACTCGCTCACCACGATGTACTTGTCCAGCTCCTCCAGCACAGACGCGGCCGCGCGGCGTGCGGTGGCGCGGCACTGCGTCGGGCACTCGCACGTGTCTGCAGAGTACAGGATGCGCGTTCGCCCCGAGGCGGTCTCGAGAAAAACGTTAATCGCCTCCATCGCCCAGAAGCGACTCGAGGATCGCAAGCACCGTGCGCAGCACGAGCCCGATGGTGCAGAAGGGAACCTCTCCCGACTCCGAGCACTCGCGGATCTCTGTCTCCACGCGGTCGTGCACCTTTATGGAGGGCGCCGTCGTTCCAGTGGCCTCCATCGCGACGGATACCACCTTGGCCACGAACTCGCGGATCTTGCTCATGCGCCGGAGCACGGTCACGCGGAAGAAGACGGCCGCGAGCAGGTACTCGGCCACGCAGCCAACGGCGATGAGCGCTTGTGCGTGCCTGGTGTTGAGCACGTGCGCGTCGGGCACGAAGTCCGAGATCTTCAGGCGCGAGATCCGCACGAGCGCGTTGGTGTCCTTGACGCCGTCGCAGGAGATGTTCGCGAAGATGAGCTTCTCGTAGTCGAGCGCCTCGACCACGCGCTGCGCGTCCATGTGCCGCGCGCCCGAGAGCGCGCAGCTCAAAGGGCCCCAGCACACCGAGCCCGCGAAGCAGGGGTCCACCACGCCGTGCATCGCCAGCAGCGTCACGTCGAACACCGCCGCGAGGATGGCCGCGTCGTTGAGCTCGTTCGAGGGCGTCGCGCCCGTCAGGGAAGCGCTGCGCAGCGCAGACCTGTCCGGCGCCGTGTGTCGTGCGCAGAACTCGCACCCGCAGCCCGGCGGCAGCGGCGGCTTCGAGAGCAGGCTTATGAGCCCGCCCACGTGCCCGTGCTCGGTGATCAGAAGCGCCATGATGCTGTCAGTGCTGCCCTCTATGGCGGCGGTGGCCGCGCTCGAGGGCTCTCCCGTGACCTGCCATCCGCAGACAACCTTGAGCATCTTGCGCTTGAGCTCGTTGGGCGCCTCCGAGGCCAGCATCGTGCGCGGGAACGTCGCGTTGAGGCGGAAGTCCTGCAGCAGCTTTTCGAGCGTCGCGGTCTTGGCGTGCCGCCCTTTGCGCCACTCCTCCCCCAGGTGCCACATGAGCTCCTCGGCCGTGTCCAGCGTCGGCGAGACGCTGGCCTTGGGCACGCGCGCCGCGCTGCGCATCAGCGGCTCCGAGGCGCGAAAGCTGCCGCGCGCGTGCAGGCGCATGGACGCAGACGAGGACCGCATCGAGGGTCTCTGGCAGAAGCTCGTCATCGTGAAGCGCCGCGTGAGCGGACCTACCTCGTCTTGCGACTCGTCAAGGTCCGGGTCCAGGTCAGGGTCCGTCGTGTCGGTCTCGGCGCTGCGCGTGCTGGGTGCGCTGCTGCGGGCGCTGCGCGTGCTCTGCGTGCTGAAGCTGCGCGAGCAGGAGTCCGCCGTGTCTGCCTCCTCGTAGTGGAAGTCCACGTGCTCCTCCGGGAGCCGGCGCGAGCGCGACTTGGAGATGCCGACCATCCTGTCCGCGCCGACCGGGCGCACGCAGAGCGCCATCGCGCCCTCGCGCACCGCCTGCGCGAACTCGCGGCTGGCAACCATGTTGGGGTCGAGGAACTTGATGATGTTGAAGTATGGCCACTCGCAGACGAGCCGCGCGCAGGTCGCGACGTCGTCGACGCTTCTGAGGGCCCTGTTCAGCGGGGGGATGTTGCTGCCGTCGGCCAGTGCGACGAGGTCCTCGGGGGAAATCTCAAGCTTGGGAATCATATCGTTCACGAGCGCGGGGTCGATGGCGTGGCAGACGGTCTCTACCTCGGTGCGCGAGAGCTTGAGCTGCGCGCAGGCCGTCCACGGCGCGCACGTGAGCGCGAACACCGCGGAGACTCGGCCCTTGCCGACCATCGCCACAACCTCGGGCTCGTAGACCAGACCGGCCTTGAGCAGAGCCTCGAGCACCTCTATGTCGTCGGCGGCGAGCAGCGCGCGCCTGTGGAAGCACACCGCGGGCATCATCTTCTTGCAGATGCCGCGGGTGCTCTTGAGGGCCGTGATAAGGTCGGGGAGCCTGACGTGCTGCGGCTGGAAGAACATGACGTTGGTGGGGCTCGCAGCCACCGCCTCGTCGTACACCGACATCGGCAGGTCGCCGTGGAGCCCGCACGGCAGCAGGCTCAGCAGCTGCGCGCGCGAGAGCTTCTCGGCGCAGAAGTTCTTCTTGGCTAGGGCGGCCGCCGCGTCGCGGGCCTTTTTGGGGTATAACAACATGGCGGGCTTTAAACACGAAACAAAAATCCGGGTTATAACATTTCATTTTTGCATGTTTTGGGCCTCCTCGCAGAGTTTCTCCAGGCCGCCGGCCACGATGGCGTCGACGAAGAGGTCAGCCTCGGTGAAGCGGTGGTTGCCGCGCACCGCCACCAGCGCGTTCTCGGTGACTACCACCGACAGCTGCCTCGCAGCCGTGCGCAGGTCGAAGTGTCGGCACGCGAGCCCGTGGCCCAGAGTCTGGTCCAGCGCCTCGAGCACCTCCTCCAGGCTCTCCTCGCGGTAGTTGTAGAACCACATCAGCACGAAGTAGGCCACGTAGGTGTAGAGGTAGTGCGCGACCGCGCGGGCGCGCACCAGCGGCTGGTTGCAGCGCGCGAAGGCCATTCCGCTGGCGATGAGGTCGTCGTCCAGCGTGGCGTAGTTGCCCCAGTCGAGCGCGCTGAACTGCACGCTGTAGACCGCGCGCACGAACCCAGATTCGAGGATGTCGATCTGCGACGGCGCGCCCCAGGTCACCAGCCGGTACACGATGCCGCGCTGAATCAGCCGCATGAGGTCGCTGCCGACCTCGCGCAGGCGGTGCGTCAGCGAGGCGAAGGCCAGCTTCCGCTGTGTGTACCGCAGGCCCACGGCCATGCACCCGTCCGACTCCACCAGCACGAGCTTGTGTTCCGTGCAGCCGTCGCTGCGCAGGCCGCCATCGCGCGCCATCATGTCGGTGACGAACATGTACTTGCGCGCGCGCGACCCGATCAGGATGCGCGTCTTGCCTTCCATGCGCAGCACCACGTCCTCTAGCAGCTGAGTGCTGTCCACGCGCTCCACCTGCGGGTGGATGGTGGGCTGGTAGTTGTACAGCAGCCGCGGGGACCAGTTGTAGGCGAACGCGAAGAGGTGCGTGTCCAAGAGCGGGATGGGGAAGACGCCGCCCTCGGTGGCGCGCTGGAAGATGGCGAGCTTGGTCTCCGCGGGCAGCAGGCTCCCGGTAACCGCGCCGAAGAACATGGGGTGGTTGCGGAACTTGAGCGCGTACGCGCTCAGCACCTCCTCTCGCGAGAATATCGAGTCCGCGGGGTTGGAGCTCGCGGGCAGGAGCACGTCCTCCACGCTCAGCACCTCGTCGATGAAGGGCAGCACCATGTCCACGTTGGAGGCGGTAAACCACTCCATGTCCACGGCGTTGCGCTCCACGATCATCCGGATCGTCTCCTCGGATATGTTCTCGGCGAAGGCGCTCTGCAGCTCGATCAGGTTCTCGGTGGCGTCGATGCTGAGCCCGAGGCGCATGCCCTGTTGCAGCACGTCGTTGATGGGGCTCACGTACATGGCCACCGCCATGCACCCGGCCGGCTGCACGCGCCAGAGGTTGGTGTACGCTGACACGTCCGTGACTCGCAGCGTCTCCAGCACGTTGTACATCGCCGCGCGCATGTCCAGCGTGTCCACGTACACCTCCGCGTGCTCGAAGATGATGTCGAGCTCGAACGCGGACAGCGGCAGACTCACGTAAATGTGGCAGGCGTCGAAGAGTTCCTGCGCGTACTCGGAGAAGCACGCGTACGCGATCACGCCCGCGCGGTTGACGATGTAGTCGGCCTTGAACATCTTCGTGAGGTAGGCGTACAGCGACCGGCAGGCCACGTGCGGCCTTAGCTCGTCGAGCACGGCGTCCAGCACCTCGCGGTGCTGCAGCACGGAGGGGCTCAGGAACTGCGTGAAGTCCACCGCGGTCTCCTCCATGAAGTTGGGGATGGTCTCGACCACCAAGCGGTGGTTCCGCACCGCGCGGAAGCCGGTGTTCATCGGCGCGATGCCGTGCTGGTCATGGACCTCCAGCAGAATCTCGTAGCCGATCTCTCGGCAGCTCAGCGCCGCGCGCGCCTCCGTCACGCTCGCGTTCTGGAAGAACTGCCGCAGGTGCTCGTCCGTGCGGCAGAGCGTGACGGCTTGGGGGATGCGGGAAAGGTCGCAAAGAGGGCTGTGGACAGAGATGCGCCGCAGCGCGTGCTCTACGAACTCAAAACCGCGCCTCGACATCGTGAAGTCGCGGAGGGCGTACATGTTGTAGGAACAGAGGCGGAAGAGGCAGTCTATGTCTAGCATGTTGGAAACGCAGTACGCGTGTCTGCAGAGGTGCGGGAGCATGGCGGGCACGACCTCAGTCGTGTTCTGGAGCATGGTGCATACGAGGTCGGGCGCGGTGAGGTCGGGGGTGACGATGAGGATGCAGGAGCTGGAGAACTTGCTGAGCTCGGAGGCCAGCCGGTAAAAGTTGTAGTCGTGGCGCTGGCTGAAGTTGCTGTTTATCGTGCCCGTGAAGCCCATGAGCGCCGCCAGCGTCAGGTCCTCGCGCTCGATGGCCCAGATGTCTAGGCCGGAGGCTATCATGCAGCGCACCAGCGCGGCGGCGCGGTCGCTCGTGGGGTAGCTCATGGTGCTGTCGGTTGTGCGAGTCAGCATGGGAAGTAATGCTTCATTTTTATGGTCGGGGGTTGCGGATCGTGGGGCCCGCGGGAGGCTCGTGCCGGTCCGCGGCGTTTGCCGAACGCAAGAACGGGCCCATGCGCGCCCAGGCCATCCACATCCCTACCGTCAGCGCCAGCAGCCAGACGAATACCACGATCATCTTTTATGTAGCGAGAACTCGCGCTCACTCCCCGCCGCACGGCGGCGGGGAGAGCCCGGAGCCGAGCTCCATGCGCGTGCTCTGCACGGTGAGCGACTCCACGAGCTTGGACACGTTCATGCGCGTGTTGTCGGGCACCAGGTGCGCGAGGCGCGCGTACATGTCCTCGTGCATGCGCTTGCTGCAGCGGTCCAGGCTCGCGGAGAGCGCGGAGACTAGCGCGGTGTGCTTCGCGTACACGAAGTCGCCAAGACACACGGTCTCGAGTCCGAGCACGTCGGCGCTCTCCGCGTCCTTGAGCGCCACGAATATCTTCTGCTCCTCGCGCGTCATCGAGCGCATGAGGTAGTCGTGCAGCCGCGAGCGCGAGATGAGCCCCTGCGAGATCTGCGGGCTGCGCATGAAGCGCCGGCGCATCGCACACAGCAGCTCCTCGTCGACGACGTACATGCTGTCCTTGATGGAGCTCTTCTCGTCGAGCACGAGCAGACCGTCGTTGGCGACCACGTTGATGAAGTCGTCCACGTGCCGCGCGTCTATGTCGTAGCGCGTGCCGCCGCACTCAATGTGCGCGGGCGGCGACTTGAGCCGGTTCGCGAGCGCCTTCACGTCGGAGACGTCGATGTACAGCGAGGACTCGCGCGGGACGCAGCCGAGGATGCGCGTCTCGAGCGGCGTGAGGATGAGCACGCGCTCGGCGCCGTCGACGAGCTTGCCGTCGTCGGGGGAAAAGAAGTTGTTCTCCACGATGCTCGAGACGAGGCTGGCGAGCACGCCGTCGCGGTAGGCGCCGAGCGCGAACTCCTGCACAAAGGGCGCGTGTAGCAAGTCCACGGGAATGCGCATCTCCACGCGGCGCGCGACCGACTTCTTCTTCTGCAGGTGCCGCCGGTCCACCATCTCGTCCACGATGTCCGATATGCGGGAGCAGAGGTACGCCTTGAGGACGTTGGCGTTTACCTTGTTGAAGATGAGCCGTTCGTCCTCCATTTAAGCTGCTCAGACGAGCTTTAAATAGTGGAAACACAGCAGCACGCCGATCGCCGCCGCTATCAGGCCGATTAGAAAAACGGTGGTCCAGGGGACGCCCTTGGGCCTATCGCACGCCGGCTTTTCAGTCATTACGGTGCGCACGATGTTCAGGAACTCCTCAAAGTCCTCGTCCGAGTTGGAGAGGAAGGAGCCGAAGACGCCGGTGTACAGTTTGTCCATTTACTACTACTAGATATTGAACGGCGCTTCCAACTCCTCGTCCTCGAAGCCCGTGCCAGGATCGACGACGCCCAGGCCGCGCACGTCCTGCTCCTCGGTGAATGTGGGCTGAGTCTCGCTCATGCGCACACACGTCTGCTCGCCCTCGAGACCGAGCACGGTCAGCGAGCACTCGCGCGGCATGGTGATCTTCTTAACCGCGAAGGTGACTTTGCCCTCGCCGCCCGAGCGGTAGAACACCACCGGCGCCAGGATGAGCGTCGCCATCTGCGCGTCGCGGGTTGCGAGGTTTTCTATCTCTCGTATCAGCGGACATATCTGCGGCTGGGCGTCGTCGTCGCTGGTGAACTCTAGGAGAGCGCCGGTCAGGCGGTTGAGATACAGACATCCGGACTTAAAGGTGTTGTCGATGGATGTTTCAGTGTTGAAGTTGCGCAGCGACGGCGGAACGCGAACGCCGGTTTTGATGTTCTCGTATATGTTCTCCAGCAGCTGGTAGAGCAGCGGACTGGCGCTCACGGGCTTGAGGCGACCGAAGTACCCGTTGTCGTTCTGCCGCTGCATGTCGGTCTTCTTGCTCGGGTAGATCTTAAACTCGCCCTTCACGACGATGAGCGGCGAGACGAGCTTGGATGCTAGACTTTCGACGAGACACACGTTGATGTTGGAGCAGCTCGGGTACTGCGACGGAGTTAGAGTCACAGCATCGATGGCCTTGGTCTGGCTCGACGAGAGCGACTTGGCGAAGTTGATCGCGTCGGTGCACGACATCGCCTGGTTCTCGCCGAACCGCCTGGCGGGCGCTGCATCTTCCTGCTGAGGAGCGCGGTTAGACGCGACGGTGGTTTTGGATACAGCGCGTTTCATTATTGCGGCGATTTTAAAGTACGTGTACACTTTCAGTTTTGTCGCCGAGAGTTCAGCGCCTGCATGTAGAGGAAGTACAGGATGATGGTGCACGGGATCGTGGTCAGCAGCGACACGAAGTCCAGCACTGTGAGCACGCGCAGCGCCCCGCGCGAGCGGATGCCCAGCGAGGGCGCGCCGCGGCGCGCGATGGTGGCCCCGTTTGTTACCACTATCAGCAGCATTAGGATGGTCGCGCCCACGGCGACGCCCAGGTCTCGCGACTCCATTTATAGTACAGTATAGAGCGACCGCGTCACGAACTCCCGGCTGGCCAACACGCGTCCGTCGGGCGGGTGTCCGCCGGCCTTCCCGCGGAACTCTGGGACCTCGAAGCTTGACTTCGTCACGCGGTACGTGTACTTGCCGCGCCAGACCAGGTTTTCCTTCTGGAAGACGCCGTCCATGGTCACGCCCGCCATGAAGGCGTCCTTGACGATGACCAGCACCGCGTCTAGCTTGCGCCCGTTGATGTGCGTGACGAAGTCCGTGCCGCTGCGGCTCGCGCAGCGGATGTCCACGCCCGAGGGCAGGTCCACCACGAACACGAAGCGCTTCGGCGCGTAGAGCACCAGGTCCGAGGACGGCGACGCCGAAGGCGCCGAGGGGAACTGCCGGTGGTCAAAAGGGTGCACCACGCCCACGATGGACGTAACGCGGTCGTCCGGGAACTGCGTCGCGGCGCCGCCGCCGCGGTGCCGCGTGACCGTGCTTCTGCCCACGTCGTCGCAGACCACGTGCAGCTCCGACACGATCGGCAGCAGCGTGGCCAGCATGCGGTCGGTCTCTGTGCGCGTCGCGCAGCGGTACGCGATCCCGCAGTGCGCGTCCTGCGTGCGCCCGAAGAAGAGCACCAGCACGCTCGCGTCCTGGTCGAAGGGACACACGGCCATCACGCCCACCGGCGGCGGCCCGTGGCCTGCGTACGCGGAGGAGAACTCCTGCACCTCGACCACGGCGTCCTCGCGCGCCTCGCCGGGCACCATCGCCGCCGCCGGCCGCAGCGCCCGCACGGTCTGCTTGACCGCACGCGCGGCGGAGGCCGCGCTCGGCGCGACTACGCGCACGGCCGCGTGCGCGCCCGGCGGCGGCGCGGTTCCGGCCATCCAGCCCACCGGCGAGAAGAACACGTCGCAGACGTGCACGCCCGCGGCCTGCAGCGCGCGCGCGAGCGCGCGCACGGCCTCCCACTCCTCGCGAAAGGCGCTCGCGACCGCGAGCGCCTTCAGCACCGTGTCCACGGAGTTGACGGGCTTCTGGAAGAGGTTCTCGTTGTTGTATATGAACTCGGGGAGCTCCACGGGCACCGTGAACAGCCGAATCTCGTGCGCGCCGCTGGGCGTGAGCCGCGTCGCGGGCTTGCGCACGCCGGCGCCGATCTGCTTGAAGAAGTGGTTCATGGCGCCGCCGGCTTCTCGGGCTCCGGCGGGAGCAGACTATTTATTCGGGAGGTTATCCTTTCCGAAAGCACCTGCACGGACTTCCGCGTCCAGCGCTCCATCTTCATGTACTCCTTCATGCCGTCGCTGAGTACTTCGACGGCCTCCAGCTTGGGCGCTGTCGGGTCGAAGAGGATGCTCTTGAGCAGCGTCATCTTCTTGTCCGCGAGGAAGCGGAAGTAAGTGTAGATGCAGCGCAGTGTGCGGAAGTTATCCGGGTGCTTGATGGTGCACAGGATCATGAAGATGCAGGTGAACATGCCGCACTCGGACTCCATGAGCTGGTTGACCTCGAGGTTGATGCAGCCGCGCCGCGCCTTGAAGTTGTCCACGAAGAAGCGCATGAGCACGTCCACGTCGCAGTTGCGGTTGTCCAGGTCCGCGGTCTCGGCGTTCACGTTGAAGCCGTCCGAGAAGGAGTAGAAGTAGAAGTACTTGCAGGGGTGGAACTCCGAGGGGCTGTTGCCGCCGGAGTCGTAGAAGGACACGAGCCGCGAGACGGTGTCGAAGATGCAGCACTTCCAGTGGAACATGTAGCAGAAGCCGAACATCACGTAGCGCCGCCCGGCGCGCTCGATCTTGTCCTTGAGCGTGAGGCTGATCATGTTGCAGCGGAAGCGGTCCGCCTTTTCGTGGATGGCCGCGCCGTTGAGGAAGTTCAGGTTGAACTGGCCCAGGTACGCGACCTCGGTGCCGAACGCGAAGGGCGCCACCAGACTCTGGATGCTCACGTTGCTCATCCAGGCGCCGCGGTCGGGCTTTATGGCGATGGGCACCACCTTGGTGTTCACGCCCGTGCTGACGCCCGCGCGCGCGAGGTCGTCCACGTTCAGCGGCATCTGCGAGAAGTCCACGGCCTCGGACACTTTCTCGCGCAACGAGGGCTTGAAGAAGAAGCCCAGCGGGACCTTCCACTCCAGCGCGATCGCCTCGCGGAAGCCGTAGCGACCCTTGAGGCTGGCAAGCAACGCGGTCTTCTGCGCAACCTCGTCCTTCTCGGTGTCCGGCGGCGCGGCGTCGATGAGCCCGCGCTTCGCGAAGTCCAGCAGCGCCGCCAGCGGGATGCACGAGACGCGACCGGCCGTCGCAGATTCGTCGAAGCGCCGCACCACGTACCCGTTGCAGTTGGTCTTGAAGTTGGACACGTCCAGGTGCGCGCTGAGCCCCACCACCGAGTAGATGTGGCACAGAAGGTTGGTGAACCCCAGCTCTGGGATTTTGCTCACCACTAAATCCGTGTACTTGTCCATTTATCATGGAGAATCATCTGCCGGACATGCTGATGTTTCCCAACTGCGTTTCTGTGTTTCCCTTTGAGTACTCGCTGGAGGACGTGTTCCGCCTCCCCGAGGAGCGACGGCGCGCGTTCGCCATGGCCGTGTTCCCGCTCTCCAAGCACCGCTGGAGGGGCGCGCGGCTCCAGCGCGACGAGCGAAGCGTGTGGCTCAGCGTCGAGGAGGACCGCGGGCGCGCGCTGGGCGAGCGGAACTGCTCTTGGCTCTCGGACGTAGCCGCGCGCATGGTCGACGACGAGGGCCGCGCGGTCACGCCCGAGGCGTACGCCTTCATGCGCGCCGCGCCCGGCGCGCGCGTCGCCGAGCTCGCCGCAGACGCGGGCGTGCTAGCGGGCCTCGTCGCCGGCGGCAACGCGCTGCGCGTCTTCTCCTCGGAGTCCACGCAGGCGCGCGAGGGCTGGAAGGCGCGCAGCGTGGGCGTGCTCGGCAACGCGGCGCCGCTGGCGCCCGTGCCGCTGGCGTCTCTGCGTCCGGAAGTGCAGCGCGAGCTCTTCGCCGCCTGGATCGGCCGCCGCCCCGTGGTGCTCACGGGCGGCACGGGCGTGGGGAAGACCTCGCAGGTTCCCAAGCTGCTGATGTGGTTCAACTACCTCTTCGGCGGCTTCGAGCGCCTGGACGCCGTTCGCGAGTTCGCGGAGCGCCCGCTCGTGCTCTCGCTGCCGCGCGTCACGCTGGTGCGCGCGCACACCGCTACTTACCTCGCCTCGCTGGGCTTCGGCTCGGCCGACGGCTCCCCGGTCTCGCCGCGGTACGGCGCCATCCCAGACGCCGAGCGGAACACAGCCCCGCGCACCTACGGGCTCGTGGTGGCCACTCACCGGCTCACGCTGACCGCCATCCGCCGCTACGACACGGTCGTAGTAGACGAGATCCACGAGCACGACCAGATGGGCGACATCGTGGTCGCGGTCGCGCGGAAACTGGGCTCGAACATGCGATCGCTGGTGCTTATGACGGCCACGCTCGAGGACGACCGCGCGCGCCTGGAGGAGTTCCTGGACCGGCCCGCCTTTGTGCACATAGAGGGCGACACGCTCTTCCCCATCCGCGAGGTCTACGTGAAGAACACGCAACAGCCGCCGCTCTCGCGCAAGTACGCGGAGGCGGAGCTGCAGAACGTAGTGCAGGCGCTCGGCACCTTCGTCCCCGAGCAGGGAAAGTGCGGCATCCTCTTCGTAGCCACGGTGGCGCAGTGCGCGCTCTTCGCGGAGACCATCGAGGCCAGACACCCCGGGCTGCTGGTGCGCGTGGTGCACGGGAAGGTGCCCTCCGTGGCCGCGGTGCTCGAGGAGGTCTACGCCGCGGACCGGCCCGCGGTGCTGGTTTCCACGCCGTACCTAGAGTCCAGCGTGACCGTGCGCACCGCCACGCACGTCTACGACACTGGGCGCGTGTACGTGCCCGAGCCCTTCGGCGGCCGCGAGACCTTCGTCTCCAAGTCCATGTACACGCAGCGCAAGGGCCGCGTGGGCCGCGTGGCGCCCGGCACCTACGTGCGCTTCTTCGACACGCGGCTCGCGCTGCCGCTGAAGCGCATCGACTCCGAGTTCCTGCACCCGTACGTGCTGTACGCGCGCATCTTCGGGCTAACGCTGCCCGACGACCTGCTCGTGCAGCCCAGCGACCTCGCGCTGCTGCGCCGCACCGAGGAGTACGTCGACGGCTTCGGCATCAGCCTCTCGCGCTGGACGCAGCTGCTGGACCGGCACTACATGCACATGGTCGAGTACGCGAAGGTGTACGTGCGCGGCGGGCGCCTCGCCGCCGCGCTGGACGCCTTCGAGCGCACCGGCGTGATGACGCACGAGGCCACCGAGGCCATCCGCGCCGTGGACATGCTCGCAGTCGTCCTAAACGTGCGCAAGTCCAAGGACCGCTACCGCGCGGAGTGCAAGGTGCTCTTCGGGCCCTTCGCGGGCAAAAAGTTCGTGGTCGCCGGGCGGCGTCCGCCCGGCTCGCACGTGCTCATGGTCACAGACCGCGTCTTCATCGAGGCCGAGCCCCCATTCTGAGGACCACCTTCTTGGAGACGCCCGAGAAGTCGTCGGCGACGCCGCGACGCGCTACCACGAGGCAGTACGAGGTCACGTGCGGGCAGCGCGCGATGCAGCGGAAGGCTTCCTCCTGCGACAGCGAGAAGGCGAACACGTAGAAGGTGTGCGGGGACTTCAGCGGCGTGTGGTCCATCGAGTAGATGACACCGAGCTTCTTCATGCGCCACATAAGCGCGTCGATGTGGTCGGCGCGCAGCGCGCGGCCCTTGAGCACGCCGCAGACGAAGCTCGAGCAGGCCACGACGTCGTAGCGCGTGTTTCTGCCGAAGACCAGGTGTGGCGCGCCGGCGGCGCGCCGCGCGGCCGCGCGATTCTCCACGATGTCCTCCATGGAGCGCTCGCTCGCAAAGAAGTCCAGGAACATGTACTGGTAGGCCACGGCCGGGCGCGACTTGCTGAACTTCATGAAGGCGTCCGAGTCCATGATGGCGTCCATGTCCTCGGCGGCGAGCCGGTGCTGCAGCCGGATGCCCTCGAAGGTGTGGAAGAGCCGCGCGTCCGCGTGCATGGACAGCGCGAGAGTGACGAAGTTGAGAAGGTCCGCGTCGCCGAAGCGCACGAGCACGTTCCCGGGCGTGCGCGTCTTGCGCATGAGCCGCGCGGGCGCGCCGTCGTTGTGGCTGCGGCGGCGCATCTTGTCGCCGGGGGACTCAGGCGGCAGGTCGATCATGACCAGCCGGTGCCGCTGCGCGTCCTCGGCGTTGAAGATCGAGGACGTGAAGCCCGGGTACAGCACCACGCAGTCGCGCTCCGAGATGGCGTGCAGCACGTCGCGCTTGAGCCCGGCCACCAGCCGCTCCGCGTTCTCGACGAAGTAGTTCTCGTAGTCCAGGATGTCGTGCGCCATCCAGGGGAAGTTCAGGTACGCGTTCATGGCGTAGTCCTCGGCGTCGAAGCAGATGCGCGTGTCTGGCGTCGCCGCGATCGGAAGGTCCTTGATGCCGCGGAGCAACCCGTCGTAGTCGGACTCGTCCACGAAGGAGAGCACCACAAAGAGGTCCTCGCCCACAGTTTCGTAGTCGAAGAGGTGGTAGAGCTCTCTTAGCGCCAGCACGGCGAGCGCGTTGTCCAGCGAGGCGTGCACGCGCGCCAGGATGCTGTAGAAGGGCGTGGCCATCATCACGGCCTTGCCGCCCTCGCAGGCGACGGCGCGCGGGAAAATGACCTCCGGCGTGCGCGGCAGCCGCCCGAATGTCGCGTTCAGCAGCGCGACCGTGGCCGCGTTGCTCTGGCGCAGGAACACTACCACCGAGGGGCCCGAGATGCTGAGCATGCGCTCGCGCATGCGCGCTGGTAGGTCCGGCGTGGTCACGAGGTCCGCAAAGCGGCCGCCGTTGTAGAGGTCGCCGCCGCCGAGGAAGGTGAGCACGTCGAAGCAGTGCAGCACCTCGTTGCGGAAGTAGTACTCGTTCTCTAGCTCCTTGGCGTACGCGCGTATGTCCACGTTCTCGAAGTTTGTTCGCAGACCGCCGCCGTCGAAGAACCAGGACGCGAGCTCGCGGACGGCGTCCGCAGGCCTGTTGCGGCGGCTCTTGCACCAGAAGCTCATGTAGTTGCGCGAGGTGGAGGCGTTCGCCAGGAAGAAGCGGTGGTCGAAGGAGATGAGCACATGCTCGAGCAGGTGCGCGAGCCCCAGGACCGCGCCCACGTCGCGCCCAAAACCGAAGTTTGATATCCCCAGGTAGACGTCTCGTTTCATAGACGGCCTCAGGAACACCCTGACGCCGTTTTCCAACACTATCATTCTTTGGTATTTACTTACTCAAAAGTAGTATTGGGAGAAGTGTTTGAACGTCCCCTCGCCTTTTTAAATCAAAAGTAGACTTCTCGCGCCCGTGCGCCACCGTCACGCGCGCGCGGCGCGCGTCTATACTGGCGATCACCGCGCTGCCCTGCGGCGCGTCCGGCCGCGGGAAGAGCACGGTCTCGGAGATCCCGTCGAGCTGCGCGTCGGTGCGCTGTCGCCACGCGCGCGCGTCCGCGAGCTCGCGCACGGCCAGCTGCATCTTGTTCGTCGGCAGGAACGTGAACACGTACGCCGCCGCTAGGAAGGCCGCGAAGAGCACGAACTCAACCGCCCATGACATTTAGGGAGCTGATTTTGTTCCACGCGGCGACGCACGTTGTGACGGGCGACCCCGAGGCGCCGCGGCGCGCGGCCTCGCTGTGCCACGGCTTCGGCGTGGACTTCCGCGCGATTCACGCGGAGTTCGCGCGGCGGTACCCGCGCACCGCGGCCGCCGTGGAGCGCGCGCAGCCGCTGCCCGAAGTCGATGCCGCCTTTCCGCCGGACGCACGCCGGCAAGTCGTGCGGCTGCGCCTCGAGGCTGCGGCGCTGGTCGTCAAGGAGTCGCGCGCGCTCTCGGCCTCCATGCGCGGCGTGGCGGTGGTCGACGGCTGCTGCGTGCGCGTGTGCCGCGCCAACGACGAGCTGCTGGAGTTCCTCGCGCGGCGCTACGACCCCGCGGTCTACCGCTACGCGGAGGTGCCCTCGCCGAGCGTGCGCCCGGGCTCGAAAGTCTTCGCGTGTGCGGGCCGCAGCGTCACCTTTGCGGCCGCGCACCAGAGCCGCATCACGGCCAACCGCCCGCTGCGCGTGGTCGTGACCGAGGCCTGTGTGGACGGCGTGCTCGCGCGCGGCGCCGCGGAGGTCTTCGACCGCGGCTCCGGCGTGCTGCCCCGCGCGCTGCGCGAGATCTTCTACCGCCTCGACGAGGACGGCTGTCCCACGGGCCAGACGCCAGGCTTCGCGGACAGTATGGCGTCGCGCAGCTGATCTATGTCCACCTTTTTCTCGTCTATCTGCGCCACGACCACAAAACTGCGAATGTCAACAGCAGCCATGGCCTTGGCCACCGGGTCGTACTTGAGGAGCAGCACGTACTCGTTGCCGAAGTGCTCGGTGACTTCGGTGATGAGCCGGTACACGCCCATGCCGAGCACGTTCACCGCACCGTCCTTGGAGAAGAGCGAGAGGATGTTCACGCACTTCAGCTCCATCTCGCCCTCGAGGCGCGCGAGCATGCGCCGGGTGACCTCGCATACTGAACAAAGAGGCTTACCTAGTAAGATAAGCGTTAGCTTAGCCGCGGTCGGTGACGCGTCGGAGGCCATTTATGGGGATCAAAAACTTAAAGGCGTTGCTGCTCAGCCACGGCGCGCTGACCCCGCACGAGCCTGGCGGCGACGAGCGCTTCCCCGCCGTGTTTGTGGACGGCTTCAGCGTCATGATGACCATGGCGTACTCGTGCGCGGACGAAGACGAGTTCCGTGCGGCCGTCGAGGAGCGCGTGCAGCACTGGATGAGCGTGTCCGAGAGCGGGCGGATCGCGGTCTTCATCGACCGCGGCGAGATTCCGATCAAGCAGCCGCTGCGCGACCAGCGCCGCAAAGCCACGCGCGACCGCGCCGCGCGCCACCGCGAGTTCATCGCCGCTGCGGAGGCAGACGCGGCGGCAGAGGCGGTCGGCGCCCGCGAGGACAAGCAGGAGGACGAGCACGCGGAGTTCGCCGAGGAGATCCGCGCTGAGAAGCAGCTAAGGCTGCAGCGCATCCGCTTCCAGCTCAGCATCGCCAACCACGAGGTCGTTAAGTCGCTGATAGAGTCCACGCTCGCGCGCGCTGGCGACGCCGTGGAGATCGTCTTCTGCGACGGCGTCGACGCGGAGATGGTCATGTGTGTGCGTGGACGCGCCGAGGCCGCGCGTTGCGGGCGCTGGCCGCTGCTTGTGACCACGGACCAGGACGCGCTTTTGTTCACGTCCACCGATCGCGACGAAAAGATAGTGAGCACCGTCTCCGCCTGCTACGCGTTCAGGCCCACCGAGACCACCGAGTACCTGTGCAAACTTGCGGCGCTGGCCAACGGATGCGACTTCTTCCCCGGGCTCGGCGGCATATGCGTGAGTGTGGAGTCGCTGCGCCGCGCCACGCTTTTCCCAGAATTCTCCGTGCGCAACGCCGCCGTGAGTCTGTGCACGCGGCCCATGCGGCTGTCCACGCAGGACGCGCTGGAGCCAGAGGCCGCCGCCGAGGTCGTAGAATTCATCAGGCGGTACGCCTCCGGCGACGAGGGCATCTACCGCGCGGCGCCGCCCAGCGCGTGCTGCGGACGCGCGTTTGTGCGCGGAGCGCTCGCGGCCGAGTGGGCCGACGCGCTGCCGGCGGCCACGGGTCTGGGCGTGGTCGCGGACATGATCGCGTGTCTGCCCGCGCGGCGAGACCCCGCGCCCGAGGAGGTAGAGCGGCTGCTGGCGCTGGAGGCGCGCGCGCGCGGCGCGCGCGTCACGGACGCGATGCTCGCGCAGACTGCGCAGCTGCTGGGCTACGGCGCGAGTGCGGGTGCTGACGGCACTTCCGCCTTCGCAGTCTCGGGCACCAAGGGCCTAATGTGCCGCTTGCGCGGCACGGCCATGTTCTTCAACGCGGAGTACGTGGAAATTGAAAGCGAACCCAGACTGTTAAAGCTGCGGTAGCATGGTGTTCCCGATCGTGTGCTCGACGTGCGGCCGCGACCTGTCGCACGAGCGGTTTCTGCTCATCGTGCGACAGCGGCCGCTAAAGGTTGTTTTGCGGACGGTGCGCAACGTCTGCTGCCGTATAAAGTTGTCTACACAAATAGAGCCGCACCGGAACCTGACGGTGCTGCCCATGCTTGACATAAGCTGATTTTTCTTTTCCGCACGTATGCGCGAGTTCGGACTCGCGGCGCGCATGGCCCGCGCCATCGAGGACGTGTGTCCGCGCGGCGCGGTGATATTCGTATCCAGCGCCGCGTCCATGACCGACTGTCTGAACCCGTCGGTGTTTAAGCACGCGGCGATATACGCGGGGCGCGTGGACCGCGCGCTGCTACTGCCGCCCCTGCCGGTCCCGGCGGAGGCCGTGACGGAGCCCTGCGCGATAGACGCCATAGCGCCTTACGGCGCGCGCGTGGTCCTGCTCTCAGAGCTGCTGCGGAGCTGCGTAGCCGTACAGGCTTACCGCCTGGCAGTTCCCGGCGCCCTCGCTCTCATGAACCTCGCGGCCGACGCGGCCTTCGAGCTCGTGGGCACGCCCTACGGCTTTAACAGCGACCGGACGTACTGCTTCAAGCTCGTTGCCGACTGCTTTGCTAGCGTGGGCGTGATAACGAAAACCAGGCGCATTATGGGTCGCGACGTCGTGCTCAGCCAGGACTTCTTGGAAAGCGGCATGTGGACCAAGGTGCTGGACTCCGCCGCGGAGCCGCCGTGGCTGGTCTAAAACAGCGGCGGCGCGCGGGTCCCGAGCACGGGCCGCGCCACTTGCAGCCGCTGCTGCAGCGCGCGGCACTGCGCCTCGGCGTCGGCCGTCTCGGCGGGGTCGACGGGCGTCGGAGTCGCGGAGGTGGTCCTGAACGGCTGCGTGTTCACCGAGACGCGGATGCGCTCCTTGCAGGAGCGCTGCTCGATGCAGTTGGCCAGCATCTTCATCACGTGCAGGTACTCCAGCAACACGAACTTTTCGAGGGTGATGCCGTCGAAGGGCGACGACCCCGCCACGCCCAGCGGGCTGGACACCGCGCCGTCGAGCACCTCGCCGCGGGACTCCTTGCGCGCGCGCTCGAGCAGGTCCTCTGTCCGAGCCACCACGCTGCCGAAGTCGGCGGCCGCGGGGGCGGGAACAGGCGCAGCAGCTGCGCTGTCCGCGTCCGCCGGCATCTCCTCGATCTTGAGACCGGCCGCGAACTCCGAGGCCGCGTGCACGGGCGAGGCACCGCGCCGCACCATGAAGTCGCACAGACGCGATAGTGCGGAGGAGCGCACCGGCATGTCGAGCAGGCGCTCGGCCTCCATCTCGGCGACCGAGTCGGTGCACGCGTCCGGCGCGCCCGCCCGCACCAGCTCGTCGCAGCACCCCGCCTCCTCCATGAGCGCGGGCATGAGCTTGTACTGCGCCATGTTCACCAGCCCGTACTTGAGCTCGAGCAGGTCCGCGAGCTCGGAGGCCATGGGTCGGTTTTTGGTGTAGATGACGCGCTCCACGGCCTCCGCCATGTCTACGGCCTGCATGAGCTCGCCGACGAGCACGCTGGCCACGAGCGTGGCCAGCGTGACGCGCACGGTGGGTGTGCAGACCGCGAAAAAGGAGGTGGAGTGGGTGAAGCGCATGAGCGCACCGTGCAGACGCGCGAGGTCCGCGCTGTTGCCCGCGTGCACGAAGCGCCGACGCAGCCGCGCCAGCGCCTCCACGAGGTCCTCGCGCGTGGTCACGCGCACGTTCGCGATGCACAGGTCGTGGATCGCGTTGGCGATCTGCGCGCGGCGCTGCGGCGAGCTGCCGGGCAGCAGCCGCGCCTTGGCCTCTATGTCGACGGTGCTCGAGAGACAGCCGCAGGCGGCGCCGCGGACGACGAACTTCAACAACGACTCGAACACGCGCGCGCCCGCGCGGGGCGCCTGTTTGGACGACTCCATTTACTTTAAATAATTTACGAGATCAAAATAAAATGACTCTGCGCATCAAACTCGAGAAGCTCAAGCAGATCGTAACCTACTTCTCGGAGTTCAGCGAGGAGGTCTCGGTGAACGTGGACGTCGGCGATGGACTCATGTACATATTCGCGGCACTGGGCGGGTCCGTGAACATCTGGACCATCGTGCCGCTCAGCGCGAGCGTGGTATACGACGGCGATGTCAGCCGCGTGTTCAACCTGCCCGTGCTCAAGGTGAAGGCCTGTCTGTGCAGCTTCCACCCCGACTCGGTGGTGAGCCTGGAGCCCGACCTCGAGGACAACGTGGTGCGGCTCTCGAGCCACCACGTGGTCAGCGTGGACTGCGACAACGAGCCCGTGGCGCACCGCACGAACACCGCCATCTGCCTGGGCATCAACCAGCGCAAGTCCTACGTGTTCAACTTCCGGCGCTACGAGGAGAAGTGCTGCGGCCGCACCATCGTCAACCTGGACCTGCTGCTGGGGTTCATCAAGTGCATCCACCAGTACCAGTACATCACGGTCTGCTTCCGCGACAAGAAGATGGTGCTGCACACGCCCGGGAAGGTGGACAACTTCTTCCGCGAGTACTCCATGACCGAGTGGGCGCCCGACCTCGAGCGCTTCTCGTTCAAGATCCCCATCTCCTCCGTGAACAAACTCCGCGGCTTCAAGAAGCGCGTGGTCATGTTCGAGTCGCGCGTGGTCATGGACGCCGACGACAACATCATCGGCATGCTCTTCACCGACCGCGTGGGCATGTACCGCGTGAACGTGTTCATGTCCTTTCAGGACCGGTCTCTTTCATGCGACTAAATACCCCATGGGCGGGTCGGTGAGCCTGCCCTCGCGGGACTTGCCGCCGCCGGTGCGCACGCCGGAGATGAACATCGTGCCCGAGCGCGACCTCGCGGACACGATGGCGCGCCTCTCCACCGCAGACCCGCCGCAGCCGCTGGGCGTCGGCGACGACGCGCGCATGGCCGTGCTGAAGACGACCTTCCCCGAGTTCGCGATATCGCGGCCCGCGACGGGCATGCTCGCCGCGCAGCGAATCAGGTACGACGGCGACCCGCGCGTCTGCTGCGGCGGGTTCGGGATCTCGCATTACTGGGAGAAGGGGGCGCGCCGGTCGAACGTCGCGTTCGAGGGCGCCGCGCTGCACACCTGCGACCCCACGCGCTTCGACGAGGGCGCGTGCGACGCGCTGCTCTTCCGCGAGTGCGCCGCCGGCAGCGTCGACGCGGACTTCTGCGCGCACTGGATCAACGCGGCCGTGACGCGGCGCACGAACAAACAGGCGCGAGATAAACTAAACAACATGTTCGTGAGCGACTGCAAGAACGACGCCTCGCGGCCGCACTGCGTGGCCTGGATCCGCGCGATGCGCAGCACGCACAAGACCGCGGACGACACGCTCATCGACAACGTGCTCTCAGTGCAGAGTCCCGAGTTCAAGAGCAAACACATGCGCTGCAGCTACCCCTCGCCGGCCACGCTCGCCATGGCCGCAAACGTAGACGAGCCGCGCGAGTGCTGGGACCCCGAGTGCGTGGCCGGGAACGTGGACTTCATGCTAAGCGATAACTACACGAACCTGGGCTTGTGTCGACTCTCGCGCTGCTCCGTCGGCGTCACACACCTGCGGATGGACGCGCGGTCGCGGCTGCGCATGCGGTGCGCCGGCGCGCTTGCCGGGCTCACGAAGGCGCCCGTGAACCAGACCGTCGTCGTCGGCGACAACCTCGCGCGCGCCTTCGAGCCGCGCGTGGAAACGCTCGGCGTGTTGGCGCTGTGCGTGGTGTATCTGCTAATTGTCTGGCTCTAAATGGGGGCCGCCGCCAGCATTCAGACCACCGTGACCACCGTCAGCGAGCGCATCCGCAACGAGCTCGAGCAGAGCGCGAGCGCTAGCGCGACCGCCGACTGCGACGTCACCATCGGGAGTCTGATTATCCGCAAGAACCTGGGATGCAGCGTTTCCGTCCGGAACATGTGCTCGGCCAACGCCGGCGCGCAGCTGGACGCCGTCATGAAGGCCGTGAGCAGCACCTTCAACGACCTCTCGTCGGACCAGAAGGCCTACGTGCCCGGGCTGCTCACGGCCGCGCTCAACATCCAGACCACGGTGAACACCGCCGTCAAGGACTTCGAGACGTACGTGAAGCAGACCTGCACGGCGGACGCAGTCATTCACAACAAAATCAAGATCCAAAACATCGTCATGGAAGAGTGCGCCTCTCTGCCGGGGAGTCCGGCCACGCACCTGGAGTTCGTGAACACCGGCACGGCCGCGGGCAACTGCGGCGTGAAGGCCGTGATGGACGTGCTCGCGAAGGCCAGCACCACCGTGCGCAACAACCAGGAGGCCGGCAAGGGCTACCAGACCATCATCATCGCGATCGTGGTCGCCATCCTGGCGGCCATCTTCGCCTGGTACGCGCGGCACATGCTGTTCATGTCCACCTCCGACAAAATCAAGCTCGAGCTCGCCAAGAAGCCCGTGGTGCACTGGACCACCTACCTGGACACCTTCTTTACGGAATTTCCGCCGTCCGTCTAGATACGCGCAACATTGAAACATTATATCCACCTCTCAAACGGCGGTATGGTCCGACGCGTCCTCCTCGAGCGCGTGGACGGCATCGTTGAGCACTCGCGTGCAGACCGACGCTACTTGGAGGCCATTCAGCGACACCTCGAGGGGTCTACGCCCGGGCTGCGGCAGATGTGGCGCTTCATCTACGACCTGCTGCTGACGGTGTTCGTCGTCATGTACATCGTCTTCCGCCTAATCGTGCGCAACCCCGGCATCTGCGCCATCCTCGCGCTCGCGGCCGCAGTGTACTACCTGTTTTTGTGTCTCTTTAGCATGGACTGAGGCTGGTCACAGACAGACCATCGCCCGCGCGCGCGTGACCAGCTCCGGCGCCGCGAAGACATCCTGCACCGGGAAGTCGTCGATCTCGAACACAGAGCCGTCCGCAGACCAGATCACGCGCACGTTGTCGCTCACCGAGACCTCGGTCAGCGTCACGCCCAGCACCACCGCGTCGTTGGTGCTCACTAGCACCAGCGTGCCGGGCTCCGCGCGCCGGTGCAGCGGCGGCCCCGAGACTGAGCGCCGCTGCACGCGGAACATGTCCGCGAACTGCTTCGAGAGCAAGTCCAGGTGGTTGCGGATGATCCACTCGAAAAAGTACGCGCAACCGCTGCCGCCGCATAGGAAGCGCGACCCCGCGGGCATCAGCAGCCGCACAACGTCCATGTAGCAGGCCTGCGGCAGGCTCGCGCGGTACAGCCGCGTCTTCGGCGAGAGCACCACCAGGCTGGAGGTGCTCATCTGGAAGACCAGCTGGCTAACGGAGACGGTGAGCGTGCACGCGGGCACAGAAACCACGTCCAGGCAGATGTCGTCCAGAAAGATGCTCCGCTGGTAGAGGTGGTACAGGATGGCCACGATCTGAAAGGCCGTGGCGTCGCTGATGGCGCAGGGGCGGTCGGCGCAGCGCATCTGCGCGCAGGACCAGCCCCCGAAGGACTCGAAGCAGACGGTGAGCATGCCTGTGCTCGGACAGTGTGGCGAGCGCCGACACACCGGAAAGCCCACGGCCTTGCGGCAGCGCACCATAGTCGAGAGCTCTATCCAGCAGCCTGCCTCCTCCTCGCCCATGCCCATGGCCACCGGCGTGAAGGCCGTGACGTCGTCGCAGATGCGCCGCTCCAGAAACCCCACGCCCGAAGAGGGGTGCGCGGCCGGCGGCGAGGTGATACGCGCCGGGACGCGGCTCGGAGCGGGCTCGGGAGGCGAGCTGCGCTCGACCCGGGCAGCCGCCGCCGTCGGCCGCGATGCCCTGCGCGCGGGCGCGCGTTCGCGCGACTTGTTCGACTTGCTGGCCTCGTCGCTAGCGTCCTCGAAGCGGTCGTTTCTGTCGCCGCGGACGTCTGCCTCGTCGCCCGCCGGCTGCGCGGCGGGCGACGTGCCGTCCCGCGTACGGCCCGCGTTCGGCGCGAATGTCACGCGCCGGTGCACGTACGGCTCCGTAGAGCCCGTGGGGGCGCCGCGCCCGCGGCGGAAGGCCTGTCGGGACGCGCCGAAGCGGGCGAACCCCCCTTTCGCCCGGCCCCTTTTTTCTTCCATGATATTTATCACAAAAAAAACTTCTCTAAATGACCAATCTGCTTTCGTTGGTCGACCAGGAGGACCTGGCCTTCTGCGCCGGGTTTCCGTCCTTCGACGAGACCATGCTCGTGATCGCAGGGGCGCGAGTGCGCTTCCCGCGCTCGCTGCTCTCGCTCTTCAACGTGGTGCCGCGCACCATGACGCGCTACGAAACCGAGCTCGTGGGCACCGAGATGGTGGTGGGCGCCGTGTTCACCACCGCGTACAACATCCGCCGAAACCTGGGCCTCGGCGAGGATCCCGTGACCATGCGCGACATCGAGAAGTACTTCCTAGACTCCGACAACGAGGTGCTCACGCTCATCGTGCACAACACCGACTTTTCCGCCATGAGCGGCGTGCGCCGGCGCGGCGGCCGGCGCATCACCAACCCCGTCATCTTCCGCAGCGGGTCCACGCCGCTGCTCATCGTGATGGAGTCGCGCAAGAAGACCAACATATACCGCGAGCGCACCGCGGAGCAGGCCAACGCCTCCTACAGGGAGGTCGGCTCCTCGCTCGCGCTGGTCACTCGGTACGCGGGTCTGCAGCTGGTTGACGTGCACACGCCCAGCTCCGTGCTAACGGTCTCCGCCGTCTACGGCTTCACCGAGGACAAGGGGCTCAAGAAGCTGGGCTCCGACAAGGAGCTCGCGGACTACCAGTCCACGCCGCTCACCGACCCCATCCGGCTCAGCGACTTCTCCAAGCTATTCGACGGCGTCAAGAAGAGCATCCAGCTCACGAACGTGCCCGTGCCCTCCGCCGGCGCCGAGGCCGCGCCGTAGGCTTTCATGCGCGATAAATCGGATGGCGGCGCCGACGACGCCCGTGGTGCACCTTACGCCGGTGTTCGTGGAGCCTACAATCGCACACTCGCTGCTGCGCGCAGAGTCCTACCTCGCGATCGCGGTTCTTGAGCTCGTGCTCGCACTCGCGCTTGCGCTCGTCTTCTTCCGCGACGAGCTGGGCGCGCTATTCCGCCGCGCGCCGCGAGCGCCTTCGCCGCTGGACGCGTACCTGCAGGCGAGCCTCGTCTGCGACGGCGACGCGCTACTGATCGAGCTGCCCGAGGGCCGGGTGCCGGCGCTCGCGCTGGACGGGCGGCCCGTCGCGTTCCCGGGGTGCGAGAGCCTTTTGTACCGCATAAATGGACCACGAAAAGTACGTCTTGTCGATGTTCTTGGAGGAAGATAACTCCTTCTTCTCGTTCGTCGCCGCGCTGTCCGACGACGAGGCGCTCGGCGCCGTGCAGTCCGCCGCCGCCCTCCTGGACTTCCTGCTCTCTGTGGTGGTCCGCGGCAAGGAGAAGCTCGCCGCCGCGGGGCACCACTACGACTCCATCGCGGACGGACGCGCGCGCGCCGCGTTCGAGTTCCGAGACCTGCGCGAGCTGGCGCAGCTCTTCGACCGGCGGCCCTGCGGTGTCCAGGACCGCGTGCGTGTGCGCGACGGGCCCGCGCGCGCCTTCGTGGACGCGGCACTGGGGCTCATGCGCGAGCGAGGCTTCGACGGCGCGCAGGCTGCGGAGCGCGCGCGCTACATCGCGCCGAACGATCTGCCCGCGCTGGGGGCAATATCGGCCACGCTCTCGCCGGGTCTATAACGTAAAAAATATTAGTAAAATTCTGAAGGTCCGTGTGTTTCGCGGGCGGCCAACAAACCAGTCGCTTAAATGGAGGGGGTAGAAATGGACAAGCCGCTCCTCTACTTCGACGAGATCGCGGGCGCGCGCGAATACGACGCGGCCTTCGCGGAGAAGCACGAGCCGCCCAAGATCCCCGGCCGCGGACAGATGAAGCTGCTGGTCTGCGAGCTCGTGTTTCTCAACCGGCTGCACCTGCACGGCATGCTCGACGGCAGCGTCATCGTGTACGTGGGCTCCGCGCCCGGACGGCACATCTGCTGCCTGCACTCGCACTTCCAGGAGCTCGGCGTCTCGCTCAAGTGGGTGCTCATCGACGGGCGCAAGCACGACCCCTGTCTCTCGGGGCTGCGGAACGTGACCACGGTGACGCGATTCGCGGACGAGGCCTACCTCCGCGAGCTGCGCGGCGAGCTGCGGCGCTCCAAGATCGTGCTCATTTCGGACATCCGCTCCAACCGCGTGGACACCGAGCCCACCACCGCGGACCTGCTGCGCGACTACGCGCTCCAGAACACCATGGTGAGCGTGCTCAAGCCCGTGGCCTCCAGTCTGAAGTGGCGCTGCCCCTTCCCGGACTCCTGGGAGAAGGACTTCTACGTGCCCTGCGGCAAGGAGATGCTGCAGCCGTTCGCGCCGCCGTTCTCCGCGGAGATGCGGCTGCTCACCGTGTACTCGGAGACGCGCCCGAAGCTGCGTCTGATCACGCTCAGCGACGCGGTCAACTATGAAAAGAGGATGTTCTACCTCAATAGCGTGGTGCGCCAGCGCGTAATTCTGAACTTTGACTACCCCAACCAGGAGTACGACTTCTTTCACATGTTCTGTCTGCTCTCGTCGGTGGTGTGCTCGTGCGAATTTAAATCGCCCAAAGAGAAGGTGCTGAGCCTGCAGAACCGCTTCTTCCGCTTCCTGCGCATCCCGCCCTCCATCACGCTCGGGCTGCGCCAGCACGATGAACCGCCACAACACGCGGTACCTGGCCAAGATCCTCTGCCTAAAGGCCGCGGTAAGAAGCGACCCCTTCGCGGTGGTAAGTAGGGACACCGTGCGCATGTACGACATCAAGGTCGAGTACGGCGACCTCGTGACGGTAGTCACCGTCACGCACAAACTCGAGACCAGCCGCACCGTCTTCCAGGTCTTCAACGAGACCTCGGTCGCGTACTCGCCGCTGCCGGACGACTACGGCGAGCCCATCGTGCTCACCACGTACATGCAGCGCGAGCACACCAAGTTCCCGCTCTCCATGCTCTACATCGACGTGGTCGCCTCGGACATGTTCCCCACGTTCAAGCGCCCCACCGAGGAGGAGGCCGCGGTGGTCGCGGCCATGCAGCGCGTGGGCGGGCGCCGCGAGGCCGTGCTCAAGCTCCCGCGCATGCTAGACACCGAGCTCGTGTGCAAGATACTGCACCTGCCCGAGCACCCGCTGCGCGTGGTGCGCTTCCTGCGCCGGAACATGTTCACGGGCGTGGAGGTCGCCGACCGCTCAGTGTCCGTGGTCCTCGACTGACGAAAGGCAGCACGGCCAGCGAGGCCGCCGCCACCAAGCAAAGCGGCAGCCACGCGCGCGGGTCCGCCACGGGCACGAAGACGTGCTGATTCAGGTATTTCGCCTGGAAGCGCTCCGCGGTGGAGTCCACCTTGGACCCGCAGGCGTTGGTGAGGCGCACGACCGCGTCCGCGACGCGCACGTCCCCGAGCGATATCACGCAGTCCGAGACGTTGCACCCGGCGATGTTTTTCTTCAGCGCGCGCGGCAGCAGCGCGTCCGCGCGCTTGCAAGGCGCGTACCAGCAGTAGTAGGGCAGGCGCGTGTCGCGGCCGGTGTCGACCACGGCCTGGCTGGGCTTGAGGCACGCGCAGCGCTCGTCGTCCGGGTGCGCGTCGCAGAAGGCGTAAATCTCCTCGTCGGGCGCGTCCGGCCCGGGCGCGGTCGGCGGCGCCGCGCGACGGCGGAAGAACATCTCTGAAAAAATACTTCGACCAGAAAACGACCACCGATCTTATTTCAAAGATAAAAATACTATTAATACGACTCGGAGAATCATGTCGGTGGTGGCGCGCGTGTCGTACAGCCTGTACTCGCAGAGCGAGATAAGCGCCACGGACGTGGTCATCAGCCAGTTGAAGAACGACGAGGACCTGGGCACGGTGAAGGACCCGCGCCTGGGCGCCTCGGACGGGTCCATATGCCGCACCTGCGGGCTCACGGAGATGGAGTGTTTCGGGCACTGGGGCAAGGTGCGCATCTACGAGTCCTACATCGTGCGCCCCGAGTACATCCCCGAGGTGGTGCGGCTGCTCAACCACCTCTGCGTGCGCTGCGGGCTGCTGCGCTCGCGCGACCCGTACACGGCGGACGTGGCCGCGCTCAGCGTGCACGAGATGCGCAAGATGAAGGACCGCATGATGTCCAAGAAGAAGGCCTGCTGGAACAGCAAGTGTCTGCAGCCGTACCAGAAGATCGTCTTCTCCAAGAAGAAGATCTGCTTCGTGAACAAGGTGGACGAGATACCCGTCCCCAACGCGCTCATCTACCAGAAGCTGACCTCCATCCACCGCAAGTTCTGGCCGCTGCTGGAGGTGTTCCAGGACCCCGCGAACCTGTTCTACAAGGAGTACATGCCCGTCCCGCCGCTGCTCATCCGGCCGGCGATCAGCTTCTGGATAGACAACATCCCCAAGGAGACCAACGAGCTCACCTACCTGCTGGGCATGATCGTGAAGTACTGCTCCATGAACGCCGAGGAGCAGGTCATCCAGCGCGCCGTGATCGAGTACGACAACATCAAGATCATCTCCTCTAACTCTAGCAGCATCAACCTCTCCTACATCATCGCGGGCAAGAGCAACATGCTGCGCAGCTTCGTGGTAGCGCGGCGCAAGGACCAGACCGCGCGCTCGGTCATCGGGCCCGACTCCGCGCTCTCGGTGTGCGAGGTCGGCATCCCCGACTACATCCGGAACACGCTCACGCAGAAGGTGTTCGTGAACTACCTCACCAGCAAGCGCGTGCGCGCGCTGTTCGAGGACCGCGCGGTCAAGTTCTACTTCAACAAGCGGCTGCGCCAGCTCACGCGCATCAAGGAGGGCAAGTTCATCAAGGACAAGATCCACCTGCTGCCCGGCGACTGGGTGGAGATCCCCATGTCCGAGGGCACGAACGTGATATTCGGCCGCCAGCCCTCGCTGCACCGACACAACGTCATATCCTCGACCGCACGCGCCTCGCCCGGCTACACCATCAAGATCCCGCCCGGGATCGCGAACTCGCAGAACGCGGACTTCGACGGCGACGAGGAGTGGGCCGTGCTCGAGCAGAACCCCAAGTCCGTGATCGAGCAGAGCGTGCTCATGTACCCGGTGACTATTTTCAAACACGACGCGCACGGCGCGCCGGTGTACGGGTCCATCCAGGACGAGATCGTGGCTGCGTACTCGCTGTTCCGGCACCAGAACCTCTCGCTGGACGAGGTGCTGAACCTGCTCGGGCGCTACGGGCGAGACTTCGTGCCGGAGCCTGGCCAGAAGACCTTCTCGGGCGCCGACGTCTTCCGATTCATGATAGGCGCGGACATAAACTTCAAGGGCGTGCTCGAGAACGGGCGCGTGGTGGCGCCGAACGTCGACAGCGACCTCGTGGTGGCCATGCGCGCAACATCGCTAGCGGGGCTGATCGCGGACTACGCCACGAACGTGGAGGGCGTGCGCTTCGTGGACATGGCCTCCTACGTGTACAAGCGGTACCTGGCCATCTACGGCTTCGGCGTGACCTTCCGCGACCTGCGCCCGGACCCGAGTTTGGTTCGCCGCCTGCACGCGCTGAACACCGAGAAGATAGAGCAGATCAAGGACGCGTACTCGCGGTACCTGCAGGACGTCGCGGACGGGAAGCTGGTGCCGATGGCGCCCGCGGACGAAGCCGACGCGCTGGACTCGCTGCTGTCCAACCTGACCAACCTCAACGTGCGCGAGATCAACGAGTACATGCGCGAGACGCTGGAGCGCGACCCCGATAACAACCTGCTCAAGATGGCGCGCGCCGGGTACAAGGTCAACCCCACAGAGCTCATGTACCTGCTGGGCACCTACGGGCAGCAGCGCGTGAACGGCGCCGTCGCCGAGACCAAGATATACGGGCGCGTGCTCCCGTACGCGTTCCCCGACTCCGCGGACCCAGAGGCGCGCGGCTACATCATCAACTCGCTCATGAACGGTCTCTCCGGCTCGCAGTTCTACTTCGCGATGCTGGTGGCGCGCTCGCAGTCCACGGACATCGTCTGCGAGACCTCGCGCACGGGCACGCTCGCGCGCAAGGTCATCAAGAAGATGGAGGACACGGTCGTGGACGGGTACGGACAGATCGTGAGCGGCTCGGTACTACTCAAGTACGCGGCCAACTACGCGAAGATCCCGGGGTCCACCACCAAGCCCGTGGAGCTGCTCTTCCCGCACGAGAGCATGACCTGGTTCCTGGAGATCAGCGCGCTCTGGTCGAAGATCCGGCACGGGTTCGTGCGCATGCACCGGCAGCGCCTGGCCACCAAGATCCTGGCGCCGTTCAACTTCCTGGTCTTCGTGAAACCGGCGCCCTCGGAGGCGGAGGCGCTCTCCGCGCGGGACCTGTACCACATGATCCAGCGCGTGATGAACGACGTGCGCGAGAAGTACTTCTTCTCGCTGGCGAACGTGGACTTCATGGAGTACGTCTTCCTCACGCACCTGAACCCCTCGCGCGTGCGCATCACGCGCGCGACCGCCGAGCTCATCTTCCGCAAGCTGTACCAGAAGCTGAACGCGCTGCTCGGCGGCGGCACGCCCGTGGGCATCATGTCCGCGCAGGTGCTCTGCGAGAAGTTCACGCAGCAGGCGCTCTCGAGCTTCCACACCACCGAGAAGAGCGGCGCCGCGAAGGTGAAGCTGGGCTTCAACGAGTTCAGCAACCTCATCAGCATGAGCCGCAACCACACCGAGATAGTGGCGCTGACCGCGTCGAGCGCGGACAAGCTGATGCCGCTGAAGGTAAACTTTGAGTTCGTGTGTTTGGGCGAGCTCGTGCCCGAGATCGAGACCCGGCCCTCGGGACGGCCCTCCGTGCACCGCGTGGACATCACGGTGCACCGCCTGCGCATCAAGCGCGCGCACCTGACCGAGGTCCTGGTGGACACCATCATCGAGCGCTTCGTGTCCTTCAACGTGCTCGTGAAGGAGTGGGGCAGCGACATGACCGTGGAGGGCGACCGCGTCACGTACACGCTGCTGCTGCGCTTCGTGGAGCCGGAACAGCTCAACTTCCACAAGTTCATGCTGGTGCTGCCTGGCGCCGCGAACAAGGGCAAGGTGAGCAGGTTCAAGATCCCGATCACCGAGACCACGGTCTACGACGACTTCGACGCCGCGCGCAAGGCGTACCGCATGAACATCGAGCTCATGAGTCTGAAGGAGCTGGGGATATTCGACCTCGAGGACGTGAACGTGGTCCCCGGCATGTGGAACACCTTCGACATATTCGGCATCGAGGCCGCGCGCGGGCACCTCTGCGAGAGCATGCTGGACACCTACGGCACGGGCTTCGACTACCTGTTTCCCTCCTGCGACCTGCTCGCGAGCCTGCTCTGCTCCGGGTACGAGCCCGAGTCCGTGAACAAGTTCAAGTTCTGGAACGCGAGCGCGCTGAAGAAGGCCACCTTCGGCGACGGCCGCGCGCTGCTGAACGCGGCGCTGCACAACCGCACCGACGCGGTCGCGGACAACAGCAGCTGCCACTTCTTCAGCAAGACGCCCTGTGTGGGCACGGGATACTACAAGTACTTCGTGAACGTGGAGATGTTTATGCGCATGGAGCGCGAGATCCAGGCGCGCGTGGCGGCTCGCAAGATGGAGGAGATCGAGGAGGCCGCCGAGGAGGAGTTCTAGGCGCAGCAGCGCTCTACTTTGCGACCGTGTTGCGACGACACGGTTAGGACGGCGAGTCGCAGACGAACATTTTTATGAGCTGGTAGCGGAAGTTGGTGTTTTCCAGGAAGGCGCCGCGGAGGTCCCGGATCTCGTAGTATGTTTTGAGGAAGTACACGAAGCGCGCGGGCTGCGTCATAGTCGGGTTCTCCGCAAGCCGCTTGTGCATCACGTACCCCATGGCGGCGGCGCCGCTGCGGTTGACGCCGGCCACGCAGTGCACGAGCGTGGGCTTCTTCTCGGCCTCGAGGCGCGCCAGCAGCTTCACGAGCGCGGGCATGATGGAAGTGATGTTCGTCTTATCGTCGTCTCTCAGCGGAATGTGGTACGCCGTTATCCCCGCGGGCGTCGAGTACTTGGACATGGTCATGTTAACCAGGCACTTGAAGTCGACGCCGGAGTCCCCCCGCAGCACGGCGCGCGCGTCCTCAGCGCTGCCCAAGTACACGTGGTCCGTGAGCCGCGTCATGCCTGAGGGCATGGCCAGCGGCGGCCCCGCGCGCGTGCACCGCAACAGGAGCCTGGCGTACCACTCGCTCTTATCGCCCATATTTATTTATATGATACAAATGGCAGACGTCACGACACTGACGGCCAACGGCCTGACCCTGGAGTTCGCGCGCGAGCGCGCCCTGCGCAGCCTGCGCGCTGCGCGCACCTCCACGCTGGTGTTCTTCACGCTCACGCTCGCGGCCTCGCTGTTCGTGCTCTGGCTGCAGCTAACCGAGTTTCCCGTCTTCGAGGAGCTCGGCAAGTACGCGCGCATCAAGAGCGCGGTGCGGTCCTGGCGCCCGCTGGTGGAGGCTAAGACCGAGATCGAGTCCGACCTCGGCCGGCAAAAGACCGCCGACCGGCCCGAGCTCTTCGAGTTCAGGTGCGTGGACTTCGGCAAGTTCTACCTGCCGGTGAGGTACAGCCCCACGACCTTCCTGCCGCAAGCCGTGCGCCGCGGCGCGGGCGACGGCTGGATGGTGCACAAGGCGGCGGCCGTGGACCTCGCCGCGCAGCAGTTCTGCGAGTCCGTGCTGCGGCACCGCGCCAACAACGTCATCACATGCGGGTCAGAGATGATGCGGCTGGTGGGCTACAGCGGCTACTTCGAGGACGACCACTGGTGCGCCGCGACGTCCGGCGTGCTGACGTGAGATCACACAATGGCCGTGACCAGCAGCCCGGCGATGAACCACAGCAGCCGCGAGTTCGGCAGCAGCAGCACGAGCACCAGCAGGTATGCCAGGATGAAGACGTCGACCACGTCCACGTCGAAGAGCCCCATGAAGGAAAAGAGCGGCGTGGTGAGGAAGTAGATGGCGCCGGGCCAGAAGCGCGCCAGCCACGTGGCGAGCAGCGACCACAGGGAGGGCGCGCCGCCGAGCCGCGTCTTCACCTGTATGTAGTACTCGGGGTAGACCACCTGCTCAGCGCCGGAGAGCACCACGCGCGCCAGAGAGAGCCGCTTCTCTAGCGTGAACACCTCGGTGAGCAGGCCGCTGCGCAGCCCTCCCTCCTTGATGATCGCCTCGTAGAGCTTCTTCATGCCGCCGACGTTGATGATGTAGGCGTCTAGCGAGACGTCGTACCCGCCGGGGTAGACCATGAGCTCGGGGTCGCCGGTGCCAGGGACGTTGGTGGCCAGTGCGCCGGTCATGTAGGTCTCCTTGAGCTGCGTCATGTACCAGCCGTTCGTCTTCATCGCCTCGATAAGCGGCTTTACCATCTCGGGCTTGCGGAAGGTCATGTCGTTGTCGACCACCAGTATGAAGTCATCGTCGGAGTACTTGGTGGAGACGGTGCCGGCTGATATGCTCTCCCAGAGGTTGAGGTGGTGTGCCGCGCGGCGCTGCATCTCCTTCGGACACGTGGACTTGCACATGTCCGTGAAGAAGTGCGGGTAGTCTTTGGAGTCCACGTCTTTCCATTCCACCGCCTTGAGCACGTGGTCGCCCTTGGGGTGCGGCGCGGGAGGAGATGGCTTGGGTGCCGGCGCGGGGGCCGGCGACGGGGCTGGGGCTGGCGCTGGGGCTGGCGCTGGCGCAGGAGAGGGAGCAGGTGCGGGTTGAGGCTTGGGCGGGTCGTCGGCGAGGCCCACCAGGTACGGCAGCGTGGGGAACACCTCCTTGGTCCCGCGGCCTTCGGCAACCCCGATTATGTAGGCCGTGATTTCGGGTGGATCCATTTAGTTATTAAAATTAATCATATACAACTCTTTTATGGCGGCTATGGATTCGGCTATCCAGTCCTTGACCGAGCCCACGATGCCCGCCAGGAACAGGAAGAAGGCGAACTCCAGGTCCACGCGGCTCAGAGAGTCGCTGAAGTACACGAAGACGTCGCTGTCCGGGAAGAAGCTGCGACGGAACATGTTGTACCCGTTAACCTTGTGCGCGACGTGCTCCGCGCTCAGCAGCGTCTCGTCGAAGGGGTACGGGTCGCTAAAGCGGAACACGTACATGGCCGGGTTCGCGTAGTAGTACTTCATGGTGTTTGTGACGAAGAGGCTCGCCAGCGAGATGATGATCTTCTTCTTCTCGATCTCGATCTTGATGTGGTCCTCGAAGCGCTTCATGTTGTAGGCGTTGGTGTCGTGCACGCGGATGAGCACGCGCGAGTCCGACATGATGTCCTGGAACTCCGCGCGCGCGTCGGGGCTCTCGGCGGGCGTCTCTGCGGGCCGCGCCACCTCCGCGCACACCGTCGGCCTAGCGCGCGGCGGCGTGCGCATGGACCGCGCCCCCACGCGCTGCGAAGCGAAAAACTCCACGGCGCGAGCCTCACCTGCGTCCGCGTACGATTCTACCAGGTAGTTGCGGCTGCGCGTGGTGCGGCCGATGGTGTTCAGCCGGTGCAGCTCCGCGACCAGCCGGCGGTAGTGCGCCTCCAGCTCATCGGGCATGATGGAGGTGTACACCTCGGTGAGCAGCATCACGGTGTCGAAGTCCTCCTTGCCGCAGACGCGCGTCTTCACGAGGAAGTGGTGCACGGCCGTCGCGATAGAGAGCCGCAGCGTGGACTCGGTGACCTCGACGCTGGCGTCCTTGGTCTTCTTCGCGCTCCGCGAGGCCATGAACGAGACGAGGAAGTCCGCGCTGCTGTTGAGCACGATGACCAGCGCGACAATGAAGTTGAGGTTCAGCGTCTTCGCGGACTGGAACAGCTCGGTGGCCGACGCGTGCACGTCGAGCAGGTTCGCGGAGAGCCGCAGGAAGAATACGCCGCGCTTGATCTCGGCCGCGAAGCGACGCTCGTACTCCTGCCGGCGCGCGTTGATCGCGATGAGGAAGTTCAGGATGAGCCGGTTGATGTTGTACTTCACGGCCCAGGTCTGCGTCTTCATGATGGTGTCGAAGGACATCACGATGTTGAAGATGAAGCGCTGGCTGTGCGAGAAGTAGCTGTAGGGCTCGCTGAGGAAGATGGACTTGTTGGTCGCGGGCACCACCACGCCCGCGCGCGCGCCGGACGCGTCGGTGTTCAGGTCCGGGATGTTCATGCCGCAGATGCGGCAGTAGGCCATGCCGTCCTCAAAGTACACGAACTCCTCCACGAACTCGTTGATCTTGGCGAAGTAGTCCACGTCCACGCGCATCGCGACCGCGAGCCGGATCTGGTGCTCGCAGGGCGGCGACTCGAAGCGCACCCCCTCGCCCCAGCCCGGCGGCTCGCGCACGACCAGCGCGGCGCGCGAGGCCGGGCGGAACTTGGCGTCGCGCGCGTTGAGCAGCGCCGGGAAGAGGTCGCAGAGGTGCCGGCTCGAGAGGAACACGTACTTGTACAGCAGCCGGCGCGCGTCCGCGGCCATGGCGTCCACGAAGGCGCGGCCCCACTCCGCGACCGCGGGCTGCTCCTCCGCAAAGTTGTTCGGGTAGACCTTGTCCGTGGCCGCGAGGAACACCTTCTTCACGTCGAGGAAGTCGCGGATCACAATGGGGATGCGCGCGCCGTCGAGCTCGTACATGAACACGTAGCGCAGGTTGAGCTTGCGCCGCGAGACCGGGATGCCGATGTGCCGACACAGGTACGCGAACTCAAGGTACTTCTTCGAGAAGCGGATGCGGTCCAGGTTCTTGGAGACGTACGGCAGCATGTTGCGCATGTTGAAGGGGATCTCGCGCACGGCGGGCTCCGCGGCGTCGTCGAAGGCGGTGCGCAGATCGCTGGTGCGCTGCACGACCACGGCTTCGCCGGTGGCGTCGTCGTGCACCAGCACGTTAACGCGCCGCTGCCGGATGACCATGTCGAAGGTGTTGAAGAACATCTCGTACATGCTGTGCCTAGTGTCGTCCGCGATGCGCTCGCCCACCGAGAGGCTCGCGGTGGCGTCGTCGCGAACCTGCTTCTCGAACTTGTACCCGATGTAGGAGAATATCGAGATCAGCGTGGCGTCGTCAGCGTCGGGGTTCTGCTCCATGGTCGCGAAGAGCAGGCGGATGTCGTCCTCCGTGATCGCGTCCACGTTGTACAGGTTGACCACGAAGATGGACTTGTTGTCGGCGATGAAGTCCGTGTAGGACTTGGTGGCCGTGTTCGGGTCGCGCATGTACGCGCGGATCTTCGGCACGATGCTCGCGAGGATGGACTCCCTGGAATCCATTTAAGGACGGCAAGGGCGCGCGAGACCGTCTTTCAAAACTGAAATCGTATAAACTCTTAAAAGATCGGTATTGAAAGTACGCACCACCAAATAAAGTGTCGAGGTCGGGAATGTCTTCGTGGCGACTCAAAATGAGCAAGTGTTCGGGTTCCAGCAGCGTCCAGACTCTCGAAGATCTGCGCAATCGTCTTCGCTCCGAGGCCTTGGGCAGCGATTGCCAAGAGCCCCGCGACGACCTCTTCCCCAACGGCGAGGAGTGTCTAGACATCGACGGGCCCTGCTCCCCTTGCGATGAGGCAGAGCAGGAGCTCGACCAGGAGCAGTTGCCTGTGCCCGAAACCGTGCCCGAACTGCCAGCCAAGACTCCTAAGCGCCGACCAGCGAAAAAGGATAAGGCAGATAAGCCGGAAAAGTCGACCAAAGGCGCAAAGAAACTGTGCCCTCCGGACGACAAGGATGACGAGCTCGAAAGCAACGACGTCGACAACAACGAAGAGTCCGGCGACGCAGAGGGCGGCGCGAGCGCCCGAAGCCCCAGCGACATCGACAACGTGGACGAGATGGACGACTCCGACCTCATGGTGGCGTTCTCCGCCATCCTCGCAGACTTCAAGGACCTTACCCAACGAGTGAAAGCTCTTTCGTCCGTACTCACGGACGTACAGGCGACCGGCATACGCAGGAGCTTCTCGACGCTCGGCAAGGCTCTGACGGAGGCGGCCCACATCGCCAACACCGGAGCCAAGCCAGTCACCGCTCCTCGCAAGAAGAAGGCCGCCACCTGCAAGAAGTAGGCGCACTAAATAGCGAGGCTCAGTATGCGGGCGCTGCACCTATCAGACGGCAAACTTTTTTTCGACAAGGAGCTGACGCAGCCGGTCCCCGACGACAACCCCGCGTACGCTGTCCTCGCGAAGATCCGGATCCCACCGCACCTCTCGGATGTGGTCGTGTACGAGCAGGACCTCGAGTCCGCGCAGCAGGGCCTCATCTTCGTCGGCCGCGACGCCAAGGGCCGAAAGCAGTACTTCTACGGGCGCGGACACGTGGAGCGGCGCACGGCCGTCCGCAACGCCGTGTTCGTGCGCGTGCACCGCGTCATGCACAAGATAAACGCCTTCATCGACGACCACCTCGCCTCCGGCAGCGAGGCCGAGGCGCAGATGGCCGCCTTCCTGCTCATGGAGACGAGCTTCTTCATCCGCGTCGGCAAGACGCGCTACGAGCGCGAGAGCGGCACCGTGGGCATGCTCACGCTGCGCAACAAGCACCTCGCTGAGGCAGAGGGCGGTGAGGAGATCCGCGTCGCCTTCGTGGGCAAGGACCGAGTCGCGCACGAGTTTGCCGTGCGCGAGGGGCAGCGGCTCTTCGCGGCGCTGCGTCGGCTCTGGGACCCAGGCGCGCCAGACAGGCTGCTGTTCGACCGGCTGAGCGAGCGCCGCGTGTACACCTTCATGCGGCGCTTCGGCATCCGCGTCAAGGACCTGCGCACCTACGGCGTGAACTACACCTTCCTGTACAACTTCTGGTCCAACGTGCGCTCGTTGGAGCCGCGTCCCTCCGTGAAGTCGCTCATCTGCACCTCCGTGCGGCAGACCGCCGAGACAGTGGGGCACACGCCCTCGATCTCGCGCAGTGCCTACATGGCCACCGCGGTGCTCGAGCTCGTCAGGGACGGCGCGTTCCTGGACAGAGTCGCCGCCACCGACACGCTCGACGACTTTGTGGACATCGTCGTGGACTATGTAAATAACTCTGAGCAGGTAAATGGATGAGGCGCTGCGCGTGGCGGCGCGCGTCGTAGACGGGCTCCGGCCGCTGGACGTGGCCGTGTGTCTTGTGCAGCTGCGCGGAGCCGCGCCCGAGCGCCGCTTCCCGGCGCTCGACGAGCGCTCCGGTGAAGCCTTCCTGGACTTCGAGTTCGCCGGCGGAGACGTGGCGTCGCGGTACCTCTCTGCGCACACGCGCGAGCTCTGTGCGGCGGAGCGGCGCGAGCACATGGCCGCGATAGCACGCTGCGTCACCGAGGCCGACCTGGCGCTCGCAGACCGCCCTCGGGGCAAGGCGCGCGCGGCGCTGCGCGTGTGCCGCAACCGCGAGAAAGTCTCGCGCTTGGCGAGGCTGTTGCGCGACGCCGAGAGCAGCGGCGCGGACTTCGCCTTCATACGCGCGGCCGTGGTGTAGCAAAACGTAAAAACAACACATCCCCTAAATCGCCATGGACGCGCCAAGTCTCGACTGCATGCTCGCCGCACTCGCGGCTAAGGCGGCCTCGGTGGACCGAGGCGCTCCCGAGGACGAGGTGCACCACGAAGTGGAGCTCGTGCTCGTGGACCCGCCGCTGTCCACCCTGGCCGCCACGCTGCGCCTGGCCTCGGAGACGGAGTCCTTCATCCTCTTCACAGTGACTGCGCTCGCTAAGGAGGAGGGCAAGCTGCGCGCGCGCGTGCCCATGTCGCGCGTCGTCGGCCTGGACGTGAAGAACGTGCAGCTGGTCAACGCCATCGACAGCATCGTCTGGGAGCGCAAAGCGCTCGTGGAGGAGACCGCGCTGCAGGAGGGCTGTCTGCTGCGCCACTCCACCGAGCGGCGGCACCTCTTCGTGGACTACAAGAAGTACCTCTCGGCCATCCGCGTGGAGCTGGTGAACCGCGTGCGCGTGCGCTCCAAAGAAGTCGTCGTGGACTTCAAGTTCAAGTACTTCCTGGGATCCGGCGCGCAGGCCAAGAGCTCGCTGCTGCACGCGCTCAACCACCCCAAAGTGCGGCCCTCGCCCACGCTGGAGTTCGAGGTCGTTCCCGCGGGCGAGGCCGTGGACGAAGCCGCCGTGCTCACAGAGCTGCGCGCCGTGGCGAAGGCGCTCTTCATGGCGCCCACCGACGCCGTCTTCCTGTTGCCGCCGGCCGAGATGCCGGTGCGCACGCTCATGCTGCAGAAGCAGGAGATCCCCGCGCTAGACCTCGACGGCCTCTTCGCGGTCTCCAAGACGGACGGCGTCTCCGCGAGCGTGCGCGTGGACGAGAACGGTGTCTTCTGTGCGTTCTCGCACCTCGCGTACACCATCCGGTACCCGCTCGCGCGCGAAGTGCAGGGCCGGTACCGGCTCTGGTGCGAGGCCGTGCGGCCCGTGGGCGAGCGCGTGTGGTCCATGTTCGTGCTGGTCGTGGAGGAGCCTGCGGGCGATGACCGCGTCGCGGCCGTGGCCGGCGCCGTGGAGGCGCTGCGCGGCGTGTGCGCGCGCGTCGAGTTCAAACCCAAGCGCGTGGACGGGCCCTTCTCGGCGACCTCCGAGCTGGTGGAGCACATAAAGAGCGCGCTGCAGACGGAGCCAGAGGGCGTGGTGCTCTTCTACGCGCGCGGAGAGAAGTCCAAGCGCGACCTCAAAGTCAAGCGCGACAACACGGTGGACCAGACCACGAACGTGATGTTCCGGTACATGTCCAGCGAGCCCATCGTCTTCGGCGAGGGCTCCACCTTCCTGGAGTTCAAGCGGTACAGCAACGACCGCGGGTTCCCCAAGGAGTACGGCGCGGGGCGCATCTTCCTGCGCGAGGACGTGGTCTACCACAACAACATCTACTGCATCGAGTTCACGAAGACGCACCTGGAGGTGGGCCTCCGCAGCGTGGTCGTGCCCGTGAAGTTCATCGGCGAGTTCTCGCAGGAGGGGTACCTGCTGCGGCCGCGCCTGGCCAAAACGGAGTGCTACTTCCGCAACCCCTCATTCTACGGGAACCAGCACTCGGTGGTGCTCGAGCACACCCGCGACCAGCTGCTCTCGGTGGGGGACGTATTCGACGAGAGCCGCATGGCCGCCGTCGGACAGACGCTGGCCAACGACGCCTTCCGCCTGAACCCGGACACGCCCTACTTCACCAACCGACGCACGCGCGGGCCGCTGGGCGTGCTCTCCAACTACGTGAAGACGCTCATGATATCGCTGTACTGCTCGAAGACCTTCCTGAACAACGCCGAGCGACGCAAGGTGCTGGCCGTGGACTTCGGCAACGGCGCAGACCTGGAGAAGTACTTCTTTGGCGAGATCGCGTCCATGGTGGCCACGGACCCGGACGCGCGCGCGATAGAGCGCGCCATGGAGCGCTACAACCGCCTCAACGCGGGGCTGAAGTCGCGCTACTACAAGTTCAACTACATCCAGGAGACCATCCGATCTGAGACCTACGTGGAGAGCATCCGCCAGGTCATGTACTTCGGGCGCTTCAACATCGTGGACTGGCAGATGGCCATCCACTACTCCTTCCACCCGCGGCACTTCGCCACGGTGATGCGCAACCTGCGCGAGCTCACCGCGCCCGGCTGCAAGGTGCTCATCACCACCATGGACGGGGACTTCCTGTCGACGCTTTCCGAGAAGACCAGCTTTGTGATCAACCGCAACCTGCAGGAGAGCGAAAACTTCATGTCGATCGAGCGCGTGGCCGATGACCAAGTCATGGTCTACGCGCCCTCGACCATGGCGCAGCCCATGACGGAGTACATCGTGCGCCGCGCGGACATCGTCAAGCTCTTCGCGGACAACGGCTTCGACCTCGTGGACCACGCGAACTTCGAGACTGTGATCCGGCGCAGCCGCCGCTTCGTCGAGGGCGTCTCGCGGCTGGAGACGCGGCCCTCCACCAAGAACTTCTTCGAGCTCAACCGCAACGCGCTCACAGAGATGGACAGCACCGACGTGGCCGCGCTGCTAAAGATCTACGTGCTGTACGTCTTCAGCAAGCGGTAGGCAGAACCAGGGCGTCGATTCCGCGCCCGCGCCGGCGCGGAAGGCGTTGAACAGCTCCGCCAGCCAGGCTGCGGTCTCGCGCGCGTCGATAGGGCCGCCGTCGTCCGGCGGCGGCTCGCGCGCCGCGCGCAACACCAGCGTCTCCGCGGGCGGCAGCGGCTCCAGAGCCTCGAAGACTGCGCGGCTCGGGAACAGCGCGCGCATCATGCGCGAGCGGTGGCCGAACACCGCCTTGACCGCGCGCAGTGCCGAGCGGTTGTCCAGCCGCAGCGCTCGGTCGAAACGATGCACGCGCGCGGGCGCGCCGCGGTGGTCGCGCTCCACGAGCACGTGCCGCCACGCCAGCGCCGCGCCGACGCGGTCCAGGCTGGGCGCGAGCGCCACCAGGCTTTTCAGCGCATGTAAATCCTCGCGCATGGCCGACGGCTCCATTTACTACTGCGGAGGAACGCACGTGGTCGCGGCCGCGCCGGGCGCCGCGCTTGTGTTGCTGGACGCACTCGGGGCGGTGGCAGCGGCCGCGCCCGCGGGGCAGCGCGTTTTCTTCGCCGAGTACGGCCTCGAGAAGCGGGCCGGCGGCCCGATCACGGCGCGGCTGCGCCGCTCCGGGTTCCGCGGCGCCGCGAACGCCTGGGCCTCCGTGGCGGACTTTGAGGCCGGCGGCCGTCCCTCCGCGTGGACGCTGCGCGCGGAGGAGGCCTCGCGCGTGCCGCTGCCGACGGACGCGGCGCTGGTCCTGGCCTGGGGCGCGCGCGATGAGCCGCTGCGGGCGTGCGTGCTGGCGCGCGCGGCAGACGCAGAGGCGCCGGTGGGCGCCGCGCTCAAGGAAGCCGCCTTCGACGCGCGGGCGCCGGCGGCCGCGCTGTTCGCGGCGCTGGGCGCGCCCGCGCTCGCGCCCCCGCTGCGGGCGCGGCTAGTGGCGCCGCCGGGCGCGCCGCCGCGGACGCGGCTCTGCGAGAACCCGGCCATGCTGCGCGCGTTCGCGGTGGGCTGGTTTGGCGCGCAGCTGGGCGAGGCCTCCGAAAATGAAAAGGTATTTGCCGCCTTTGATAAGGCGAGGTCGTGTTTGGACGACCGCTGATGGCGACGCCCGCGAACGCGCCCGCGCTGCCCGTCGCGGCGCTGCGACACCGCCCGTACCGCGTGGAGTACCACCCGGACTGGGAGCCGGTCATCGAGACGCTGGTGGACGAGTACGACGCGGTCGCGCCCTGGCTGCTGCGCGACGCGACGAGCCCCGAGCCCGAGCGCTTCTTCGCGCAGCTGGCGAAGCCGCTGGCGGACAAGCGAGTGTGCGTGTGCGGCATCGACCCGTACCCGCGCGGCGGCACCGGCGTGCCCTTCCAGTCCCCGGACTTCAGCAAGAAGACCATCCGCGCGATCGCGAGCTCGGTCGCGCGCACGACCGGCACGCGGGGCTACGCGAACTACGACCTGGACGCGGTTCCGGGCGTGCTGCCCTGGAACTACTACCTCTCCTGCCGCGAGGGCGAGACTAAAAGCCACGCGATGTACTGGGAGCGCATTTCGCGGCTGCTGCTGCAGCACGTGGCCAAGCACGTGAGCGTGCTCTACTGCATGGGGCGCACGGACTTCCAGAACGTGCGCGCGCGCCTGGACGTGCCGGTGACGCTGGTGGTGGGCTTCCACCCCGCGGCGCGCGACGGGCAGTTCGCGCGCGAGCGGGCCTTCGAGGTCATCAACGCCTTATTGGAGCTCAACGGGAAGTCTCAAGTGGACTGGGCGCGAGGATTTTCTTTTTATAGTGAAAATTAATCCGTGGTCCTAAATGGCGGCGCCCATATGCGATAACTCTCACGTGTTCCTCCTCAAGCGCCTGGGCGTGCCGTCTTCCTGCCGGCGCTCGGAGGACCCGCGCTTCGTGGAGATCCTGACTCCCTTCGAGCTCTCGAACTACATCGAGCGGCACCCGGGATGCTGCCTCTTCGAGACGCTGCGCGACGAGGAGGACTGCTCCGTCGTGCGCGTCTTCGCGGACGTGGACATGGACAGCGTGCTAGAGGAGGAGGACTTCGTCGCGGCGCTGGAGGACCTCATTGTGGAGCTCGCGGCCTTCTTCGACCGCTTCGCGAGCGGCTCCTGCGGCACTGTGCCCGGCGAGGTCAAGCGCGCCATGCTCGCGAACTTCTCGGTCACGCGATCCACGGCCGAGCACAAGACCAGCTTCCACCTGATCTTCACGGAGACGTACACCACGCTGGACACTCTGGTGGCGGCGAAGCGCCCGCTGCTGGACCTGTGCCGGCGCTCGGACAACGTGCTGCTGCGCGCGCTGGACACGGCCGTGTACCGCCACGGCGCGACGCTGCGCGTGGTGGGCACGCGCAAGACGCCGGAGTCGAGCGCGGTCCACCGCATGCAGTCGCCCGACGACGACATCAAGGACTACCTGTTCACGTTCGTGGAGCTCTCGGACGCGAGCGTGTACTTCGAGCTCGCGGAGCGCGAGCAGCACACGCTGAGCACCGTCTGCTGGGAGACCTCCTACATCCCCTTCGGCGACGCGATGCGGCGCGTGTGCCAGGCGGTGGTCAACGACATCGTGAACCTCCGCGACATCACCGAGGACAACTTCCTCGACACGCCGCTGGTCATCGACTACGCGACGCGCTGCGCGCTGTGCAAGAAGCCCAAGCACAAGCACGCGCACCACATCACCATGGGCAACGGCTGCCTGCGCCTGGTCAAGGGCGGGAACGCACACAGCTGCAAGGTCAAGATCATCCAGCTCGAGGGCAACCGGCTCTTCACGGCCGCGCAGATCATCATCGCGTCCGAGGTCGTGAAGCTCACCGAGCGCAACGACTACATCGTGTGGCTGAACAACTCCTGGCGCTTCAGCGCGGAGGAGTCGCTCATCACCAAGCTCATCCTGGACGTGCGGCACTCGCTGCCCGCGGACTACGCCAACGACATGCTGTGCCCGCGCAAGCGCAAGGTCGTGGAGACCAACATCCGCGACATGCTCGTGGACATCTCCGAGACGGACACGCAGTACGACAAGCTGCCCTTCACGAACGGCGTGCTGGACCTGGCCACGGGCGAGTTCCTCACCGGCGACCGCGCGAAGGCCTGCGTGTGCACGGTCTCCACCGGGTACGCCTTCTCGCGCGAGGAGTTCGCGGCCGCGGCGGACTCGGAGGCCATGCGCCGGCTGGTGGGCGTCATCAACGACATCCAGCCGGACACGCCCGAGAACGCCGAGAACCGCGCGCTGTACGAGCGCGCCATGTCCAGCGCGCTCTGCGGCGCCACGAAGACGGTCATCGTCTTCTTCTACGGCGACACCATGACCGGCAAGTCCACGAGCAAGCGTCTGCTCATGTCCGCGCTCGGCGGACTCTTCATCGAGACCGGGCAGACCGTGCTCACGGACGTGCTCGACAAGGGCCCGAACCCCTTCGTGGCCAACATGCACCTGCGGCGCGCGGTCTTCTGCAGCGAGCTCCCGGACTTCGCCTGCAACAACGCGCGCAAGCTGCGCTCCGACAACTTCAAGAAGCTGACCGAGCCCTGCATCGTGGGCCGGCCCTGCTTCTCTAACAAGATCCACAACCGCAACCACGCTACCTTCATCATCGACACCAACTACCGCCCGGTCTTCGACCGCGTGGACAACGCGCTCATGCGCCGCGTGGCGCTGGTGCGCTTCCGCACGCACTTCTCCTCGGCGGCCACTCGCGCGGCCGCCGCGCACAACGTCGAGTACAGCGCGGTCAAGGAGATGGACGAGAGTCTGGACACCAAGATCCAGCGCAACTACTTCCGCTACGCCTTCCTGCGCCTGCTCGTGCAGTGGTTCGGCAAGTACCACGTCCCGCAGGTCTCGCTGGCGCCCACGCCCGACGCGGTCCCCGACTTCGCCTTCCACTGCCGCGTGGCCGAGCTGGTGGTGGCCAGCAACGACACGCACCGCCGCGCGATGGAGTCGCTGTCCAAGCTGGGGTACGTGCTCGTGGGCGGCAACGTGGCCATGCCCGCGGACGCCTTCCGGCAGCGGCTGGCCGCGCACTTCAACGTGCGCGTGCACGGCGGCGACATAGACGCCTTCATGTTCAAGCACAAGAAGGTCGTCAACGTAACGGAGGAGTACGTGGAGTACGTATTCATCGAAGATGTCGAAAATAAATAGACGGGCATGAACTCGGACGTGATCAAGCTGTTCGCCGGGCACGACGAGTCCGTGCCCGGCATCCTGCCGCACCAGCTCGCGACAGTGGACTTCCTGATACGCCGCGTTCTAGACGACAACGTCAGCGTGCTTCTCTTCCACATCATGGGCTCCGGGAAGACCGTCATCGCGCTGCTGTTCGCGATGGTGGCCTCGCGCACCAAGAAGGTGTACATCCTGGTGCCCAACGTGAACGTCATGAACATATTCAACTACAGCATGGTCATGGTCGCTAACCTGTTCAACGCGCCCTTCGTGGCCGAGAACATATTCGTGTACTCGACGACTAGTTTTTATTCGCTAAACTGCAACGACGGCGTCGTAAACTACAACGGCCTCAGCAAGTACGAGAACTCGGTCTTCGTGGTCGACGAGGCGCACAACATCTTCGGGAACAACACCGGAGAGCTCATGATGGTGATCAAGAACAAGACGCGCGTGCCCTTCCTGCTGCTCTCGGCCTCGCCGATCACGAACACGCCGCTCACGCTCAGCAGCATCATCAGCCTCATGTCCGAGAAGGACGTGGACGTCGGCGACATCGTGGTGCAGGGCAAGAAGGTGTTCCAGATCCTGCTGAACGAGCACGGCGTGCGCGTGATCCGCGAGGTGCTCAAGGGGCGCATCTCCTACTACGAGATGCCGGACACGGATATGCCCGAGGTGCTCTACCACGGGCGCCGCTTCCTGGACACGCGCGTGGTCTACTGCCGCATGTCGCGCCGGCAGGAGGACGACTACCTCACCGTGCGCCGGCTCTGCAACAACGAGATGTTCGAGAAGAACATGAACAACGTGTCCATGGCGGTGCTGGGCCCGCTGAACCTGGTGAACAACCTGGACGTGCTCTTCCAGGCGCAGGACAAGGACCTGTACCCGAACCTGCGCATCAGCAACGGCGTGCTCTACGGGAACGAGCTCACCAAGCTGGACATCAGCTGCAAGTTCAAGTTCTTCATCTCGAAGGTGGGCGCCATGCGCGGGAAGCACTTCATATACTTCTCCAACTCAACCTACGGCAGCCTGGTCATCCGCAACGTGATGCTCAGCAACGGGTACTCGGAGTTCGGCGGCTCGCAGAGCAACAACCCGCACACCACGCCCGACGGGCGCGCCAAGACCTTCGCGATCGTGACCAGCAAGATGAAGGCCTCGCTGGAGGAGCTGCTCGAGGTGTACAACTCTGCGGAGAACAACGACGGCGGCGAGCTCATGTTCCTCTTCTCCTCGAACATCATGTCCGAGTCCTACACGCTCAAGGAGGTGCGGCACATCTGGTTCATGACCATCCCCGACACCTTCTCGCAGTTCAACCAGATCCTGGGCCGCGCCGTGCGCAAGTTCTCCTACGCGGACGTGGCCGCGCCTGTGAACGTGTACCTCATGGCGGCGGTGTACTCGGACTTCGACGAGGACATCGTCTCGCTGGAGGACTACAGCGTGGAGGACATCAACGCGCTGCCCTTCGACGTGAAGAAGCTCTTCTACCTCAAGTTCAAGGCCAAGGAAACCAACCGCGTGTACGCCATCCTGCAGGAGCTCTCGGACGCGTACTCCGCGCGCCCGCACCCGCAGCTCGTGGACGTGGTGCTGGGGGAGATCGTGCGCCAGTTCTTCGCACGGCACTGCCGCGTGCCCGCCGAGGACGCCGCGCTCGTGGCCGCCGTCGAGGCCGTCCTCGGCACGCGCGAGGCAGCGGCCGAGTACATCCGCGCGATAGTGGACGGACACTTCTTCGTGACCAACAAGACCTTCGGGAAGTGCCTGCTCTTCCGGCACGAGCGCGACATCGTGACCGTGCCCTTCGAGCTCGAGCACGACCCCTTCGCGTGGGCGATCAACTTCCGCAAGGAGGTCAGTGTGGTGAATATATAACGGCAAACATAAATAGAAAGACCGCCCTTGCGCGCGATGTCGACCTTCCGGCAGACGGTGTACCTGGCGGTGACGCTGCAGCCGCACGAGCTCACGCTCGACTTCCGCGGCAACGTCGCGGAGGCGGTCATGCGCGAGTACCTCTACAAGGAGAAGGGCGGGCTCATGGCCACCGACATCGAGGTCTGCCTCGGAAACGAGATGCCGCTGGGGCGCATCGTGAACAACGCGGTTGTGGTCTCGGTGCCCTGCAACGTGACCTTCAAGTACTACCGCGTCGGCGACACCGTGAGCGGCACGCTCAACGTCGAGGACGAGACCAACGTCTTCGTGGACTGCGGCGACCTCATCTGCCAGCTCGGCAAGAGCTCGGGCGGCGTGACCTTCAACGAGTCCAAGTACTGCCTCGTGCGCAACGGAGTCGTCTACGAACACGGCAGCCGGGTCTCGGCTGTGCTGCGCGAGGCGCGCTCCGGACGCGAGTCCGCGTTCGTGTTCTCCGCAGTGCTGCTGGACGGCGTCCCCGCCGAGAAGAAGGACGAGAAAAAGGACGAGGGCGGGAAGGCTGCGGAGAAGGAGACGCCCGCGAGCCCCGCCGCCGAAAACTAGCATTATTGGGCCGCGCGAACCTTCGATAAATGCGCACGTACACGTCGCTGCTCTCGAAGCTGCTCAAGAGCAACCGTCGGCTCGGGAGCACGCGCGTCTTCCGCGACCCGCTGCAGCACATCAGCGCGACCGCCTTTGTGCACCGGCGCATTGACCGGCACCGGCGCGTCTCCATCTGCGCCGTGCTCACCACCACCGACGGGCTCGTGGTCGCGTGCCGGCGCCGGTACTCATTTTTGTCCTCCGAGCTCGCAGAGACGCGCTCGCCCGCGCGGCGCGTGCTGCTCGCGACCAAGCACGCGGACGCTCTCGCGCGCCTCGGAGCCGCGCGCCCTCGCGACGACGTTATGTTTCCGGGCGGCGCGCCGCTGTCCGGAGAGTCGCCGCTGGCGTGCGTGCTGCGCGAGGTCGAGGAGGAGACCGGGCTGCGCGGCGACCAGGTCAACGTGGACGAGCGGCTGTTCGTGCACGCCTTCATCGACGACCTGGTCTCGGGCCGCGACTTCGACGCGATCATCTTCACGGGCGCAGTCGCGCTTTCGAGCGCGGAGGTGGCGAAGCAGTTCCGGCCCAACGACGAGGTCAAGGGGCTGGTGTTCCTGCGCCCCGAGGACGCGGAGGGCGTGGGCGTGATGGCGCGGCTGGCGGCGTTCGCGCGCTGCGCGGCGCGCCTGCGCTGCTGGGGCGCGGCCGTCACGCGATAGAGGCAGGGTCCACCACGTACACGAGGCGCCCGCCGCTCACGCGCACGGTGGGCGGGTCGCCCAGCGCGGTCAGGAAGTTCCCGTCGTCGTCGAAGAGGCGCCCGCCGCGCTCGAGGAAGCCCTTGCGCACCGTGACCAGCGCCGTGGAGGTGGAGTACCACACGCTCTGCCCGTCCGCGAGCCGCGCCGCGCGCGCGGGCCCGCGCGCGTCCGCCGGGCGCGCCACCAGCGCGGACCAGCCGGAGTCGTCCTCCAGCGGCGCGAAGTCCGTGAAGGCCTCGCGCACCCACTCCAGCGAGCAGCGCTTGAGCACGCGGAAGAGCTGCGTGAACTGCCGGGACTTGTCGCGGATGAGGGCCAGCAGGTCCTCGTCCACGGTGGCGGCGCCGGAGTCCTGGCGCGCGACCACGAAGTGCACGTTCACGTAGCGGCGGTCGGGCGGCGTCATCTCGTGGCTGTTCAGGCGCACCGCGCGGCCCACGATCTGGCGCAGCGAGGCCTCGTTCCAGGTCATGTCCAAGATGAAGATGTCGTTGATGGAGAGGAAGCTGAGGCCCTCAGAGCCGCTCAGCGAGAACACGCAGACCTTGATCTTCTCGCCGTCGGTGTTGTCGCAGGCGTTGAAGGCGTCCACGAGCTTGGCGCGCGTGTCGCGCGTGCGCGAGGAGAACTCCACGCTGGAGACGCCGAAGGCGCGGAAGTAGAGCAGCAGCATCTCGATGCCGGTCACGTTGACGAAGGGCTCGAAGACCAGACACTTGCCCGGCGAGGCCAGGATGCGCAGGCAGACCTCGGTGTACTTGCAGCTGCGCTCGCGCAGCTCCGCGAGCAGCGAGACGTCCGCGGAGGTCATGCGGTCGCCGCTGACGGGCGCGCCGCTGCGGAAGAGCCGCATGGCCGCCTCCGAGAAGACGCGGTCCTTGACGGCGCGCGCGAAGTCCAGGAAGAGCGCGGCCACGGCCTCGTCGTACTCCTGCTTGGAGAGCACGGACTTGTCGGGCGCGTCCTCGAAGGCGAAGGTGGCCGCGATGCGCCGGTACACGCGGAAGACCGCGGCGCCGGACTTGCGCTCCATGGCGGCCGCGCGGCGGTAGGCCTCGGTCTGCTTCGCGGTCATGTCCACGTACATCATGCGCACGCGCTTGCGCGCGAAGGCCGCGGAGCCGTCGACGTCGTCGAAGATGGAGGCCTCGTTGGTGACCAAGTACGAGCACAGGCCGCCGAGCTTGTCCACGAGGTCCTCGGGGTTCGCGAGCGCGCCGCCGTTGAAGAGCGGCGTCTGCCCGACCACGCCGGGGCGCAGCAGGTTCACGGCCATGGAGAACTCCTTGACGCTGTTCACCACCGGCGTGGCCGTGAGACAGAGCAGCTTCCCGCGGCCCATGGGGATGTTCTTCGCGAGGTAGTTGTACACCGTGCGCGCGGGCCGCTGGCGCCCGTCCTCCTTGGTCAGCGACATCGAGATGAAGTTGTGGAACTCGTCGATGACCACGCAGACGCGGCTGCTCGACGAGGCGGTCTTCATCAGCGTGAAGAAGCGGTGGTGGAAGCGCGGGTCGTCGTAGTTGATGAAGGTGCACCCGGGCACGGCCTCGGGCGCGAAGCGCATCATCGTCGAGGTCCAGGGCTGCTCCACGAGCGCCTTCTTCACGAGCACGACCACCGTCCAGTCCGTGAAGACGTCGCGCAGGTGCTTGAGCACGTACACCGCGGTCACGGTCTTGCCCACGCCCGTCTCGTGGAAGAGCAGCAGCGAGTGCATGCTGTCCAGGCCCAGGAACACGCGCGCCACGAAGAGCTGGTAGTCCTTGAGGCGCACGGACTCCTCCACGCCCTGCATCTCGGAGGGCATGTGCGCGGTGCGCCGCAGCGCGTAGTCGATGTAGGCAGCGTGCGCGCTGGTCATGGCGACGGGTCGGCGCTCCTTTTACGGGGTCTGTCGTATATCTATTGTCGGGCGCGGGTCCGATTTAGGGGCAGTAGTTACAAAAACGTTTCCGCCGCTCGGCGCGGCGTTTGGAGGAGCGGTTGCGGCAGCGGCGGCGCAGGCGCGCGCGGCGAGTCTTCGTGGCGCGGTGGCCGAACCAGCGCCGGCGCATGACCGGGTGCGAGACCGCGGCCGCGCGATCCGCGCTCATGCAGGTTGTGTAGGTGCGGCACATGCTGCGCAGCACGCGCCGCGTGCGCCGCTCCACGGCGTCGAGCCGCCTCGCGACGATGGGGAAGAGCCGGCGCCAGCCGCGCACGGCGAAGAGCGGGCGCTCGCAGACCGGGCGCGAGAGCGCGTGGTAGGCGCCCAGCAGCCGCGGGTCCAGCGAGCGCACGTAGGTCTCCACGAAGCCGTTGCCGAAGACGATGGCCTGCGCGCAGAGCGGGTTCGTCATCTCCTTTTTGGAGACAATGGCGTCGCCCACGAAGGCGCGCACGCCGCAGTGCCGCAGCACCAGGCGCCGCCGCGGGAAGTGCAGGTGCGGGCCGAGCGCCGCGCGGGCGGCGGGGATGTGCAGCCGCGGAGAAAAACGCGCGCGTCTTGCCATGGCATCTAAGCGCTCCGTCTGTTTTCAGTTATAGCGCCGCGGGCGGCTACTGCAGCAGCAGCTTGAGCTTGCGCTGGCTCTCGTTCTCGATGCTCTTGGACTCGGAGGTCATGCTTTCGTAGAGCAGCGAGTGCGTGACGTAGAGCGCCTCGTACACGCGGCTGGCGAAGGCCACGAAGCGGTCCACAAACTCGCTCTCTACGGGGTCCTTGAGCACGCGGAAGGGCACGGCCAGCGAGTCGCGCCAGGCGGCGGCCTTGGTGCGCTCGCGCACGTGCGTCACGAAGGCGGCGATGGCCGCGCGCCGCGGCTCGCTGGCGACCATGACGGCGCTGTCCTTGAGCCAGCTGTCGCTCACGCACTTGAAGAGGCGCACGGTGCCGAAGAGGCTGCAGTACACGCGCAGCGCGTGCACCACGTCGGTGCCGAAGAGCGTGGGCAGCTTGAGCACCACGAAGCGCTCCTGCGTGATCTCGAGCAGCGGGCGCATCACCGCGAAGGTGATCGCGTGGTAGTCGGCCACGTAGAGGTTGTTCTCGGTGAGGTGGTTGTTGGAGCGGATGGCGCCGCGCTCCTTGCGGTAGAGCCGGTTGCGCGCGCTGAGGTCGAGCACGACCGCATCGGCCCTGCCGCGCGCTCTGGAGCGCACGCTGGTGATGCCGTGCGCCTCGAGCACCTTCTCGACGTCGCGCTCGTCGATCATGAGGTCGTGCGTGTACAGACTCAGCATCTCCGTGGGCATGCGGTTGATGTCGTTCACGCGCGAGCACTGCAGGAAGTAGTTGGTCCCGTAGGCCAGGCTGGGCAGGTGCCCGACGCCGAGCTGCAGGTCCAGCGCGGGCGTCGAGTCGAAGGTGGGCAGCGTCACGCTGAGCCCCTCGCGGATGCTGCGACGCACGGCCTCCACCGCGTCCATGGCCGATTTATTGGACGCACAGTCTGTTTTCATTTCGCGGCTACTGCGCAGTCACCTTCTCGGCCACGATCCCCGCGTCGTAGCTGAGCCGGTACACCTCGTTGCACACCACGACCATCTGGCGCGGTACGTACATGAGCGGGTTGTGCGCCTCCATGTGCGCGGTGGTCACGCGCACCGCCAGCTTGTCCTTGCCCCTGGAGACGTTGGAGTTCAGCGCGGTGGGCGAGAAGAAGGTGCTGGGTGTAAAGTTGAACTGCAGCGTGCGCACGCCGGGCGTCTTGCCGAGGATCTCGCCGAAGACGCGCGAGACTGCGCTGTTCTCCGAGTACAGCACCTCGTTGCCGAAGCGCACGTCCATGCGCGCGATGACGTCGATCTTGTTCTTGAAGTCCACGCCCTTGAGGAAGGGGTCGGCCACGAAGAGGTCCTTGGCGCGCGCCTCCGGCGAGCGGTTGTCGCCGTTGTACACGTTGCGCTGGCAGGTCCACACGCCCACGGGCACGGAGGCGTCGCCGATGTTCACGGAGTGGATAGCAGTCGTGAAGCGGATGCGGGAGGTCGCGCGGCTGTAGGCCCCTGTGATGGCGGAGAACTTCTTGGACATGTTGTACACGACGGAGTTCTTCCTGGTGGCGAACACTAGGATGTTCGTGTGCAGGAACACGCGCATGCCCACGGGCACGTCGTCGATGCGCACGAAGACGTCGGTGTCCTGGATGGACACGACGCCCGACGGGGGCACCTCGACTATCTCCGCGGTATCGGGGAAGCCCTCGGGGTAGCAGTTCGAGACGATCACCATGTCCTCCAGCAGGCGCTCTACGAAGGCCATCACGAAGTCGCCCTCGGACTGCTGGAAGCCGGGGTACGATATGAAGCGGTTGTTGGCGTCGCTGAGCACGGGCTTCATGTACACGGAAAGGGAGGTGCACGCGTGCACGTCCGTGATCACCGCGGTGGTGTGGTTGATCTGCTCCACGCGCCGCCGCGGCATCTCGATGAAGGCCGGGCGCGGACACAGGTTTTTGACCATGTAGCCGATGAAACTCAGCTCCATGGAGTAGGGGAACTCCTTGGCGAGCTTGGCGGCGTCGAAGGTCTCGTCGTAGACCATGACGCAGGCGATGGGGTTCAGCGTGATTGTGACCGTGATCTTGCTGTCGCTGAGCTTGAGCGTGCTGAAGGTCTTGTCCGCGTCGAAGGGCGTCTTGATGTAGGCGTGCACGCAGGCGGCCTCCTTGATGACGTCGTTGGGCGAGCTCCCGGTGGAGAGGTCGTTGAGCTCGCGCGAGAAGCCCGAGAGCTCCATCACGCGCTCGTTGTCCAGGCAGGAGTCGAACAGCTCCTCGCCGGAGGTCTCCCAGATGGTGTCCGCGGCGGAGTTCACGGCCACGTGGCGGATGAGCTTGTACGCGATGTAGGGCACGTAGCACATCTTGCCCACGCCCTTTATCTCGGGCAGGTCCACGCTCAGCACGAAGTTGTTCATGGCCGAGATGTACTTGTCGCGGATCTCGAAGGTCACGGTGACCGCGTCGCTGGTGGTGTCCACCACGCCCTGCGTGGTGATGTACTGCGGCATGTACACCGTGGGCGCGCGGTGGTCCGTGGCGAACACGCTGGCGCGCCGCACGGCGTCATCGCCGCCCACCAGGCTCACCACGGAGTTATTCATTTATTCCCTGGGAAAACCAGTTAAATAAGGCTCTTCAGAGCCATGCGCACCGTTCGGCCGTCGGCCTCCAGGTAGCAGCGCCCGTAGACGCCCTCCGTGGCGCGCGTCTCGTTGATGAGCGCGCGCACGCGGTCGGGGTCCGCGTACATCTCCAGCGGCAGCAGCTCGATCTTGGGCTCCTCGCGCAGCGCGACGAGGTGCCGGATGGAGCCCGCGAAGGAGTCGCGGCACAGCCGCGAGCAGAACTCGCCCACGGCGCCGCCGTCGAGCGTCTCCACGGCCAGCGCGGCTGTGCTCACGCGCTGACGGCAGAACCAGCACGTGCCGTCCGCGGCGCGCAGCGCCAGCCGCTCCGCGGACACCGTGTTGAAGTACTTCGGCAGCACGTACTCGATGCGGCACGCTGCCGGCGGCGCGCAGGCCGACGCCCGCGGCGCGGATATGTCCACCCGCGAGAGCGCTATGCGCTTCATGGGCGGCGGTGGCTGCTATTTATGTCGCCCGCGGCTTTTCAAAGGTCGAGCGAGCACGCCGCGAAGCGCGCGGGCGAGAACACGTACTCGTGGCCGAACTCCGGGATCTGCGCGGCGCGCTTGCGCGCGCGCATGTGCGCGAGGAAGTTCTCCCAGGTGAGCTGGTTGCTGTTGTTCTTCGCGTAGTTCTTCACGGTCTGCGGACGCAGGTTGCGCGTCACGCCCGTGACCTCGAAGATCTTGTCCAGGAAGAAGGAGTAGTTGATGGTTTTGGTGGGCGTGATCTCCTGGCAGAAGAAGACCAGCTGCTTGAATATCTCGATGACCTCGTTGATCTTCTCGGTGCTGAGGTCCAGCTTCTCGTTTTTGACCTGGTTGATGATCTCGAAGACCAGCTTGTAGTCCTTCTTGTTGATCATCTCGCTGTCCTTGAGGAAGCTGGAGACGTAGTTGGCGTCCACGTCCTCGGGCCGGATCTGGTGCCGGTCCATCATCGCGCGCAGGTCGCGGATGACCTCCTCCGAGCACTGCTTGGAGAGCAGCCGCCGGAGCACGTTCCGCAGGTGGATGAGCTTGTTCGACACGTGGAAGTTGGACCTCTTCTGCACGCGGATGCCCATGGGAAACACGGTCTCGCAGAACAGGCAGAACTCGTAGTCCGCGTCGGACACGAGCCCGTTGCGGCGGCAGCCGCCGCACATGCGCAGGTTCATGGCTGCCCCAGCCCCAGCACGCGCAGGATCTCGCGGTCCAGCACTTTAGTGTCCAGCGTGCGGGTTCTACAGAACTGGAGGAAGCCCGCGAGCGCGCGCGCGCGCCCTGGCTGCGAGAGCAGCAGCATGCGCGCGTTCTCGGGGTCCTCGTTGATGAAGCGCGTGAGGTTCAGCGAGCACCGCGTGCAGCGCCGCGGCGGGTCGAGCTCGACCGAGTACGCCGCGAACCAGACGTCGTCGCGGTCCATGTATTATTTATTAACACAGAACGTCGCACATGTTGCGCGAGGACATGTACGGGTCGTACTCCTGCCCGTAGATGAGGATGGTGCAGTACCGCGAGATCATGAGCATGGCCTCCTCCATGGTGAGCAGGTCGTCCTCGAACATGGCCTTGTGCTGCATGTGCTGGCTCTGCTTGGCGGCCATCGCGGCCGCGCCGTCGCCGCGCAGCCACTCGTTCAGACACTGGCCGTCGCCGCTCTCCTGCGCGAAGGCGTTGCGCATGGCGCGCATGAGCCTGGCCTCCCTGGCCGAGCGGCTGAGCACGGTCATGGGGTCGTAGAGCCAGGGGCCTGCGTCCGTGAACAGGATGGTGCAGTACCCGTTGGCGAAGGCGTCCGCGCCGCCGCAGTTGTCGATGCCGTCACCGACCCTGTAGCACACTGCGGAGACCAGCCGGTACATGATGCCGTTGAGCATCATGTCCTGCGACACCTCGATGGGAATGTCGCTGATCACGGGCCGCATGTTCGTGAAGCAGTCGCCCGTGCTGGCCATGCCCCCGCGCCGGTTCACCAGGAACACCAGCACGCCGTTCGTGATCACGGGCGCGCGGTCGCGCTCGTAAAGGTAGCCGCTCGCCGCGCACACGGCGGACGCCACGTCTGTGCGAGAGACCGCGCCCATGTTCTGGGCGGGCATGTACAGCACTCGCCCGGCCTCCGCGGTGCACGAGAAGGGCTGCTCCCCGCCCACGTGGATGGGCGCCGTCGATGTCGTGATCATCTTGCTGGAGTCCACCACCAGGTAGGGCACCGTGTGCATGGCCATGTCGCCCATGCCCCCGATCCCCGTTCCGAACGACGGCCGCGACACGCTCACGAGCGTCGGCTTGAACGAGACTATGGAGAAGATGGAGGCCAAAATCTGCTCCTCGTCGGTCATGATGGAGGCGCACGAGGGGTGGATGATCTTCATTAGGGCGTTGTCGATGGACTCGTCGCTCTCGCAGTAGAAGACGCCCATGCGGAGGTTCAGGATGCACCGCCGCAGGTTGGTGTGCAGCACTGCGCGCTGGATCTCCATGGACACGGAGTCGCTGACGCCGGGCATCACGATGGGCGTTTCCTCGGTGAGCTTGTTCACCAGCAGCTGGTAGTTGCTGGGTCGCACGCGGCTGTTGTGGTGGAGCTGCGCCAGGAGCGAGAGGCTGTCCCCGTTGACGAACGCGGACTCGATGGCCGGCAGCTTTACGCCGAACAGCGCCATGGCGATGGGGTGCACGAAGCCCACGGAGTCGGACGACTTGAACGAGAAGAGCAGGTCGCCCGAGGAGCTCATGTCTTTGAAGTGCACAGACTGGAACTGCGTGGCGGAGAGCAAGTTCTGGTAGCTGGACATGCTCTGCAGGTCGTCGATCTCCTTCATCTGCTTGTTTACGCGGGTCGAGTTCCTCCCGTAGATGATCACCAGCGGGTGCGTCTGGCTCACGGATAGCCCCGAGTCCGTCATGGCGGCGCGCACGCTGTTCAGCAGATCGAACAGCTCCGACCGGTCTCTGTTCTGGATCCCGACCTTTGCCATCACGGACATGAGCTCCTGGATGGTCATGTTCTTGTGGTCTCGGCGCGTGGACCGCAGGTAGTCAGCGATCATCTCGCCCTCCTTACGGATCTTCATCTGCCAGTCGTGCATGGAGGTCATGCGGTCCACAGGCATGAGCACGCTGTCGGAAGACGACTGCGCGGCGCTGCCGGACTGGCGCGAGCCAGGGCGCGCGGACGACGGGCGCGCGGCGCTGCCGCGGCTGGAGGAAGACGAAGACCTGGACCTCCTCGAGGATCTTCGCTGCGAAGAGCTGCGCACGGGCCGCTGGGCGCGCGCCCCGGCGGAAACCATGTCCTCGCGGTTTATGCTGAGGAGCGAGCTGCAGACCGCGCACGACAACGACTGCTTCGGAATGTGGATGTGGTCGCACTCCAGGGACATGCCCGCATTGTCGTAGCCCGGGACCAGGTCGAACTTTGCGTTAAAAAAATCTGACGCGCACGCGGGCGATTCCATTTATACCGGGAGTTTTTATGAGGTGCCGGTATTGTCCACGCGATCTCGCAGTGTGCTGGGAGTCTCTCGCGTAGCCACGGACCCGAGCAGACGACGCAAGTCGTCGATGGCCGACTGCGTGACGGACTTTGCCGTCTCGATGTCGCGCGTAAGGCTGAGCGACTCGGCGTTGAGGTCGCGCACGCTGTCCGCGATGTCGGCTAGCTCCTTTTTGATTAAATCCTTATCATCATTATCGGCGTCGATGATCTTGTCCGGCACTCTGGGCTCTAGAACCGGTGACGCGGCGGGCGCCTTGATCGTCGGGCAGCTGGACGCCGGGTACTGGGGCGGTGGCAACGATTGCTGCAAGAAGATGGGCTTGGCGGCAGGCGCCGGTTTTGTCGGCAAGGGAGGCGCCGGCGGGCACTGTCGTGTAGACGGCGGGCACGCCGGTGCGGGGCGCGCCGGTGCGGGGCACACTGCTGGTGGCGGGCATGTCGGCGCAGTTGCAGGCGGACACGCGGGCGCCGGCGCGGGGCACGTCACGGCAGGAGCCGGACACGCAGGAGCCGGAGCCGGACACGCGGGAGCCGGCGCAGGACACGCGGGAACCGGCGCGGGGCACGCAGGAGCCGGAGCCGGACACGCCGGCGCAGCGGGAGGACAGACCACCGCTGTCGCGGAGCACGCGGCGACCGGCGTGGAGCACGCGGCGGGCATCACGTTCAGAGGCACCGACTGGATCCTGGCACCGCGGGGCAGTGGCGATGGCGCTAGGGGCGACTGTCCGGTTGGACGCTGCATGCAGGCAGTCGTAGATTTTAGACGGGACTGGTAATACCTGCCCGCTTCCTTCACCGTGTACTTGTCGACGGAGTCTACCTCCTCATCGGGAGGACATGGCTGCTCCGGTGTGGGAATGACTGCTTGAGGACACTTGGTGAACAGACTGGAGCTGGTCTCCGATAGCACCAGTTTGGTCTTGGCCAAGTCGGAGGCAAACCTTCTTCTAAGATCCATTTAAGCCTTCAAAATTGAACGTGTACGCCGACCGCTAAATGGAAGAATCGGTGGCCGTCGAGTACGCGGACGAAGACGAGGATGAGATCGAAGAAGAGTACGAGGAGGAGGACGAGGACGAGGAGGAAGAGTCTGCCGAGGGCGCCGCCGACTCCTCAGTCAGCGACGTGGCGCTCTCTGCCGCCGAGAAGCTGGTGGCCTCGGAGGTCCCGGACGACGCGGCTGCCGCGGACACCAACGTGCGTCAACGCGTCACCGCGCGCGTGGAGGAGCTTAAGGCGCGCTACACACGGCGGATGAGTCTGTTTGAGCTCACCGGAATTGTAGCAGAAAGTTTCAATCTTCTGTGTCGAGGGCGGCTGCCGCTCGTGGCGGACGCCGCAGACCCGGCGCTCGACAACGAGCTCAAAGTGGTGGTTCGGGAGCTCGAGGAGGGCGTCTGCCCCATCGTCATCGAGAAAAACGGCGAGTTCCTCTCGCCGGGCGACTTCGACCCCGAGTGCCTGCGCTACCACCTGACGTACATGACCGACCTCTGGAAGTCCCAGGGGCGCATGTAGCGCGACTACTCCGACTCGGCGGCCTCCGAGATTTTTTCTTTTATCATGTCCAGCAGCTCGCGCACCACGATGGGGCAGCCGCGGTACGTAATGCCGTTTTCGGATATCACGCTCTGCGCGATGTCCACCAGCGAGCCCTCGCGCTCCCAGTACTCGCGCGCGAGCACCTCCTTGTACAACGCGCGGTGGTTGGCCACGTACCGCACCAGCGTCTGGATGTTCTTCACGCCCACGCTCTTGAGGTCCTGCGGCGAGAACTTCTCGCGCAGCGACACGAAGACGTCCCGGACGAGCTTGCCGATCTCCACGTTGGTCTTAAACTCGTTGTACAGCACCACGTAGAGCTTGCACACGACCGTGGCGAACTTCGCGGGCTTGAGATCCTTGTTCTGGAAGACCAGCATGCTGCTCATCACCTTCTTCATGAAGTTCAGGTACTTCGCGCGGTCGCCATCGACGCTCACGCTCGAGACCTCGAGGTCGGACACGCAGCGGATTCCGTGCTCCGCGCTCTCCGCGGAGACGCGCAGAAGCTCCTGGTACTCCTTGAGCTTCTGCTTGTCCGTCATCAGCGAGTTGTCGAATACCGCCACCAGCTTGAGCACGTAGTTCTCGTCCGAGAAGACCTTGTTCAGACACTTCACCAGGAAGCTGTAGTGGTTCTGCAGGATCTTCATGACCGCGTTGGCTCCGCTGGCTCCGCGGACGTGCGATATCATCTCCATGATCTTCTTGGAGTCGTCGATGATCTCCTCGGTGTCGTTGCGCATGTTGCGGTACATCGCGTTCAGCGAGACCAGCGTCTGCGCGGCCAGGAGCACGTCTCGGAACACGCGCGCGAACTCGCGCTTCCCCTCCGCGTCGGCGATGCTGTTGTACACGGACTTCGCCACCGCGTTCGACTTCAGGAACCAGAAGGAGAGCGCCTGGTAGTTGAAGTGCTTCATCAGCGCCAGCACGTCCGCCTCGCTCATTTCCGGCGCGATGGGGCACACTGAGCTCTCGAGCACGGGCACCATGCTGACGAGCGTGTCCACGTCCGTGTCGAAGTCCAGGCAGTCCACGCAGAGCCCGGTGCCGCGGCTCAGGTGATCGCGGCTGATGTCGTAGAAGCGCTCGTAGCAGGTGCGGAGGCGGTCCATGTCGGCTGCGTTTTAGAGAGACACACACTCTTGAATTATGGCTGCGGGTAGAACTCCTGCAGCAGCGCCGGCGCGCGCGCGGAGTCCGGCTCCACGCCCAGCTTCAGCGCGCAGTTCACGGACCAGGTCTTCATGAAGCGGTCGGGCGCGTCCGTGACCACGTGCCGGAAGAGCTTTGCGAAGTGGCGGCTCACGGCGTTGGGCACGGTCGCGTTGCGCACGAAGGCCGTGAAGCGCGAGGTCAGCTTCGGCGCGAAGCGCTTGCCGTCCACGAAGAAGCCCGAGGTGGTGAGCGAGAGCCCGTTCTCCTCGCGCACCACGCGTCGCGCGGCCTTGTGCGGAAACATGCTCGCGAGGCGCCCGCTCGCGTCCTGGTCTAGGTGGATGGCGTCCGTGGCCGCGTCCTTGCGGATGCGCACCACGTCGTGCACGATCTCCTGGATGAGGATGCGCGTGGCCGCGGTATCCGCCAGCCGCATGGGGAAGTAGACCATGTCCCCGGAGATGAGCACGTTCCCGCTAGCGTTTACGTAGCTCACTATCTCGGACACGGTGCGCAGACGCACGATCGCGCCTTCGCAGCAGTGCACCACGTAGTACCCGGCGGTGGCGCGCAGGCGCTTGTTGTCCGCCTCGAAGTCCGCCTCCAACCCCTCGTTGAAGTACTTGTCGAATATGATGGGCAGGAATGATAGTTTTGACTCGGTGACCACCTTCCCGAAGTTGAGGATGTACGGGTTCAGCGCGCTGCGGTCGACCTCTTCGTCGTACACGCAGGACTTGAAGGTGTCGGTGTGCGCCTGGCTGCGCAGGAAGCAGCACGGAATGCAGATGCGCTGCAGGCGGTGGAAGATGGAGAGGAAGCCCACGCTGTTGTAGCGCCCGTCGGGGTCCATGCACGAAAACATGACGCCGTTTCCGTTCACGAAGACCTCGCGCGTCTCGGACTTGAAGAAGTTGTTGCTGACCTTGGCCATGTCTGCGTCCAGCGACTGCACGATCACGGGCTTGCGGTTCTTGGTCTTGGTGTTCTGGCAGATGCGCGACCAGTACACGGTCTCCACCTTGGTGAAGTCCGAGGACTGCTTCACGTTGTTGAACATCACGCTGATGGCCACGATCAAGAACGTGAAGTACTTCTCGATGTTCGGGATGTAGTTCTTGACCTTCACGGACACGTGCGACTTCGCGAGGATGATCGAGATGCGCTTGTCCGTGGAGAGCAGTATGTTGTTGGTCGCCGTCTCCACGAAGATGAAGCTCGTTTCCATGTCCAGCTTCATCTTAGACGTGATGGTCGTGTTCAGCGACACCTTGTAGGTGATGTCGCCCTTGACGCGGTCCATCTTTACGTCCATGCTCTCGATGAGCTTCGTGAACAGACCCACGTCGTTCACCGTGAGCGTCTTCCCGTCGCTCGAGATGACCAGGTCGCCTTCCGGGCCCCACACCGAGAGGTTCAGCGGCTCGTCCACCAGCATGAAGCGCGTCCCCGTCATCGACACGAAGAAGTCGTCCGTCTTCGAGAGCAGGATGTCGAAGTCGCCCACCTCCGCGCGCTTGTCCGGCGACTGCTGCGCGATCGCGCGGAGCCCGGACTCGCGCAGGTTCGTGCGGAAGATGTTGTTGAACTTGGTCTCCACGTTCATGTTTAGGTCGAGGTTCGCGAACTCGCGGATGAGCCGCTCCTCGAACTTGAGGATGGAGTCGTTGGGCTCCTCGAAGGAGCCGAACTCCGGCGCGGAGGTGTCCGCCGCGCGCGCCACCCAGACCACCAGGAAGTTGCACGCGTCCGCGTACGCGTTGTAGAGGATGCCGTCCGTGCGGATGAGCGTTTTCTTTTGCGTGGGCGAGAACGGGTTGAAGATGGTGTTGTCCACGTAGCTGTACTCCAGGTTGTTCTTGTGCGAGTACACGATGATCTCGTCCTGCAGGCCCAGCAGGCTCCCCAGGTACCCCTTGAGCTGCCGCACGCGCATGGTCAGCAAGATGTGTCTGCGCACGTGCTCGGGGTCCTTCTGGATGTACTGCTTTGCGAAGAAGTAGATCGGCGAGGCCTCGTCCACGGAGTCGTACAGCGATAGGTACAGCACGCGCTCGATCTCCTGGTGGCGCCCCACCAGCACCACCAGCTGCGGCGCGACGGTGTAGAGCATGGTCGCGCGGGCGTATTTATAGCCGGCGTTAAACTGAAATAAAATACGCGGGTCGCGAGGCAGCGCCATGTTCCAGCCGGTGCCCGACATGGCCGCCGAGGCCGACATCGACCTCGGCGACGTCAGCGTGGACGCGACGCGCGCGGGCGCGCGCGAGAAGACCGTCTTCTTCGCGCGCAACAAGCGCATGTACCCGCACCGCAGCAAGGACGAGGAGCGCAAGCTGTCGCTGGGCTTCTTCCTGCAGCGGCTGGACTTCCTCACGTCGCGCGAGGTCAACCTGCAGTTCCGGTCGCTGGACGCGCTGCGCACCGAGAACGTCATGAAGAAGAACAACGTGCTCGTGGCGCCGTACATCCTCATCGCGACGCTCGCGGGGCGCGGCTTCCGCATGACGGAGACCATGGTCGAGCTCTACTTCCCCGAGCTGTACCGCGAGACCAGCAAGCGCTTCCGCTTCTGCGCGCAGATAAAGGTCATCCAGGACTTCCTGGGGTTCGCCCACGACAGCTACCACACTTACGACTTCGAGACGTACTTCGCGTTCGTGGCGCTGGTGCTGCGAGGCGCGGACTCTGTGGCCGAGGCCTTCGACGTCCGCGCCGAGAGCGGGCTCGTGCGCAGCCTCACCGAGATCACGTACCGGCTCTACGTGATGCAGCTGCGCTCCGACGCCGCGCAGTGGAGCGTGAGCACCGGCGCCGTAGTTTCGCAGGCGGTGAACACCGTGCTGTCGGTCGTCGGCGACCTTGCCGCGCGCGCGGAGGCCGAGCGGCTCACGCCCGTGTGCGACCTCGCGCGCGAGAACCCGCTCTCGCTCGATGACCTGCGCAAGTACGGCCCGCGGCTGCGCTCGCTGCTCACGACCATGGCGCGCGCGCGATCCTTCAAGACGAACCGGCGGGACAAGGACACACTGTCCCGGTTCTGCCGACTGACGGCGGGCCCTAGCCCGTCTGCGTGCCGCGCGTCGCCATAGACGTCGGCGTGCGCTCGCCGCCGGAACACTCGGGGTCGCTGAACATGTAGATGAGCGCGACGCCTAGCAGCAGGTACATGATCATGCTGATCACGGTTTTGAACACGACGGCGGCGAACGTGTTGGACCGCAGTCGGTGCTCGCAGAAGTGCATGAACAGGTGCCGCATGAGGTCGATGGCCCCGTTGGCCACCTGGAAAAGGGCGAGGCCGCCGATGGACTTGATCACCGTCACGTAGCACGGCCGCATTCCGACGACGCTATTTACTCACTGTCAAAAGAAACGGCGCCATCCGACCGGAGGTTGAGGTTGCGCTTCATGTTGTTCCAGTACATCTCGCCGATGCTCGAGTAGTACGCCGTCAGCCGCGATATTTTTTCTCGCACCAGCTCGTAGGCCTTCTGCATCTCCGCAACGCCGATCTCCGCGTCGCCCACGTACCGGCCGCTGCGGCGCACGATCAGCAGCAGCGCCTTCAGGTTCTCCAGCGCGATCATGTCCATGTACAGCGACTTCGAGAGCTGCACGAAGAGGTTGTACCGCTCCAGGATGCTGTTCTTCACCTCGTCCGCGATCGGGACTCCGAAGATGCGCTCCGTGGTGTACACGGACTGCGTGAGCTGCTTGAAGAGCGCGGAGATGCAGCAGGTCGCGCGCTTGACGGCGTCGAGCTGCTTCTCGGAGCGCGCGCTCGCGATGCTCAGCGCGCTGTTCACGACGTTGCTCGTGTCGCGCACGTAGCGCGTCTTCAGCGCGGCGTTGATGGCATCCGCGATCTCGTTGCTGCTCACGCTCGAGTCGTCCGAGCTGCCCGAGACCTCGTCCAGCAGCCCCGATATCGTGATGTCGGGCGAGCCGCCGACGGTCACCAGACGGTCGAGCAGGTTGCAGGGCATGGACATGAGGATGCCCTCGCTCGAGAGGCAGCCCTCGTCGATCATGCTCTGCAGGTTGCGCTTGAAGGCCGTGTTTTCGGGCATGAACCCGTCCACGCCCATGAGCTCGTCGACCGTGCTCGCGGAAAAGATGCCCCTCACGTTGATGCGGTCCAGAATGCCCATGTCCTGCGAGCACAGCACCACCGACTGGTCGGCCGTCTCGGCGGCGTCCTTGGCGCCGCCGTAGATGATGCGCGGAAACCGCCAGTTCGCCGGAAAGGAGAAGGAGGGAAACCGGCACTGCGCGCTCGGGCCTCGGTAGCCCTGCGCGTCGCGCACGTTGGTGGCCGTGACCATGAACTGCAGCAGGTCGTGTGCGGACGCCATGATTTTCTCCACCTCCTCCTTGCTGCAGCAGACCTTGCCCAGGCTGCGCGCGATGTTCGTTTTGCTCACCGAGGGCGAGACCGCGACGGCGGTGTGCCGGCGGCTGCCGAGCGTGTACGCACTCACGCTAACGCGGTACCCCATGGCGCCGAAGAGCAGCTTCACGAAGTCCAGGTAGCTCTCCTTATTGATGTAGTGCGGCGCGCCTTTGTCCTCCATCCTCAGCCCGGCGTAGGCCATGAGCACTTCCTTCATCGCCGTCTCGGGGTCCGAGTTGCACACCAGCCGCAGCATCTGGAAAAACTGCGTGAAGGCGCGCTGCGAGAGCCCGATGTGGTGGTTGGGCTGCGTCGACCGGCGCGGGAACTCCCTGGGCGTCATGGCGTTGATGCCCGAGAGCGTCTCCATCACGAGCGCGCCCACGGTCTTCTGGCCCATGACGCGCGGGTAAAAGCACACGCGGAGGGGCTCCTTGCCGGCCGCGAGCGCGTCCGAGAGCAGCGAGCAGTACGTGACGTTGTCGTGGTCGAAGAGCGCGAAGGTGTAGCAGACGGAGCTCATGAAGAGCGAGTCGGCGGTGCTCATGGACTTGAACTCCGCGTACGCGATTCCGTCCCAGAACAGGCTCTTTCCGGGCGCGATCAGCGGGGACGTGCGGTCGGCGCGCATCAGCATAGAGAGCAGCGTCACGTAGTAACGGATGTTGGCGGAGACGTCTACGAACTGCATGCCGGGCGAGGCCACGCGCAGGGTCGCGCCTGAGGTAGTGAGCACCTCCAGGCTGTCCATGAGCGTCACGCTGGGGTGCAGCTGCGCAAGGCGCGCCAGCTGGCTCTGGTAGAAGATGGACACGGCGAGGCTGGCCACGCTGCCGCGCGCCATGCGCAGGTTTTGCCCGTTGAAGGTGAGCTGGCGCAGCGAGAACACAGAGTCAAAGTACTGGAAGAAGGTGAGCAGGTACTTGAGCGGCATGGTCGTCAGCTCGGTATCCACCTGTGGCGTCTGTGTGAGCACGATTCCGTGCTTGGCCGCGGCGTCGGGGATGTCGTACATGGCGTCCATTCTGGCGCGGGAGGCGTCGGTGAGCAGCGCGCGCACGTTGAGCAGCATGAGCAGGTCCCGCGCGAGCATGGTCCCGTCGACCAGCCGGGCGCGAAAGCCGATCTCGGCGGGGCCGGCGATGTTGGGGTAGATCAGGTTCAGCAGGTACGTGTTGTCGAAGCTCAGCGAGGGGAAGGAGATGGGCGACTTCGCCGGGAGGCCGGTGGGGTAGCGCACGTAGCCGCCGCAGATGCGCGCGTGCGCCTCAAAGCTGGTCACGCGAGTCTTCAGCAGGTTGCGGGTGAAGGGCGGCACGTCCTTGAAGGACTGCGTGCAGATCACGGGGTTGGCGGTGTCGGTCAGCTTGAGGTTGGCGGGCTTGAGCTCCGCGAAGTTGGGGCCCAGCAGCACGGGGATGAGGTGCGAGTTGGCGGCGCTGTCGAGCAGGAAGTTGATGCCGAACTGCTTCACGGCGGCCTCGGTTTCCTCGTCGCTGGCGAGCTTCTCCGCGTCCTCGAGGAAGAGAGCGTCCAGCGGGTGCACGTACGTGCGGCTGACGTCGTAGCTGGGCTTGAAGTCCGAACACAGCGTGGGGAGCACGGTGGAGACGAGCTGGAACATGTATTCCGCGCCCTCCACATGGTGCAAGGCCATGTGCACGTTTGGGGCCGTCATTTATTTAGTATTAAATGACGGCCGTACCGGTAACCGATATTCCTGGAGACTACGGGCCGACGTCCTTTTCGGAGGACAACTACCCGCTGAACAAGCACTACGAGCTCACCAAAGGCCAGCTCTCGATCCTGCGCACGGTCAACGACAAGCTGCTCGCGCGCACCGTGCAGCACTCGGACGGAGAGAGCGATGAGAGCGAGAGCGAGGAGGACGACATCTCCAGTCCGCTGCCGCCGGACGAAGAGGAGCCGGACTCGTGTGTGGCCCGGGTCATGCCGCGGGACGCGGACCTGGCGGCGCCAAAAAAGGCCGACGGCTACATCATTGCCGCCGAGCAGCAGCGCCAGCAGCGCATAAACATTCTGGTATCCGATCGAGAGGCCGTCGTGGAGCGGGAGCCGGTTCAGACGTCGTTCGCGCGCGTCTCGGCTATCCCGATCCACGGGGACGGCGCGCGCCGCACCACCGCCTCCTTCTCCGCGACCACGCCGTCGCTGGGCGCCGTGTTCGACGACGCCAAGCGCGTGCGGCTGCTGGAGGAGGAAGTCAAGGAGCTCCGCAAAAAGTGCGCGACCTCTCAGGATAACGGAAACCTGGAGAACTTCACCAAGGTGCTGTTCGGCAAGGCGCCGCGCGCGAGCGAGCTGAACAAGCGCGTGGTCATCGTGAACTACGCCACGCTGAACAACGTGACGCTGTCCATGGAGGACCTCGAGAAGTGCTCCGATGAGGAGGTGGACCGCATGTACTCGGTCATCCGGCGCTACAACGAGACGCGGAAGAAGAAGATCCTGGTCACGAACGTGGTCATCATCGGGATCACCGTGCTCGAGCACGTGCTGGTGAAGCTTGGCTTCTCGGAGGTGCGCGGGCTCAGCGCCGACCTCTCGTCGGAGCTCATCGACGTGGAGATCGGCGAGGACTGCGAGCACATCGCAGAGCGCCTGGGGTTCGGGAACAGCCCGGTGCTAAACGTGGCGCTCTTCGTGGTAAAGCTGTTCGTGCGGAAGCTGAACCTGATCTGATCAGCACATGCCGCTGTCGAGGTCCATGGCGTTCATGAGGTTGGAGGCGCGGCGCCGCGCGCCGGTGGAAGCGCTCGAGGTCGTGGAGCAGGGAGTGTTGCTGGAGGAGGCGCGGCGGCGGGAGCTAGAAGCGGAACTCGAGGTTCCGCTGTTGGTACTGCGGCGACCTGTTGTGCCGCTCGTGCTGCTCCTACCAGTGCCAGTGCCAGTACCGCCGCGGCGTGAAGTGCCGGTGCCAGACTTGCCGCTGGAGCTTTTCTTGCGGCCGCCGTTAACGCTGTCGATGCCGAGCAAGTCTTCGCACACTTCGCCGACAGTTCCCTGCACGTCCAACTTGCCGTTCTTGACGACCCCGTACACGATCTTGCCGCAGTTGGACACAGCCTGGATGGTGGTCTCGTCGTCACAGGCGTTCATTCCGCTGTACACACCGTCGTTGTTTCTTCGAGAAGGCGCGCCGCTGCGGCGACTCCTGGTGCTGCTGCTGGACCGAGTTCCGGATGACCTAGAGCCCGTGGACCGGCTGCCGGTCGACCTGGTGCCGGTAGTGCGCTTTCTGGACGAAGAGGAGGAGCTTCCGCGGCGGGTAGACGACGAACTAGCCTCCAGCGCGCCGGCGCCGCCCACGCAATCCACGTCGCCGGAGGTGGCGCCTCCACGAATGACCTGCTCGTTGTTGAGCTGAGTCAGGAGAGATCGCAGATGCGGCGCGATCTTCTGCAAGGTGTTCACGTAGTCGTCGTAGCTGCTCTGCGGGCGCTGCGCCATTTTTTCGGACGCCATTTATTACGCGGAATATCTACGACGACGCAGCACTGAATCGGTTTCTCGCGACGGGAGATTCCGCGGTCGGCGCCGGTGCGGGGTTGTCGCCGGACGACGAGGTAACCAGCGCGTGGAAGGCGCGCACCTGGTCGTCCGTCATCTTGTCCTCGAACGAGGATGCGCCCGGGGGGAGCAGGTCCTTGTTGCGCGGAACGGCGGGCGCCGAGACGCACGACCGGCGGTACATCATGATGACGATGTAGCACACGATCGAGATGACGATCACGGTCAGCAGCGCGTCGAGGAGCCCCATTTATTACCTGTATATGCCCGCGTTTACCGGGCGGTGAGCTCAATGTCGGTGTTGTTTAGCCGGGCGTACGGGACGCTGCCGGAGCACTTCCTGTACATGCTGAACACGAACAGCCCGAGCAGCAGCACGGCGCCCACTATGAAGCAGGTTACGCACAGCGCGCGCCACACGTAGTCGGTGATGTTGCTGGTGTTCTTGCTGAAATCCACGAAGGCGAAGACGCAGGCGGCCGTCAGCAGCAGCACGCCGCATATCAGCACTCCGGAGTAGTAAGAGCTCAAGGTCTCGAATATGTCCATTTATCTGAGGAGAAATTTAAATTACTGAATGGACGAAGTGGAATAGAAACCACGAGAACACGACGGACTGCAGCACGAAGATGGTGCTCAGCTTCGTCTTCATGGGCATGCAGAAGTTCGCGGCCAGCGCCATGCAGAAGATAAACACGAGCACCGCCGGGTCGTAGTCGGACACCATTTACACTACGCTAAAAGGCATATCTTGGCGCGCGACGTCCACGAGCACCAGCACGCGGACGCCCGCGGGCGCGCCGGCGGCGACTGCGGCGAGCTGCCCGGCCGTGGGGTTCACCAGCAGCAGTGCGCGCGCGGTTCGCGGGACGGGGTCCTCGTAGGACATGGTCGGCGTGGACCCGGGACGCAGCGGCCGCCCCTGTCTGTCGAAGAGGCCCTCGGGAAACGAGGTGCCCGGAACGGCCACGACGACGGTGTCGCTATCTAGAAACATTTATGGTCTTGGTTTCCACGGATCGCCTCGAGTAGACAGCCACGAAGTAGAAGATGACGCCAGCCGCGAGCGCCGCCACCAGGAAGGGCGGCACGGCGGGCAGGTTCGCGGACGCGTTGTCGCGCACGCCGGGGTCCGGGTCTGCATAGCCCGCGCCCACGGCCTTGCCGCAGTCGGCGATCATGTGCGCGCGCGAGTTCTGCATGACCAGGCTGTCTACGTCGATGCGGCAGCCCACGTAGCGGCACCGCGAGCGCTGTTCGTCCTGGCTGAAGAAGAGCCACTTGCGGTCGCGCGACTGGTCCGTGCACTCGTGCGCGCGGCAGACGCGCGGGCCCAGGTACTTCCCGAGCGTGGTGCCTGCGACGCAAGCGCACTCCGGCGCGGCGCGGTGCGCGTCGCAGTAGCGCCGCAGCGCGGAGTCGCCGAAGGCGAAGGAGGCGGGCCGCGCCACGCGCACGAACTCCGAGCAGAAGCGCGCGTCCATGTGCTTGGCGCAGAGCGCCGCGTAGGTGTCCAGCGCCGCGTAGCGGCCCGTGCGCAGCCAGGCCATGCACTCGGGCGCGTCAGGCTCCACCGCGCAGCGGCTGGCCATGACGCCGTCGCAGTGCGCGGTCTTGTACCCGTTCGCGAACACGGACGGGCACCCGGGCCCCGGATTTGTGCAGCAGCGCGCCATGGCGGCGTCCGTGGGCGGCGCCGAGGCGCCTATCTCGAACACACACATGGTGCCCTGGCGCAGGTACGGCTTCGCGATCTCGGGAACGTAGTCTGCGCGCAGCAGCGAGCCCGGGCGGAAGAAGAGCGAGTCGCAGGGCGGGCCTCGCACGAGCCGCGCGCGGCTCGCCAGCTCTGGCGAGAGGAAGCGCCCGCACTGCCCGGGGTCCATGGTCGGCAGCAGACAGAACCGCGGCCGTACGGTCTTCAGCTTCGGGTCGGAGAAGGTTTCTGTTTCTTCCGCGAAGGCGAAGGTGTCCGTGGCGCTCGTGTGTGTGACGCGCAGCGCGTACTCGCCGGGCGTCGGCGTGTCGAGCACCTCCACCTTGGATACGGTGTCCCCCATTTGAAGACGCTATTTACGCCGCTCGCCTACTCGGCGAAGAACAGGTCCTCCGACTTGGCGCCCGCGTACACCGGGCAGGCGGGCGCGGCGGAGCGAGTGCGCACGATACCGCGGCCAGTGAGGCGGAAGGCGTAGATGGCGAACAGCAGGCCGAGCACGATGTACATGAAAGTGGTGGCGCCCACGGACCCGGTCACGTGCGTCACGATGATGGTGACGATGGACATGATCGTGCACACGATGGCCATGCCGGTGTTGTTGGCCGCGTAGGGGTGCATGATCTGCATGGCCGCGCAGTATCCGATGACCAGGCACGGCAGCGGGAGGATAAGTGAGGCAATACCTATCATTACTAGAGCGAGCACGGGGGTGGACGTCAAGGCCAATACAAAAATCACAATACCTGTTAGTATGCGGATATCCTCGTACTGAAGGACGCTGTAAGGCGCGATATTCCCTCCGGGCACTGGCCGGGGGGTAGCCGGGACTAGGGGGGAGTCGGCAGTGCCGGGGTCTTTGGGGAGAAAGGCATTCTGCTCCTCCGGGCTGAAGAGCTCGGCGTCCTGAACGCCGCCGGCGGTGAACTCGTCGTTATAGTAACTAAAGTAGCTTTCCATTTATATGTTGAAAAATGTTTGGAGGCGTACAGGTGGACGACAAACTCTACGCGTACCTAAAAAAACTCGCCGGACGCGGGCGGCCGCTGTGTCTGTTCCGCGACAACGGCGAGTTCGTCGAAGTCTTCGCGGGGTCCGCGTTCCGCTTCGTGCTGCCCGTGGGCCTCTTCGCGGACCTGCGCGTGCGCACGCGCGGCGTGGCCTTCCCGAAACTGCGCGACTCCGCGCGCATGCGCGGCGTGCGGGTGGACGCGCACACGCTGCCCTCGCTGTACCCCAACCAGCGCATCGTGGTGGACGAGGTGCTCGCGGCCCGCGACCAGCTGCTGGCCGCGGGCCGCGCCGTGTACGTGACGCTGCATCTGGCGTGCGGCTTCGGGAAGACGCTGACCGCGTGCCACCTCATCGCCACGCACGGCCGCCGCGCGGTGGTGTGCGTGCCCAACCGCATGCTAGTGCCGCAGTGGCGCGCGGCCGTGGCGGAGCTGCGGGTGCCTTTTGCAGTCTCCTGCGACGGCGCGGCCTCGCTGCTGCGCTCGGGCGAGCTCGACCGCGCCATGGTGGCCATCGTGGTCAGTCGGCACTTTGCCAACGACGACTTCTGCCGCGCGGTGAGCCGGCAGTTTGACGTGCTCGTGCTCGACGAGTCGCATACGTACAACCTCATGAACAACACCGCGGTCTCGCGCTTCTTAACTAAGTACCCGCCGCCCATGTGCTTCTTCCTGACCGCGACGCCGCGCACGGCCAACCGCATCTACTGCAACCGCGTGGTGAACGTGTCCGTGGTCAGCCGCCTCACCAAGGTAGTGCGCGTGGTGGACGCCTTCTTCGAGCCGTACACCACGCCCAAGATCCGCACGCTCGAGCGCAGCCTCGAGGGACCGCAGAACAAGTACCACGTCTTCACCGAGAAGATCCTCGGCGAGGACGTGCACCGCAACAAGCTCATCGTGGACACCGTGGTCGCGGCCATGGCCGCGGGCGAGGCGCGGCGCGTGCTCGTGCTCACCAAGCTGCGCGAACACATGGTCGGGCTGCACGCCGCGCTCCGCGAGCGCCTCGGCGCGGAGACGGTCTTTCTCGGTGACGCCAAGAACAGGAAGACGCCCGAGGTCACGCGCGCACTGCGCGACAAGGACCGCTTCGTGCTCGTGTCCACGGTCTTCTTCTCGGGCACGGGCCTGGACCTGCCCAACCTGGACGCGCTCGCGGTGGCCGCGGCCGTGCTCAACCGCATGGTCATGGAGCAGATGATCGGACGCGTGTGTCGCGAGTCGCACGCCAACACGCGCACGCTGTTCGTGTTCCCGGACTCCTCCGTGCGCGCGATCCGCGACACCGTGTCTGCGTTTGCGCAGCGGCTCGTGGCGCTGGCGGTGGACGGGCTGGGCTTCGTCCGCGAGCGCTCCGCCGCCGGCGCGAAGAACGAGCCGGCGCTGTACAGCGCCATCAGCGGGCGAGATCTCGCAGCGGTGTAAGCGCGGACCCGCACGCCGCGCACGAGAGCGTGCTGGAACAGGCGAGTCCCAGCGACAGTGTGGACAGCCTGTCCACGTCCTTGATGCTCACCAGCCGCGAGTTGCACGACGAACACACGGGGTCGCCGTCCTCGACCACCGTGGTGACGCGGCGGCGTCTGCGCTTTTTGTTTCCGGCGGCGACATCGACCACGCCTCCCTTAGAGCCCCCCTTCGCCCCCGCCTTAGCCTTCACGGCGCTCATCTTTTATTTATCATAAAAACACGTCGGCGTACGCGTTCGCGCACACGTCCCGCAGATCCGCGCGCGCGCCGCAGCGCGCGAAGCGCGCGGAGTCCGCCTCCGCGATCCGCGCACACGGCAGCGGCGCGCCCTTCTCGTCCGTCATCACGCGCGCAGAGATCCCGGTGGCCCCCAGCGCGTACGACACCACCACGTCGCCGACGCAGCGGTACACGTTGCCGGAGCCGGCGAGGCGGTCGAACGCGGCGCCCTCCTGGCGCAGCTTGTCGAATATGCGAGGAACGAGGATGTTAAAAATGAGAACGAAATAGCAGATCAGCAAAAACAGCGAGATCATGACCTCCGAGAGCGATTTATATACCTTGAAAGAGCTAATACGACTTCGGGACTCGCTGCACCTCGCCACCGGCGCCGCCGTCGAGCGCTACAACGCGCTCGTTGAGTGGGCCGCGCGCACGTACTGGACGGTCGCGGTGCTGCCCTCCGCGCCGTGCGCCTCCATCGAGAAGTACTACTGCGTGTGCAAGCCCGACTGCGCGCTCGAGCCCGGCGAGTACTCCGTGAGCCGGCTGCACTTCGGACTCACGCACGCCTGGGTGCGCGGCGCCGCCTTCAACTCTGCCAGCGGCGCCGAGGTCGAGCCGCCCGAGGAGGTGCGTAGGGCCTGCGAGGCGCTCGACGCCGCCTTCGCGGACCTCACTTTCGTGCGCTTCTCGGTCTTCGGCCGCGAGTGGACGGTCGACGACGCCGTCACAGACCACTCTTCGCGCGACGAAGTGCTCGCTGCGTGCGCCGCCTCCGGCGTGCGCGTCGCGCGCACGCTGCGTGTGCGCGTGCGGGCGGGAGAGTCCTTCGCGCGCGAGGACTTCGACGCGGTGCACGCGGCGCTGCGTGCGGAGGGCGACGTCGCTCGCGGCACTGCGGTATGTCTCGCGCTGCGCGGGTCGGCGCGCCGCTGGATAGCGGACCGCGCGCCTCGATGCTTCGTGCGCGTGCGCCGCGTGGAGCTCGAGCCCGTGGACGCGCGGCACCACTGCCCGGTGCTGATCTCCGCGCGCGGCGACCGGGTGCTATGCCGCGGCGTGGGGCACCTCGCGGACGCGCGCGCGCGCGAGGGCGTCTTCGTAGCCGTGCGCAGGTACCCGGAGTGTCTGGTGCTCTGCGACGAGGCGGCCGCCGGCGCGGCGGATTGCTCGCGCGAGGAGGCGCTGCGGCTGCTGGTGCGCCGCTTCGGGCGCGACTTCGCCGTCAGCGAGGAGGGCTACGTCTTCCGCGTACAGGACATGGACCTGCGCGGCGTGTCCGCGCGACTGGGGCTCGCGCCCTGCGCGAGCCTGGAGGAGCTGCGCCGAGCGGTGGAGCGCGACCGCGCGCTGATGCGGCGGCTGCGTGCGGAGGGCGCCGTGCGCCTCGCGTGCGAGTGCATGGGATACCCGCGCCAGAACGCGGTGGAGCTCATAAATAATATGCGCTTTCAAATAACGGAAGAAGGCGCGGTGGCGAACTTTGAGCTGGCGAACGCGAGCTGTCTCGGCAACCCGACCGCGGAGTCCATCTTCGCGAGCTTCGCGCAGTTTGTGCCGATATTCAACGTGCTCTCGGCGATCGCGCGCGCGCAGCCATGATCGTGGCGGCCTTCGACCTGGGCACGCGCAACCCCGCACGCACCGTGCTGGAGGTGCTCGACGGCACGGTGCGCGTGGTGGACGTGGCCAAGCTGGACTGGAGCCGCGACTGGGAGAAGCGCGTGCACCGCGACGTGACCGCCTTCCCCGCGAACGTGGTGCTCGTGGAGCGCCAGTGCAAGATGTCGCCTTTTTCTAAGTTCATATACTTCATACGCGGGCTGCTCTACGACGGGCGGCGCCGCACGCGCGTGCTCGCGGTGCCGCCGGCCATGACCGGCAGCACCTACCGGCAGCGCAAGCGCCGCTCGGTGCGCACCTTCCTCGCGCTCGCGGAGAGCTTCGGCATCCTGGACGCCGTGCCCGCGCGGAAGAAGCTCGACGACGTCGCGGACAGCTTCAACATGGCCATCAATTACGTGCTCCGAACAAACTGAAATACGACTGAACGAATAAGTCATGCTGGCGCTGTTCGAGTTCCTGCGGTCCGTGGAGGACTGCTACCGGCGCACCATCTTCAACTTCCACATCGCGCACAGCGCCGAGGCGGGCGATGTCTACGGCGTGCTGCGCGACCGCATCCTCGCGGCCACGCGCTTCGAGGAGGTCGCGCCGCCGGGGCTCGCGGACGCGCTGGCCAAGGTGGTCTACTGCGACATAAGCACCACCAAGCACCTAGTCAACCACGCGGCCTTCGCGGCGCGCGCGCGGTCGGCGCGGCGCGGAGGCAGCCTCGCACAGTTCTTCGACGTACACGTGGGCGAGGACGCGGAGAGCCGCCGCACCGCGGAGATCTTCGACCGCGAGCGCTCCTCGCTGGTCTCGTACGTGAAGACCACGGCCAAGCGCTGCAAGATCGACTACGGCGAGATCAAGCGCACCATCCACGGCGGGCGGCAGACCTACTTCTCGGGGCGGCGCTCGGACGACTTCCTGAGCACCACCGTGCGCGCGGACCCGAGCAAGCCCTGGATCAAGTCCATCTCCAAGCAGCTGCGCGTGGACATCCTGCACCACGCGATCTGCACGCGCGGCAAGAGCTCCATCCTGCAGACCATCGAGGTCGTGCTCACGAACCGCACCTGCGTGAAGATATTCAAGGACTCGACCATGCACATAATCCTCTCCAAAGACGACCGCGAGCGCGGGCTCGCGGACCTCGCGGACAAGCTCTTCGGGACCTACGCGACCACCTTCCGCGTCATCGCGGCCATCACCGGCAACGCCTGCTTCGCGGCGGTGGCGGACGCGGCCGCGCGCGTGGTCGCGCTCCCGGACGCGGACGCGAAGCTGGAGGCGGTGCGCGGGCTCGCGGACTGCTACGGCGTGCGCAACTTCAAAATCGGCATGTTCAACCTCACCTTCACGGGCGCCATCGAGCACACGGTCTTCCCCTCGCTGATCCCCGCGGAGAGCAAGATCAAGTTCTTCAAGGGCAAGAAGCTTAACATCGTCGCGGTGCGCTCCACCGAGGAGGGCCGCGAGTGCGTGGAGCAGGCGCAGGCGCTGCTCGCGGCCATGCGCGAGCGCTCCGCGCGGCTCGCGGCCGCGGACGTGGCCACCGCGAGCGTGGACTTCCTCAAGGAGCTGCTGGGGGCATAGTGAAATAATACTGATTTCTTAAATATGGAGCAGGCGCTCGGATACAAGTTTTTGTTGCCCGACCCCAAGGACGACGTCTACTACCGCCCGCTCCACTTCCAGTATGAGTCCTACGCCAACTTCATCAAGCACCGGCTTAAGGACATCCTCACGGTGCGGCGCACGCTGCTCACCTTCAAGAACGGCACCGAGTCCATCGTGCTCGAGATCGACGACGTGAAGATCTCGGCGCCGGAGTTCTCGCCCATCGTGGCCAGCATCAAGGGCCACAGCTACGAAGCGCTGGTCACCTTCACGGTGAACATCTACCGGCACGTGATGACCAAGGACGGCCTCACCGTGACCAAGATCAACAGCTACGAGGGCACCGACTCGCACCTCGTCAAGCTCCCGCTGCTCATCGGCTACGGGAACAAGAACGCGCTGGACCCCTCCAAGTTCGTGGTCCCGAACGCCATCGGCGGCGTCTTCATCAACAAGCAGTCCATCGAGAAGCTCGGCATCAACATGATCGAGAAGATCACCACCTGGCCCAAGTTCCGCGCCGTGAAGGCCAACTCCTTCACGCTCTCCTTCTCCTCGATCTCGCCCGTGCACGTGATGCCCGCGCGGTACCGACACTACAAGATCCTGCTCGACGTGAACCAGCCCGACAACTTCGTGATCTCCTCCGCGAAGACCTTCATCACCGTGAACGTGATCGTGATGGTGCAGTTCCTCGCGGACGTCACGCTCGAGTTCGTGGCGCGCAACCTCTGCTTCGACATGCCGCCCGAGGCCGCGCACCTGGCCACCGCGCTCGTGGAGAGCGCGAAGACCGTGCCCGCGGGCGCGGACGTGGCCGAGTACGTGAACGCGCTCATCGCGGCCGAGCACGCGAAGCAGAAGTCGACGCTGTCCAAGGAGGAGTTCCGCTACGAGATGCTCAGCAACTTCCTCCCGCACATGCAGGAAAGCGCCAACCAGCTCAAGGGCCTGTACCTGCTCTCGCTGGTGCGCAAGATGGTCTTCTGCGTGTTCTTCCCGAACCGGTACCCGGACCGCGACTCGCTGGTCTGCCACCGCGTGTACACCTACGGGCGCTACTTCGAGGCGCTGGCCATGGACGAGCTCGAGACCTACATCGGGAACATCCGCAACGACATCCTCGCGAACCACAAGAACCGCGGCACCTGCACCGTGAACATCCACGTGCTGACCACGCCCGGCTTTAACCACGCCTTCGCGGCGCTGCTCAGCGGCAAGTTCCGCAAGTCCGACGGCAGCTTCCGCACGCACCCGCACTACTCCTGGATGCAGAGCATCTCCATCCCGCGCAGCGTGGGCTTCTACCCCGAGCAGGTCAAGATCTCGAAGATGTTCAAGGTGCGCATGTACCACCCCAGCCAGTACGGCTTCTTCTGCGCCTCGGACGTGCCCGAGCGCGGGCCGCAGGTCGGGCTCATCTCGCAGCTCTCCGTGCTCGCCTCCATCTCGAACATCCGCACCGCGGACTTCGTCGAGCTCACCAAGCGCGTCTGCGACTACGTGCGCTCCTACCCCGCGCGCGACATAAGCTACTTCGAGACCGGGTTCGCGGTCACCGTCGAGAACGCGCTCGTGGCCTCACTGAACCCCGCGATCGTGGACGCGTTCGTGCTCGACCTGCGCCGGCGCAAGCGGCTCGGCTTCTTCGGGAACCGCGAGATCGGCGTCGCGCTCGTGCGCGACCGCATGAACGAGGTGCGCATCAACTTCGGCGCGGGCCGGCTCATCCGCCCGCTGCTCGTGGTCGAGAACGGCGTGCTCGTCATGGACGCGGAGGCGGAGCGGCTCGAGCGCGACCTCTCCGCGCTGACCTTCTCGGACGTGCTGCGCGAGTTCCCGCACGTGATCGAGATCGTGGACGTGGAGCAGTTCAGCTTCAGCAACGTCTGCGACTCCGTGCAGCGCTTCCGCACGCTGCCGCCCGAGGAGCGCGCGCTCTTCGACTTCTGCGACTTCCCGGCCGAGTTCCGCGACGGGTACGTGGCCTCCTCGCTCGTGGGCATCAACCACAACTCCGCGCCGCGCGCCATCCTCGGCTGCGCGCAGGCCAAGCAGGCCATCTCCTGCCTGAGCGCGGACCTGCGCAACAAGGTCGACAACGGCATCCACCTCATGTTCGCGGAGCGGCCCATCGTGGTCAGCAAGGCGCTGGAGACCTCCAAGATCGCGGACAACTGCTTCGGGCACCACGTCACCATCGCGCTCATGTCCTTCCGCGGCATGAACCAGGAGGACGGCATCATCCTGAAGCGGCAGTTCGCGGAGCGCGGCGGGCTCGACATCCTCACCTGCAAGAAGTACCAGGTCGAGATCCCGCTCGAGAACTTCAACAACCGCGAGCGCGTGCGCTCCGCGGCGTACTCCAAGATCGACGTCAACGGCGTGGTGCGCCTGAACGCCTTCCTCGAGCAGGGCGACGCCATCGCGCGGAACGTGTCCTCGCGCACGCTCGACGACGACTTCGTCGCCGACAACCAGATCAGCTTCGACATCGCGGAGCGGTACTCGGACATCTACGCCGCGCGCGTGGAGCGCGTGCAGGCCGACCTCACCGACAAGGTCAAGGTGCGCGCGCTGACCGTGCGCGAGCGCCGCGCCATCCTCGGGGACAAGTTCACCACGCGCACCAGCCAGAAGGGCACGGTCGCGTACGTGGCCGACGAGACCGAGCTGCCCTACGACGAGAACGGGATCGCGCCGGACGTGATCATCAACTCGACCTCCATCTTCTCGCGGAAGACGCTCTCCATGCTCATGGAGGTCATCCTCACCACGGCCTACGGACACAAGCCCTTCGCCGAGGACGGCTCCAACCGCCCGATCTGCTTCCCCAGCACCAACGAGACCGACTTCGAGACCTACATCGAGTTCGCGCGGCGCTGCTACGCGCTCTCGCACCCCGAGGCTGCTGCGGACGACCCCGAGTTCGAGCACCGCGTCTTCTGCGAGCGCGTGCTCTTCGACCCCGAGACCGACGAGCCCTTCGCGGCGCGCGTCTTCTTCGGGCCGCTGTACTACCTGCGTCTGCGGCACCTCACGCTGGACAAGGCCACGGTGCGCTGCCGCGGGCGCAAGACCAAGCTCATCCGGCAGGCCAACGAGGGCCGCCGCCGCGGCGGCGGCATCAAGATCGGCGAGATGGAGCGCGACTGCATGATCTCGCACGGCGCGGCCTTCACCGTCGCCGAGATCCTGCGCGACTCCGAGGAGGACGCGCAGGAGGTGCTCGTCTGCGAGAACTGCGGCGACATCGCGGCGCGGCTCAACGGCACGCACGTCTGCATCCGCTGCTCCAAGATGAGCCTCTCGCCGGTGCTCACGCGCATGGACTCCACGCACGTGAGCAAGGTCTTCACCACGCAGATGAACGCGCGCGGAATTAAGATCCGCGTGGAGTTCGAGAAGCAGGACCCCTGCTTCTACGGGACTCCGAAACGGTTCAGCCTCGCGCCCGAGGAGTCACTGTTCTCGCCGGAGGACTGAACCCGCCGCCGCGACTGCGTCTCGACGACTAGCTTATCGTTCGACTGATGCGAAACGCGCGGCCCCGCCGCGACTTAGCTTATCTCGACTGATGCGAAACGCGCGACCTCTCGCGACTTTCTAGCTTCTCAGACTGATGCTACCATATCGCGGCGTGCTGGCCCCACCACCAGGGCTTCTCGCCGTGGCTGACGCGGGGCTGGCTGCGACGCGCACCGCAGTAGCTGCGCGCGCCCCAGTCGCCGCGCGCGTGCGCCGGGGGCAGGCTCCCGTCCAGCGCGTGCCGCGTCACCTCGGCGCCGGGCCGGCGGCACGTGTGCACGTCCGTCTTGTTGGAGACGAGCACCGCGTACTGCCGCATGGTCTCTATGTGATGCTCCAGGTGCTTGCCCGCCTTCCGGTTGGACTCACAGCATGTCTTTGCTTCGGCTAAGGTTTTTTCTAGAGGGGCTAGTAGCTTATCCACGCGCTCGGGCAGGACGCACGCAGAGCCGTCAAACCCTACGCGGAACGGAGTCACCTTGATGTTCCCGTCGTAGCGGTCCCACAGCATCCTGAGGTAGGTTGTGCCGTCGAGGTCTGGATGTGTCCATACCCTACGGTGTTCTCCGCATCTACCGTCGTACGTAAGACGGTCTCTACGCTCGTAGTAGTTTCTGCTTATATTGTTGGGGTCTCCATGCTCGTAGTAGTATAAATCGTAAGCGCCTGGCTTTTTTAAGTCGTTTTCGTCGTTGCTGACGTGTATCACATCGGGATAATAGGATATCCTAACTGCACTACAATCTATAGTATTTGGTCTAGTAAGCTGTTCGAGATCACCTTGTTCATCATGATCTACTGATTTGTACACGGCACCATCGTGTTCCGACGGACGTATGAATATGTCCATGGTAAACGATGTACCCACTTTGGAAAACGTATCCCATGCAGTAAAGCATAGTCCGTCCATTATAAACTCAGGAACACTCATAACAAATTGAAATTTGTGAAGTTTTTCGAACACCACTTTTACGTGGTCTTTGTCACGAACATCATTGCCGTTTACCTCAGACATGAATTGAATGAACGCTAAAGAGTTTCTTGTTTCTTCATGAATTTTTCCATTATACGTCCATCCAGTTTCTAGAATTCTATATATGCTTTTTGCATCGACCCCGTACCACCAGTACATGGGAACTCCGAAATATATAGCTGGGTTTGAGTACCAATGGGCAAGAGTGCCCATTGCGTTTAAAAAGTCTTGACAAAAAAATGCAGTTTTTCTGTCGATAACTTGACTTGGACTACGTTCGTGAACATCGTACATGTCCATAATTGGTTCATTGGTAACGGTTACATGACCCGTCATTATCTTTTTAACAATCATAAGATACAGTTTGCCTAAAGTCGAAATATGTATAACGTTAATTTTTACATGTTCCCCCAACGTAATTGCGTTTTTACTTAGCCATTCGTCGTCTACAAAAATCTTACGATACATAGGATTTCTCTCTACGTATCTTCTAAAGTATAGATTTACCGGTCTACCGGCAACATTAGCGCCATCTATAGCAGGAGCAAGCTGTATGTATCGTCGTATAATGTCTCGTATAAGCTTTCTGTCTTCTCTGGGAATACACGACACGGAACTTAGAGACTGGTGCCAGTGTCTTTCAACCAAAGACTTAAATCTAGCAACCAACGCGTTGTCACTCTCCATTTATAATTAAATAATTATCTCAACTTCGTATGTTATCCCATATTACCAGATAGCACCGCTCCTTCCTCTCCACCACGTACCATCTAAAGGATACCTGTAAGGGTGATGTCTAGATAACGGGCGTGTGAGCCAAGACGTGTTATGGTGTCTTCCCCACCAACGGTCCACTTCTCTAACTACTGGAGTACTAGATGTTGTCGATCCTACTACTGTTGTTTCTCCATTACCTGTAATCTTTGAAACGCAACAAGTGTTGGACTTTGCCAAATCTTCTAACGGCTTAATTAAGTCGTTAAGTTTGTCAATATCCATGCACTGAGGTGTATCGTTACCAGTTTCCCCAACTTTGGGAGGAACTTCCTGTTTAGTGTCCAAATAACCCATAAACCTGTCTCTAAGCATTCTTCTGTACGTGCTTTTGTCATTGTCTATGTCTCCCAAAAACCTGTGATTTATGCATCCGTTGTACGTAAGTCTGTCCCTTCGCTCTCGCTCGTTATTTCCTACGTTTTCTATCGTACTGTAATGTTGATAGTCCAAGTAATAGCCACTGTTTTCATGATTTCTTGTAAATATAATCGGTGTTTTATTATTGACATCGTGTTGCTTACTGTACGTATCTTCCATGGATCTAGGAACTTGTCTAGACAGTTGAGGACTAAAAACACGCCTTCCAAATCCTGGAAGATAAACCAAACGCAATGCACTACAGTCGACATTGTCACTGTCTTTAGTTATTCCATCAACAACTCCTTCTTTGTGATGCTCCACTGTTTTAAAATTAACTCCTCTGTATCTGTTGAGTGTTAAAAAAATATCCACATTGAACGCAGTTCCATATTTTGTTATTTTATCCCACGACGTATAACACAAACCATCCATAATGAATTCCGGAACCGATACTACAAAATTAGTATTGAACTTATCAAACGAAATGTTTACTCGCGGTTGTGCTTCGTAATTTTTGTCATACACATCTGTCATGTATTGTACAAAATCTATAGCTCCTCTAGCATCGGGCATGCTAATGTCTGGAAAATCATTTTTTAACTGTTCTAGTACGAACCGTTGCTCTTGCTCATCTCTCCACCAGTACATTGGCAATCCTATTACAAGAGACTTATTTTTATAATAATTTGCTACAGAAGCTATATGCCACATGAAATTATAGCAAAAATAATCCATCTGTGTGTTTAAAACCTGTTTACTAGTCTGCTGAGAGTAGTTATCCACGATAGTGTTTCCCTCGCCAATACTTCCTGACATTATTCTGTAAACAACCATTAACAAAAATCTTCCTACCGTTGTTATGTTGTCAAAAGTTCTTATGTTTTGAGCACTTTCGAGTAACCATATGTTATTTTCAAATATACTTTTGTAAACTGGATTTCTGTCCACATAACTCTTTAGAAATAGATTTACTGGAAGGCCGCTTGGGTTATCTCCCTGTATAGGCGGCGCTTGCTTTATGTATTCGCGTAACAAATCTCTTACAACTTTTCTAGTTCTTCTAGGTATACATGACCTATTATTCAAAGGCTTTGTCCAGTTAGCGTTTATAAACGTTGTAAAGTCACTGACCAACTTCTCCATTTATAATTAAATAATTACAGACGGCAACACGGCTGTTATCTAATATCTGCTGTATCCTGTCTGTACATCTATTTTTCTGTTGAGATCTAGTAAAGCTCTGCGCAGCGTTTCCAAATGTTTTTCTAGTCTGTCTAACCGGTTACCTGTTTCTCTGCAGCAATCAGTTATAGTTTTGTAACTGTCTAACAAACTTACGAGGCGCTCTTCCACACTTTCTTTAGTTGGAGCTCCGGCCGCGTACACTCCGTTGGTTGAATTGCCTGTATCATCATCAGGCTGAGCCAATAGGTTTTCTCCGTCATTTTCCTCCATATTGAGTCCAACGAACAAAACGCGTAAGTGTTCTTCTATTTAAAGTATTGATTTTAGAAAAAGGCAGGCCTCGCTGCCCTGATTCGGCGGCAAACACGGGTTGAACACGCGGAAGTCGCTCGCGGCCGTGAAGATCTCGTCCGCGCACGCCTCCACGCTCGCGAAGCGCGCGGGTGAGACGCCGTCGTGCGAGCGGAACCCGAACTCCGAGGCCGCCACCGCCGCGCCCTTGAAGAGCACGCAGCGCCACTTCTTGCGCACGTCGAAGGCCTCGTCGTTGGGGTCGAACACGCGCCGGTCCACGCGCGGGCCGCCCGCCGTGCGCGCGAACTCCAGCGCCGCGTTCGCCGCGTTGAACTCGCGGATGTTGTCGTAGTTTTCGTACACAGCCCAGAGCTGCAGCGTCACGAACATCGCGGCCGCCGCCGCGAGGGCCACGCAGAGCGCGGACACCGCGTCCATCTTTTATGTGCAGAATTATTCGTCGGCGCGGAGCTCGCGCAGCTCCGCGGCGCGCAGCCGCGCGAAGGCCGCCTTGAGCGTGCGCAGCAGCTCCTCGGTGTCCGCGCGCAGCATGTCGAAGCGGTGGTAGCTGTCCAGGCGCGCGCGGCAGCCGAAGAAGCGCGCGACGCACGCGGTGACGATGTCGTTCACGTAGAGCACGCCCGAGGCCGTGCAGTACACGGAGCGCGGCTCGCGCGGGTCCGGCGGCACGTCCACGGCGACCGCGTGCGCGGCCACGTCCTCGAGCACCTTGCGCTCGAGCACGGCGAGGAAGTCGCGCAGCTGGCGGCGGTCGTCCAGCCAGGCGTAGGTGGTCGCGAAGAGCGTGAGCCGCCCGCGCGGCGCGATCGCGGTGTAGGGCGCGTACCCGCGGAACTCCCGGGGGTGCACAACCTTGACGTTCTCGTGCTCGCGGCGGAAGGCCTCGGTGTCGAGCAGCGCCGCGAGCGCGTCCACGAGCTTGTCGGAGACCTCCACGCCCGCGCCGAAGGCGATGAGCTCGATCTTCTGCTCGCTCTTGGGGCGGAAGTCGTGGAAAGTGTGCAGCAGCATCTCGCGGAGCTGCGGCGGCTTCTCGACAGCCTCGAGCGCGTCGCCGCGGACGATGAAGTAGTCGAGGTCGTGCAGCGAGACGTGCTGCCCGGCGGCGCTCTGCGCGAACTTGAGGAAGACGCAGAGGCCCGCGCGGCGCTCGAGCACGTCCTCGACGTGCGCGTGGAACACGTGCCGCGAGGGCATGGCCTCGAGCGCGGAGAGCCACTCCTCGTTGACGCAGGTGGTGGTGTTCTCCAGCACCACGCCCTGCGTGAGCGCGGGCCACTGCAGGTGGAAGGCGAACTCGTGCTTGATGAGCGAGGCCACGGCCGGGTCCAGGTCCACGGCCAGCACGGCCTCGCCGACGAGGGGAGCGTCCGCCATCACGCAGAGGACGCCTGGCCCATCTCCTTTTTCGCCTTTTTATTCAGGATCATTATTCTTTCGTTGACGAGGTCCATGAGCATCTTGATGGTGGCGGCCGCGGCGGCGGCGTCGCCGCCGCATATCTGCGCGATGCGCGTGAGCATGTGCAGCAACCCGGCCTCGTTCAGGTCCTCCTCCATTTAGAGGCCGTGAGGGCGCGCGTCGTCGCGACGAGGGGACGCCTCCCGCAGCAGCGTGGCGCGCACGGCGAAGGCGAGCAGCGCGGCGGCGCACTGCGTAAGCACGCACTCCGCGAGCGCGACGACGAGCTCGGAGGGCGCGAGCACCATTTAGGGGCGCCTGCGGGTTTAATTGTCGCTGTCGGCGTCGCCCCTGTCGCTTTCGCTGCCGTCCTTGCCGTCGCCGCGACCGGCGCGGTCGCCCTTGTCGCCCTTGGTCTCGGCGTCGACGATGTCGGCGAGCCGCGTCTTCATGTGCGAGAACTGCGCGAGCAGGATGCCGGGGTCGAGACAGCGCTTGACGACGCTCTCGTCGGCGAAGTCGTAGCAGATGCGCTCCTGGTTCTGGCAGAACACCGAGTCTTCGATGATCAACACCCTCCTGGTCCCGGCCGACCGCATGATGGCCATGGCCCGGATGAGCCTCTTCTTCGATCCGCGTATGGACATGGACCGGAGCACGTTCTCCACGTCGGAGTCGGAGACGTTGCAGCAGCAGAGGTGCGTGATGCTGGCGCGCCCGTTGACGGGGATGTGCTTGTAGGTCTGGCAGAGCAGCACCAGCGACACGTTGATGTGCCGCCCGTAGTTCATGAGGCCCAAGAGTGTGGGCGACCGCGTCTGTGTGTCGCCCATATCGTCGAGAATGATGAGGAACTTCTGCTTCTTCGTCTGCGCGTGCCGCTCGATCTTGCGCTTGGCGACCGAGAGGTTGTACTCGAGCTCCTCGTGCGTGGTGACCTTGTGGATGTGGTCCGGCCACACGAAGCCGTCGTAGGCGGCGTTGTAGACGGGCGTGAAGAGCAGGATGTGCTTGAAGCGCCGCACGAGCGTGCGGAAGAGCGAAAGCAGGTATGCGGTCTTGCCGGAGCCGGAGCCGCCGACGAGCGCCATCCTGAAGGGCGCCTCGATGAGGCTCTCCCGCTTGAAGCGCACCTCCTGCACGACATCCATCGTATATTTACTGTCACTAAATTACCGGCTCCGAGAAATATAGAAATTAGAGCCTCCTAGAGCACACCGAGGCTCATCGGCAAGATGGCACATAACACGTTTGAGACGGATAGCGAGTCGGCTAACAACGCGAACTATGTTGCGTCAGTTAAGCGTCAAAAAGCCATCCGTCGTTATATTAAACTGTTCTTCCGTATTGTTGCAGCAATTGCCATAATTGTACTAGCTATACTGGTGGTACTGCTGGCTTTGGAGCTAGATAAGTGCAAAGAACAATCAACACACCAAGATTACCACCATACAACAAATAAAACATGTGATGGATTATTCCCAGAGAACAAATGGTGTTTAACAAAGTTTGATCCCTTTACTTTGAGACAGGCAAAGAGTATGTGTACTGGTATTGGCCAAACTTTACCTTCTGAAGACATAGTTAAACTATATCCTTGGCTCGGCAAATACCTAACCGGAACATGGTCTGACAAAGGTGGCGTATTTGGATCTTCAGGAAGCACTTCAGAAGTCTGGAGCGGTGCTAGCGAGCAGGAAAAAGCATTCTTTTGTGTTGCAAAACTTTAATCTCTAATAAATGGGTTGTTGCAGGACACCGAATAGACAGTGCTTGCTAACGCTAAAGCGGGCCTCGTGCCCCGTAGCGTCTCTCGTGTCTGTGCTATCCGTGTTTACTAGCATCTGCGCCATTATCAAGTATACCGACCTTTTTCTAAAAGAAGCGTGTGAAAACGATTGGGTTCCCATTAAAGACCTTTGTGTGTATAACACTCAAGTTATAACTAATGTTACGTTGGCGAGAGATATATGTGCTTCTATGGACAGCGACCTTCCTGCTACACCAGACACTATGTTTCTAAAAGGGATAATGTTTCTCGTAGAAGCTACCAGCTTTTGGATGACGCACCACGATGCATATAAAAACGTATATTTGCCAAAAAGAGGAAGTTATTTAAGGTCTTATGTAGAGGAGTACAACAAAGACACACATGTGTGTCTTATAAACCTGCAAGGGCTTATGCATCACGATTGTAATCAAAACACTACTGTCGTCTGCGTAAAAAAGATGTACAATAACTGAAAATATACTGTTTGAACGCAAAGACGCCATGTCGCGACTTCAAATACTGACCTCATTTGGACAAATCTACGCACCCGACGAAGCTCGGCTGCGCGAGATCGCGCGTGACTTGGGAATATGCACCATAAAACGCGCATTCGGCGACATGCTGTACGGCTTTATAGACTTCAACCCGGTGCCCCTGACCCAAGTAAACATGCTCATGTCCAACTGTTACTTCGCGGTCAACGGCAACCTGCTTCCGTGCACGGAGGACTTCCGGCTCAGACTCCCGGCGACGGAGATCTCTGCGGCCTACCTGACGAAAACGGGACGGACGATCCTGTGCGGCAAAGACTTCAACATAATAGCGCCGTTGGGGTTCAAGCCGTCCATGCGGCTGCGCAACCTCAGTCACGTGTCTGCGCTTGTAGAGATCTTGGAGTTTTACAGCGAGTCCGGGGAGTACCAATTTGTGCTCGGCCCCAGCGCGCAGTTCATGCTGCGTCTGATGGAGAAGGAGAACGTCTGTCTGTTCGGCAGCGGTTGGTGCATAGTGGACCTGCGCAAGCTAGACGTAACTATATAATTGCTGCGCTATGTCGTGCCCGACTCTGTGCGACAAAGACAGAAGCTCACCAAACTCTTCGTCTCTGTTCTCCAAGCAAGAACACTGGAGTGATTTGCCATTTCCGTCTCCAACATATAATTAGCATCCTTGTTTTTATCTTGTCTTTTTATCAGTTTTTATGTTAGTTAAAACATAAATAGTAAAGCTAAAAAGAGTACTCTGGAATCTTGCAACAGTCAGGATGAAGGTGGTGTTGTTGCTAGTGCTACTGGGAGCGTTTACCAACGCAGCGCCTTTGGTCGGCAACCAGCGTCTTGACAGTGAGGAGAAAGCAAATTTCTGCTCGACACATCAAAATGAAGTGTACGCCAGGTTCCGGCTTCAGATGCGCGTGGGTGTACGACACAGTCCGCTCTACACTCCCAGCAACATGTGCATGATGGACATAGAAGACTCCATTATGGACATAGAAAACTCCACAGAAAAAGAATACACGTCTGCAGCCACGGGTGATGCGAACGGAGTGAACGTGTCCGTGGCACTAATAGGAGAAGGCGTGAGCATACCGCTAAGTTACATAGGCCTCGGATTCAACCCATCGCTTGCAGATGGCTACCTGTACGTCAACGTCTCGTCACGAGCTCCTTGGGTTCAACAGACTCTAGACCTATCCGCGAACGGCGGCTGGGGTATTAATCAGATTCTAGAAAAAGAGTTACTGGCCATCCAAATAGGGTGCGACAACCAAAAATTTCCCGAAGAACCCACAACTACCCAACCTCCCTCACCTGTCACGACAACGCTTTCCTCAACAACGCTAGATCTGACTGACGAAAACACAGACACTACGCCGCTGACCACCACCAGCGCCAGTGTAAACAGAAAGCGCAATCCAGATGACTTTGACTTCTCGCTGCTCGTGGACCCCCGATGCGTGACCTCTGTAGACTTGCACGTCGAGCTCAGGGACGCGTGCATAGACTACAAAGAAGCGTCGCAGTTGTCGCTGAAGGGGAAATATGGAGACGGCGAACTAGTAAAAAAGGAGATCAAAGACGTGGGAAAGGATCACAATATGTGCAGTCTTAACCTCAGCCCTGGCCATTGAGATGTTTTTATTCGGCAATTAATAGGTGATTATTGAACATTAAACAAAACTTATCCCACAACGCCGCAACAATGGAAGTGCTGGTGATCATCTCTATTATCGTCGCCGTAATATTCTTAACCGGAGCGGCGATATACCTCCTTATTGAACTCGGCTTAGCCGCCGAGCGCGCGAACAAACGCGCGCGCGTGAAGAAAAATATGCGCAAATTAGCCACTCAATTGGGAAATGGATCTGTCGACTCCGGCATAGGCCCGTGCACAATATCGCGCACCATGGACTTTGGCCCTAGTCGCTGGGACAGCGACAGCGAGGGTGACGGAGACAGTCTCTCCACAACGTCCACCAGCGGAGGTGGGACTCTCCCCCGAGTGTGGGTTGGGGGCGGGCCCGGGCCCATGTACGAAAACTTCTGCGGAAACGGCACCCACCGCCACTCCCCCACCAACGACCCTGGCTACCACTCGCGGGAGACTCTCTGCAGCGGACCTCCCCGTCAGGCGCCGGAGCCACTGACCACCCCGAAGCCCGACGAGGTAAAGGTGGAGGTAGGGCCTGGTCCCGACGACCGGCAAGGTCTGTACGAGGAACCCGAGCCGGTGCAGATCGAGGTAACCGTCAACGGGCCCGGTGGAGAAGGCGAGGAGGAGGGAGAATTTTTCTACGACGAGTAGCCGCCAAAACTGAATAACTATCGGACTTCGTAAACTCGCAGACATGCCGCTGTTCCGGAAGCTCATGGTCTCCCGCGCCCTCGTCAAGGAATGTTTGACTCTGGACTTCCGGCAGGGCGAGCGTCTCCCCACCCGATGCTTCCTCCCGGTGCCCGCGGGGACGACATTCCACAGAGTCTGCGACACCTCGCCGCTGACGAACGAAGTCTCCAGGCACGTGCAGGAGCCCGTCATGGGCACCGGACGGGTCCAGTACTACTACTTCGAGAGCGGCCAGGGCATGATCGGCGACAACGCGGGCACGCCGCGCATGCTCGTGTGCACGCGGTCGGCGTACAACGGCGGCGACGTCGTCGTGCGGTCCACGCGGAGCAGAGCAGACAAAACCGTGGTCGCGCCCTGCCAGGGCATGGTGCTGCTGCTGAGCCCCTTCTGCGCCTTCGACATCACGCCGGTGGAGAGCGGCTCCGCGATATTCGCGGAGGTCACGGTCGGCGCGCCCAGCATGGACCACGTCGAGGCGGTCGCCGGCGACGGCGACGCGGCCGTGCGGATATTCAACTCGCACCACCCGCTCTGGCCGCGACACGGCTCAAACGTCTGCTTCGCGCTGCGGTTGCTGCGAGACGCGCGCACGGGCGAGCGCGTGGTCGAGCAGATGTTCATAGACGGGCGCTGGCACACCGTGCTGAGGACGTCCTGCGGCAACAAGGTCTGCGTGCCCGCCGACCTCGTGGGCCAGACGAACCTCGAGGAGGTGCCCTTCTGCGACGTGACGCCCGATATCATGCGCCGCGCGCTGGCGATCGACCCGCCGTACGAGGCCGTGGCGCACCCGCGCCGCTGCGTGTACGGGGCCATGGACGTCCGGTGCGCGAACGAGTACCTCGTGTACTGCACCTTCAAGACGGAGCCGGCGCGGCGGAGCACGTCCTCGCCGGGCCCGGACGGCCCCCTGTCGCCCGCGACTCCGTCGGCCTCGCAGCCCGCGGCCGCGCGCGCCCCGACGACGCCGCAGGAAGTGACCTCGCCGACCACGAAGCTCGTGGAGACCTGTCTGCGCGACGCCCTCGACTGACTTGACCAAGGACCCACCGTCCACTCACATTCCACTGCCAGACAACAGACTCAAGCTTTTTCTGCATCTACCTCACCGATAATTGAATTGTTATAGGACAAACAGGCGCACTCGAGCACAATGGCGTGTCTTATCGAATGGGTCGACTCCATCTTCAACCGACGCCACCGTAATTTCGGGCCGGAAGACATGTACAGGCCCTCCGACCCCACCCCGCCCTCCAAATCTCGCACTCCCCGCACCCCGCACCAACACACCCCGCGGAACCGGTGTCCTGAACGTCCGCGGCGACACAACTCTTCTCCCATCTGCGGTGCTTGTGTGGACTCCCTGCCGAGGAACAGAAAGCGGTTCCAGCATCGACACAGTTGTCCCGGAGATTACGAGCAGTGTCAACTCTCGGAAACCATCAGCCTGGAGGCGACGCTACTCACGGTTACAACGACTTCCATCTCCAGCATCTCCAGCATATACAGCTCTAGTAGCTCAGACTCTATCTCTTTGGGGCAGTGCAGACTGTCCATGGTGTCTGCGACATCGACCTCCACGACCTTCTCCTCCTCGGAATGAACGCTACACTTATTTTTGTATAATAGTTTGTATTGAACCTTAGAGACATCCACAAATAGTTAGGAAGCATGAGTAGTTCAAGTAACGAGCCCACCCCTAAGCCCAAGCCCCCTGCTCCCATGACTCAGGAGGAGTTTAACAAAGAAGTAGAGAAACGAAGAGAACAAAAAAAGGAAAAATCTAGAACCGTTGAACGTGAGTCAGAAACCGTAACTGTGTCTGCCGACGGAACAGAGAAAACAAGGACCTACGAGCGCGAGTCTGTGAAAACAACCGAATCAGAAAAGAACAACAATCCGTCAACCAATGATAATAAGGACAAAGTGACCGACAATCAGCCAAAAGAAGACGATAAGAAACTTGAGGAAACTCCCAAGGACAGTGAGAAGCCTACACCAACTGAAAAGCCCGCAAACACCTCTTCTGGTGATAATAAGAAAGAGGGGGAAGAAGCAACCCTTGAGAGTCAACCCACGCCTGCACCTACTCAGCCATCAAACAGCGAAGCACCCACTCAACCTCCAAGCAGTGAGACTCCACCCACTCAACCTCCAAGCAGTACACCCTCCACTCAACCTCCAAGCAGTACACCATCCACTGAACCTACTCCAGAGCCAGCTCCTTCTACCGAACCAACAACCAACGCCAACGGTACACCTGCCGCCACTACTTCAGAAACCACTGCCTAAATGAGTCCGTAAGCATTTCAGAGTAACGTACACTAGTAAGCGATAGTCCGCCGCGAGCGGTTCTCGCAAGTTTTTTCGGGTAAAAAGCGTACACCGTCGCCTTGTCGCGGCGGTGTACGCTTTTTTCACGCCCTTTTTGCAAATTTAAATTGTACCTGCGCTGGCTCTAGGAGAGATGGCGTGCCTCCGGGTGTTCCTGGCGGTGTTCGCGCTGTGCGGAAGCGTGCACTCGGCGCAATGGATCGGCGAGCGCGACTTCTGCATGGCCCACGCGCAGGACGTCTTCGCGCGGCTGCAAGTGTGGATGCGCATCGACCGGAACGTGACCGCTGCGGATAACAACTCGGCCTGTGCGCTGGCGATAGAGACGCCGCCAAGCAACTTCGACGCGGACGTCTACGTCGCCGCGGCCGGCATAAACGTCAGCGTGTCCGCGATCAACTGCGGCTTCTTCAGCATGCGCCAGGTAGAGACAACGTACGACACGGCACGCCGGCAGATGTACGTGTACATGGACACCTGGGACCCTTGGGTGCTCGACGACCCCCAGCCGCTCTTCAGCCAGGAGTACGAAAACGAAACGCTGCCGTACCTGCTGGAGGTTCTGGAGCTAGCGAGGCTGTACATTCGCGTGGGCTGCACGGTGCCCGGAGAGCAGCCCTTTGAGGTGATCACGGGGATCGACTACCCTCACACCAGCATGGAGTTTCTCCAGCACGTTCTACGGCCAAACCGCCGGTTCGCTCCAGCGAAGCTGCACATGGACCTCGAAGTGGACTACCGGTGCGTGAGCGCCGTTTACGTGAAGGCGTTCCTGCAGGACGCCTGTAGCGCCCGCAAGGCGCGGACGCCGCTCTACTTCGCGGGGCATGGCTCCAATCATCCAGATCGCCGGCCAAAAAACCCAGTACCGCGCCCTCAGCATGTATCGTCGCCGATGTCCAGGAAGTGCCTCATGCAGACGGCGCGCTGAGGGCGCTCACCGCGCTGACGGCGGCCGTGGTGTGCGCGATCGCCGTCGCGCTCGAGCGCGGGGAAGAGGCCGACGCCGTGGACCTTATCCTTATAAAATTTTCAATGATATGCTAGTTTTTATGCGACCTTCCTTGGAAAAATCGGAATTCAAAAATGAAATAAAACGGCGTTTTGCACGCATATTATTAATACCGACTACCATAGCAGGCGTCCGCAGCTGCTGAGAAAGTCCCTTCTACTGCGGGCTCCATGTCATTTCAACGGGGCAACCGGAGCATCCGGCCGGCGATGTCCGAGGCGTTGCAGAATGACTTCAGCTACAACCCGCGACCGCCTCCGCCGAGCGCAGAAGAGATTGACTTCTTCTGCGTGGACATGCGCAAAGTACTGATGGAAATTGAGGCCAAGCCCAGCAGCTCCAAGTACCCCGATTTCATCCACCCGGTTGACAGCAGCCCGCCGTGCACGCCGGCGCGCAAGCGCAACGGCTCCGGCCGCAAGGCACCGAACAAGACCCCGGTGCCGCAGCATGCCAAGCGTGACGGCTACTCCCGCTAATGCAGTCCACACACTTCACACACCACACAGCACTCAAGCCCACGATCATCACACAATGAAGCAGCCGCAGCCCACAGCCCGCGCTGAGCACGCACATAAAATCGCCCACAGTCTTGATCATTCCTAATTGTTCCCAATTACTCCCAATCACCCTGCCTTACACACACGCACGTTATCACCCGCCTTCCTTCTTCGTCCAATTACACATACACCCCGTAATTTTGTACTTTTGTACTTTAATTTTGTACACTTTTACACTGACTTTGTACTTTATTTTTGTACCGAAATTGGACAATAATTATTTTGTATCCACATCCAACTTTTGCGAATTCCACACGCCAGTTGCGAAAAATGAAATAGTACCGTTTTAGGCTTCAATCCCCCTCCCGCGCGAAGACTCACCAGCATGGACTCTCGTCGGCTCGCCCTTGCCGTCGCCTTCGGAGGCGTCCTCGCCAGCATGACGCAGCGCCGCCGCCTGGCTTCTCTCATCGCCAGCATCGGCCAACGGCTGATGGGCGGCGACGGCATGCGTCGCGTCGCCGTTCGGTTGATCGACCAGCTCATGGCCGGACCTCCGGACATCGACGACGAAGCCTTCCAGCGCGAGATCCGCGTGGGCGTGGGCGAGCTCTTCCAGGCGCTCCACCGCGTGGTCGAGCAGACACGCCGAGAGAAGTACTTCGAGGTTTGTGGCGCCAGCAACGACGCCGACGCACCCGTCAGCGAGATGGACACCGCGGCCGCACTCCCGCAGCCCCAGCCTGCGCCCCTGGCGATCACGCCACAGAACGCGTTCATGTTCGTGCCGCAAAGCAGCCACGTGCACGTGGACGAGAGCGTGGACCCGTTCTTCGGCATGAGCCCCTCCATCTTCGGGCGCGACATCCCCCTTCAGCCGCCCGAGGAGCTGCTGAGCGACTACGACCCGCTCATGAGCCAGGCCGGCGAGCCGCCGAGCCCGCGGTCGCCCTGCGAGGCCGACCTCTGGTGCTTCGAGACGCTCAACGACAGCGACAGCGATTGAGCCTCGCACCTCACCCCACACCCTTACCTTACCCCCACCCACCCAACACCTCAACACCTCGACCGGACAATGAAGGAGTCCCACATTTCACTGGACGCGGATGAAGCCGCACATCTCCCACATGAAGGATCGGCCAACGGTCAAACATTTCACCTGCAATGAAGGACGATGCGCGGTCGCGATTGGCCTGCGACCGACATCGCACACATGAAGGACACAATTGGTTTGTTAATCCGGACAATGAAGGACAAATTGTTTTTGTTAATCAGGACAATTGGAACACAATCAAATTATTTTTTGTGCGGTCATAAAATCGATATTTGATGCACATATATTAGTAAGTATATTAGACTAAATTCTCCGGGGAGGCAAGCAGTTGGATACGGCGGGGCGGGGCACGACGTGCACGGAGAATTCGGGCGGGCCCCCTCCCCCCACCCCCACGCACCACGATGCGTCTAATCTTAGCGCTCGTGGCCTGCTTGTTGGCGGCGCCGATGCCGTTATCGGGTCGTTCGACAAGCACCCCAAACACACCGTCCGCACTCGGCTCGACGAGTGCGACACCAAGCTCGGAAGACGCTGCGGCTTCGAGCACAACGACAAGCACTACAAGCACACTCACTTCGTCCACAAGTGTGGACACCACTACTACCTCGGGCGCTACGACGTCCAACAGCACTTCTGCAGCAAGTGTGAGCTCTTCCACATCCGCAACCACTGAGGCATCGACGGCACCAACGACGCCGTTGACACCGACGACAGTGAAGGTAACGAATGGCAAAGAAAACAAGGCGTCTGCCTACCTCGCTGTACCAGTTATGTTCATGACCATGACAACGCTCGCGATGGTCGTCGTCGTGGTCGTGCTCATGTACAAACAGGGACTCTGCAACTGCTTCTGTAAGATGTTTCCCTGCTGCAAAGAACTCAAGGACTACCTCGACGAGGAGGAGAGCGCCGGGCTGTACGACGCCGTGACGTGGAGCCACTCGAACCCCGGCTTCCGGCTCGTCACGCGCACAGACCCCAGATGATGAAGATCGGATCAGATCGGCAACTGTTATTTTGTCACGCCCGCCGCGAACATTATGCCTCTAAATGCTGAGAATTAACTGAAATTCAAACACGCTTTGGGATTCAACTCCGCGGCCCACACGCAACCATGGCTGGCTTCCTAGGTGCGTTCAGAGGCGTGTGCTCCGAAATATGGCAGTCGCTCCGTGGACACGGACACCACCACTCTTCCAACTGTCCGCGACGACGCGCCAACAGCATGGACGAGCGCGACCGGCGCCGGCACCGCCACCGCGAGATCCCCGACAGCTCGGCGTCGCTGAACCGCGACCTGATGCCGCGACGCAGTGCGGGCGCGCTCCGGCACCACGACCGCTGCCCCTCGGAAAAGAGCAGACACTCCTCCGACAGGCACCGCTCGGCGGACCGACACCAATCGGCGGACAGGGACCGACACCGCCGCGGTCGCAAGAACTACGACTCGCACCCGTCGCGCAAGAACCGCGACTACGAGCGGGCAGACTACCAGGGATACCCCTCACAAACCCACCCAGACGCCCCCGCGCAGACCTCGACGCTCAAGGTGACCTCCCTCAGCACCAGCTGCAGCACCCTGTCCCAACATCACTACGAGACCCCTGACCACGTCTACGACGTCCCGGAAGACAGTCGCGGGGCGTCGCTCCCCCCTTGCGCGGACCTTGCGCTCCCCCCGCTCGCCATGCCCAACTCCAAGCCCTCGCGCCGCATGCGCCCGGCGTCCATGAGCGACTTCCCAATGAAGCACTGTGGCGCCAGCAAACCCAACCTCCAAGACGACATATGCACACTATGCACTGATATAGAGACACAACTGAGTGCACTAGAGAAGTCTCTGGAGTCAGAGCTCAACTTCTATCGTCGCTACATACAAGACACTAAGACACTACTCGCCACGCGAGCAGCAAACATCGGCAGCAAAGCTCTGATCTACACCAACGACTACAACAACAGTGGCAACGTCGGCGAAGAGGAGCACTGCTCGGAGGAGTGCTGCAAAGTGGAGGAAGTTCTGTGAGAAAGCGTGTTTTTCTGTAATGTGAAATAAGAAGCCTTATGTGTGCACAGACATGGCGAACAGGCTTGTGTTTCTCGACCCTGAGACCCTGGCCGAGGCCGACGGCATCCCCAGCCAGGGGGTGTTTGAGCCCGGCAAGAAGAAATGCGTCTTCACAAAGATTCGCACCAGCGTCGCGCTCGCGTGCCGGTACGCCGTCTCGGACGGCGGCCTCATCGACGAGTTAGTCATGGCTACATACGGAGCCAGGCGCGCGTGCCGGCTCGTCCGGCACCTGACGATAAGCGCGGAGGGCGTGATGACCCGGCCCGCCAGCAACTGCGCGCCGCACATGGTGCTCATCTGCCTCAGAGGCGTGGCCGCCGTGTCCAGCGAGGACATGGTCTTCGGTCGCTGCATCATGGAGCGCGGCACCATGTTCATGGTCAAGTCCGCGCACAGCGCCGTCGTCTGCGGCAACCCCGCCTGCGAGCTGCTCGTCCTCTTCTACGACCACTTTACCCCCATCCCCCGGTCGCTCTCCGGAGACGAGGTGCTGTTCACCCGCGACCTAGCGCACGTGGACTACCCTCCCGAGTCGGCGGTTGTCTTCAAGATGGACTACGACCTCGCGACCGACGTAGCCACGCTGTTTGTCGGGGGGTACATATTCCGCGTCAGAGGCCTGGAGATGGAAACACGCGAACAAGTGGGCGATGAGTGCGACTGCTGCCGCCACAGCTCGCCAGTGCTCGTCATGGACCGCGAGAAGATGATGTCGTCGCTGCGCATGATCCCCAGCACCGTGCCCGGCCAGCGGTCGATCTGCCTTCGCGAGCGCGGCTGGGCCGTCCTCGAGACGGACGCGCGCGGACACTGCGAGCCCGGCGTCCTGAGGCTGGCGCTCGCCGGCCTGCGGCTGTTCGCGGGATGCCTGCGCTCCGTCGTGGGGCGGCGCGAGCTGTCGCTGTTCTGCTACGGCATCGTTCCTAAGTTCGGTGGAGAGTTCGATGACGCGCCGCGCCCCATGGAGATCGACGGTTAGTTAGTTTTTATCCCTGTACATACGCCGCAAACTGAAACTTTAGGGCACCGCGTAATAGTGCACGAACGCCCAGTGGACCGCATCCGCAGCCATGGAAAACAACGACGGCAACGAACTCAACAACAGACACCCGCACGTTCGAGAATTCAAGGAGGCGTCCCTGTACGGGTTTCTGGCGGCGGCCGCAGACGTGACCGTCGAGGACGTGCGCAGGTACATTCAGTTCGGTGCGGACGTGAACTACAGGGGCGCGTACCTGTGCACGCCGCTGCACGTGTACCTGCGGTCCGGCTGCGAAAAGCGCCTAGACGTCGTGGACGCGCTGCTGGACGCCGGCGCAGACATCAACGCCAAGGAGATCTGCGGACTCACGCCCGTGCACCTGTACGCGAGCTACGCGGAGGTGGACGTAGAGTTCATGCGCGGGCTCATCGAGCGCGGCGCGTGCGTGGGCGGCGAGAACTCGGTAACGGGCTGCCTGTACTCGTACCTGTACACACACAGCGTGGACGGCGGCGCGCGCCTGGACGTGGTCGAGCTGCTCGTGCAGGCGGGCGCGGACGTGAACGTTAGCGGCGAGGCGCGCAAGACGCCGCTGCACGTGCACTGCGCGGGCTTCGAGGTGGATCCGGACATCGTGGAGCTGCTGCTGCGCGCGGGCGCGGACCCCGAGGCGCTCGACGAACACGGGCTCACGCCCGCGGACGTGCTCGTGAAGTCCGTGGGCGCCAACGTGGCGACGCTGCGGCTCTTCATCGACGCGGGCGTGAGCATGGCCACGTCGCGCGACGCGCGCGGACGCACGCCGCTGCACCACCACGCGGACTCCTTTCGGGCGAGTGCGGGCATCGTGCGCGAGCTGCTCGCCGCCGGCTGCGACGCGGCGGCCGCCGACGACCTCGGAAACACGCCCCTGCACAGCCTCGCCACCTTCTGCTCGTGCCGGCGCTCGGTGCTCGACCAGCTCATCGCCGGCGGCGCGGACATCAACGCCCGCAACCACTACGGCCACACCTGCCTGTACTACGCGTCCATCTACAACCCCTCCGTCTGCTCGCGGCTCATCGCCGCGGGCGCGGACGTGACCGCGCGCACACCGGACGGACGCACGCCGCTCTCGGGCATGATCATGCGCAAGCACACGCGCGCCGTGCGCGCCGCCCTGGCGACGCGGCCTCCCGCGGACGCCGTCGCCGCGTCGCTGGACGTCGCGGTACAGCCCGAGCCCACGGACGCCACTCGCGCGTGCGTGCGGTACGTGGTGCTCTGCGGCGGCACGCTCTCGGCGCGCGTGCGGTCGCGACACGCGGACTTCGTGCGAGAGTGCGAGAGCGAGGTGGTCGTGCTCAGAACCACCGTGGTGGGGCTGCCCGGCACCTCGCTGCTGGACATCGTGCGTGCGGCGCAGCCGCCGCCGGTACTGCTCTCCCCGCGCGTGCACCACGTGCTGCAGAAGCTGCGCGTGTACACGGACTTGGTGGACGCGCGGCTGCGCGAGATGCGGCACAAGACCAACCTCGTGGACGCGGTGTCGCGTCTCGTGTGTCCGTGCGCGCTGCCGCCGGAGGTGGTGCGCGGCATCCTCGTGCACGTGCCGACAGACAGCCTGCGGCACACGTTGACCCTCGGCGTGGCACAGGCCTCGCGTTTCCTTCCCTCGCATAAATGAAATATTATTTTTTGTGGTAGACCGGATACTCCCCGATGGACCCCGCCGGACAACGACTGCGCGCGCCAGGGCCGTGGCGCCTGAACCCGCCGACCGCGGCTGCGCTGGAAAGCGCGGTGCTGCGGCCCGCGGCGTCGGCGGGCGCCGACCGCTGCGCGAACGCGCACGTGGACAGCCGCAACATGGGCGTCGGCGAGGGCCGCGAGGTGCCCGCGGACGTCGAGGGGCTCATGACCGAGATCCACCTGCGGTACGGAATGACGCGCGTCCACCGGAACGTTCACTTCGTGCAGTTCTGGCACGGCGAGCACGTGCGCCGGCGCCCTGCGCGACACGTGTTCACGGTCTGGGTCTGCCTCAGCGGCGAGGTGCGCATCTACGCAGAGTGCTGCCAGGCGGGGCACGGCTTCGTGCTCTGCCGCCAGATGGCGGCCGGGTACATGTTCGTAACTGAGCCCACAGACTCAGTCACAGTCTCAGTGCCACATCGGTACCGCAACTCGCGGTCGCCGGTGTGGCTGGCGGCAGTCTTCGCCACGCGGCACCTCGAGCCGCTGCCGCCGCCCATGTACGCCGTGCCCGGACACGTGGTGCTCGCGCGCAGCGCCTCCATGCTCTGCGACTGCCGGCCGTCGGACCCGCGGCGCCGCAACGTGATATTCTACATGCGGCTGTCAGGCGCGATGGTGCGCGTGATCGTGCCGGGCGCGGAGCTCGAGATCGAGTGCACCTCGGGGTTCCGGCCGGACCACTTCTCCATCGACGACGAGTGCGTGTGCTGCGAGCGTCCGCACGTCGCGCGAACCGCAGTGTGGACGCTGGCGGAGATTTGCCGCGGCGCCACAGTGGTGCTCGCGCCGCCACTGCCCCGCGACCGCGCCGCGGGGCTGCTCGCGGAGATCCGCCTGGCCTCGCTGCGATGGGTGCGCGTGCGTGCGGTCCGCAGCGGCAGAGAAAGCGTGGGCCCGTTCCCCTCGGTGGTGTGGGCGGCAGTCTTCTCCGCCGTTCGGCTCTTCTTGGACGGAACCGTGCTTGCCTTCCCAGCGTGTGTGGAGAACGGACGCGCGGCGTACGGCATGGTGTACGTGCCCCCGGAGGAGCCGCGGATGGACGGGCTCTGCGTGTTTCCGACGCCCGCCGAGCCGGCGGCGCTCTTCGTCAGCGGAGACCAGGTGCTCGAGGCCGGCGCGGCCGCCGCCATGATCGCGGCCGCTGAGAAAAGCGTCCAGGCCGCCAATGGGTCTCCTGTTGCTGCAGAGGAGGAAATGAATGCGGCAGCCGATGCCGCCGCAGAGAGCGTGGAGCAGGACCAGCACGTCGAGTTCGACCCTGGGCCTGACCCTGACCCCAGCCAAGAAGCGCCCGCGGACGCGCCGCGTGCCGACTCGGACGACGACACCGGCTCTGAGACCGAGACCGGCGACGAGAGTGTGGGCGGCGAAGATGACAGCGACTCCTCTTCTTACTCAGTGATGTCGTCGGACGACGAAAACGACAGCGGCGACGAAGGCTGGGGCGACTCTAGCGACTCCGGCATCGAGGACGACGACGGCGGTGTCGGCCAGGCCGCCGAGGAAGAAGAGGAGGAAGAGCGCGACGTCCTCGGCGCAGCGGCCCAGATGCTCGGAGACTGACCGGTGGTGAAAACATAAAAATAAACTGTTCAACCTTTGTACTCCGGGAACCAACACTACTAATCTGTCCCCACCCTACCTCTACACACTACAATGGCAAACAGAGACGACATTGACGCCTCCGCCGTTATGGCTGCCTACCTCGCGAGAGAGTACGCGGAGGCTGTAGAGGAACAGCTGACGCTGCGCGAGCGCGATGCGCTCGAAGCCCTTCGCGTTTCCGGCGAGGAGGTCCGGTCGCCGCTGCTGCAAGAACTCTCGAACGCGGGCGAGCACCGCACCAACCCTGAAAACTCGCACATCCCCGCCGCCCTCGTCTCCGCGCTTCTCGAAACCCCCACATCCCCCGGCCGCATGGTCACTGCGGTTGAGCTCTGCGCGCAGATGGGCCGGCTATGGACGCGCGGCCGCCAGCTCGTCGACTTCATGCGGCTCGTGTACGTGCTCCTAGACCGTCTGCCGCCCACAGCCGACGAGGACCTCGGCGCCTGGCTGCAGGCCGTCGCGCGCGTGCACGGCACGCGGCGCCGCCTGCACCGCGCTCTCGGCGTTGGGGCCGTCGTGGCAGGCGTCGGTATGCTGCTGCTCGGCGTGCGCGTGTTGCGGCGCACATAAATAACCTTTTTATCTCGGCTCAAACTGAAATACGACATTGGACTACGAAACCTATATTTTTGCCACGGCCCCCGGCGTGAGATAGGATAAATAACTTCTGAGCAACATAACATGGCTGATGAGAGAGGGCCCGACGGTGCGCTGTTCCGGTACCTGGAGAGCGAGGAGCGTCCGGACGTGGAGCGCATGCGCCGGCTGCTGGACGAGGGCGCGGACGTGAACTACGCGGGCCCGCGCGGGTACGCGCCGCTGCACATGCTCATGCGCGGCAACCCGCTAGACCCCGACGCGGTGCGACTGCTGCTCGCCGCGGGCGCGGACGTGAATGCAACATCGCTCTGCGGGTTCACGCCGCTGCACTCCTACATGTGCTTCGGGACCGTGACGCCAGACACGCTGTGTGCGCTCATGCGCCACGGCGCGCGCGTCAGCGACCTCGAGCGCAACATCAACGCGCTGATCGAGTACTTCAACCGCAACGGCTGCATGGGCGGCGCGGAGGCGGCCGTGATCGCACTGCTGGTGGAGCACGGCGCGTACGTGAACGCCAAAGACGACCTCGGACGAACGCCGCTGCACATCTACCTGTCCGGCTTCTTCGTGTCGGCACCGGTGGCGCTCGCGCTGATCGCGCTCGGCGCAAACCCGAACGCCACGGACGCGTACGGGCGCACGCCACTGCACGCCTTCCTGCGATCCCGCGACGTGGACCCCGCTGTGCTGAAGACGCTCATCGCCGCGGGCGCAGACCCGCTCGCGCGCGACATCATCCGGCGCACGGCGCTGCACTACCACTGCGAGTCCTTCAAGACGCGCGCTAGCGTCATCGAGACGCTGGTGGCCGCCGGCTGCGACCCCGCGAGCACTGACCTGCTCGACAACACGGCGCTGCACAGCATGGCCATGGGTAGCTCCTGCCGCGCCTCGCTGATCCGCCCGCTGCTGGCCGCGGGCGTGTCCGTGAACGCGCGCAACGCGCGGCTGCAGACGCCGCTGCACCTCGCGGCCGTGTTCAACCCGCCGGCCTGCGCGCGGCTGCTGGCCGCGGGCGCGGACCCCGCGCTCTCAGACCTGGACGAGACAACGCCGCTGCTGAGCATGGTGCGGCACAACTGCGCGCGCGCCGTGCGCACAGCGCTGCCCTTGGCGCCGGACGCGCTGGTGGCCGGCGCAGTGAACCGCGTGAACGCGCGCACGCCGAGCGCGGCCACGCGCGAGTGCGTGATGGCGCTGGCGCTGCGCGGCGCGCTAGACTTGCTGAGTGCGGAGAGCGCGCGAGCGCACGCGGCCGCGATCCGCGCCTGCGAGGCGGAGGTCGCGCTGCTGCGGCGCACGCGCCTGGGCGCGCCGCCGACGACGCTCTTCTCGCTGCTGACCGGACGACCGAACACCCTGATATCCGCGAAGGCTGCGCGCCGAGCGATGGCGGACGTGTGTGTCTACCGCGCGGCGCTGGCCGCGCGCGTGGAGCGCGTGCGCCGCAAGTCCTCGCTGGTCGAGCGCCTAACCGCGATGGTGTGTCCGTGCGCTCTGCCGCCAGAACTAGTGACGCGCATCCTCGCGCTCCTGACCGTGGAGGAACTCGCTTGCGCAATGCGCAAATAATAATGAACTATAACTAGGCTTATAGAGGCACTATTTGTGCAGAGTCGTTAGTTATAGTTAGTGTACTTACAATTGGAATGTCGAACAAGAAAATTCTGGTGTGTGTTGTGATTATTCTCACTTATACATTATACACAGATGCGTATTGTGTTGAGTATAAGGAAAGTGAGGAAGATAGACAACAGTGCAGCAGTAGTAGTTTTCCTGCGAGTTTACCGCACATGCTCAGAGAACTCAGGGCCGCGTTCGGAAAGGTAAAAACTTTCTTCCAGATGAAAGACCAACTGAACAGTATGCTACTCACACAGTCGCTCCTCGACGACTTCAAAGGCTACCTCGGGTGCCAGGCACTCTCTGAGATGATACAGTTTTACTTGGAAGAGGTGATGCCGCAGGCGGAAAATCACGGGCCGGACATCAAAGAGCACGTTAACTCGCTGGGAGAAAAGCTCAAAACGCTGCGTCTTCGACTGCGTCGCTGCCACCGCTTCCTGCCGTGTGAGAACAAGAGTAAGGCCGTGGAGCAAGTCAAACGCGTGTTCAACATGCTGCAGGAACGAGGCGTTTACAAGGCCATGAGCGAGTTCGACATATTCATCAACTACATAGAATCATACATGACTACTAAATAATAAAATGTAGTATATAACTTTTAGTTATCGGTCGGATTCTCGTATCGTCTGCATACTATGTATATAAAATGTATATTAACATAGTTACAGTTACAGTTACATCCACAGTTATATTTTTATACTCACGAGATGCTATATAATTGAAAGAAAATTGTTCACTCTCGTATTGCGCAGGGAGCCATGGACTTTCTAGGCGCCGCGCTTTACGACTACGTTGCCGACGCGGAAAATGTCCGCGTTGACGAGGTGCGGCGGCTGCTGGCCGCAGGCGCCTCTGTGGAGTACGCTGGCGAGTTCGGGAAGACCGCGCTGCACCAGTACATGGGCCGTTCCGGCACGGACCCCGCCGTCGTGCGCGCGCTGCTGGACGCCGGCGCGCGCGTGGACCTCCCGGAGACCTGCTGCGGCTGCACGCCCGTGCACCTCTGCCTCATGTCCGCCAATATCGACGTGGAGGTTCTCCGCATGCTAGTCCACGAGGGCCGCGTTGAGGACTGCGGCCGCGCCGAGCTCGCCTCCGCGGTGCTCAAGGAGTTTGTTGTGAACCGCGCCTTCGACGAGAACGTCACCGAGCGAGTGATGCACGTTCTTGTATCCGCGGGCGCGGACGTGAACGCCGCCAGCGTGGTCGACCGCACGCCGCTGCACGTCTGTCTTACGGGCATGTCCACGCACCCGGGCACCATCGCCGCGCTGCTGCGCTTCGGCGCAGACGTGAACGCCGTGGACCTCTGCGGCATGTCGCCGTTAGCGGTGCTGGTGCGCTCGCGCGCGGCGACTGCAGAGCTCGTGCGCATGCTGCTCGACGGGGGCGCGGACACACACGCTGTCGACAGTCGCCTGGACTCGCTGCTGCACCAGCACTTTCAGTCCGCGCGCCCGCGGCCGGAGGTGGTGCACGAGCTCATCCGCCACGGCTGCTCGCCGCGAGCGCGGAACCGAATCGGCAACACGCCGCTGCACGAGGCCGCAAAACACTCCTCCTGCAAACACTCGCTGGTGGGGCCGCTGCTGGCTGCCGGCGCGAGCGTGGACGCGCGAAATAACGCGGGCAGGACGCCGCTCCACTTGGCGGCGGCGTCCAACCCGCGCGCGTGCCGCCGGCTGATCGCGCTTGGGGCGGACGTGGTTGCGCGCAGTTACGCGGGCGTCACGCCGCTGGCGCAGCTGGTCGCGGACAATAACTCCGCGCTGGTGACAGCGGCGCTGAACACGCAGCCCGAGCCGCGGGCTGTGGCAGAGTCGCTGCGAGCGACCACGCCCGTCGGCGAAACAGCGTGCTCGCGGCTCTGTGTGGCGTACGTGGTGGCGCGCGCGCCGAGCGAGGTTCTCGGCGAGCCCGAGCGCGCTCTGCACGCGGCCTTCGTAGCGGAGTGCTTAGCGGAGGTAGCGGCCATACACGCCGTGCGCTGCGGCACACCTCCGGTCTCGCTGCTGGAGATCCTGGTGGCCGCGCGCCCGCCGCGGAGCCTGCTCTCGCGCCGCGCGCGGCGGCTGGCCGAGAGCCGGACGACAGTCTACCGCGCGCCGCTCCGTGCACGCATCGCGGCCATGCGCCATCGCTCGCGACTGGTGGAGCGCGCGCTGCGCGCGCTGCGCGACTGCGTGCTCCCGCGCGAGGTGCTGGAGCGCGTGCTGCGGTGTCTGTCTACACAGGACCTGCGGGCCTCCGGACTGGCCGAGTAGCTTTTTCTGAGAATAAGTGAATAAACATGGTGGGATTCGATCGCGCCGCCAACGCCACGCCATGGACGCCGCCGAGATGGAGGAGCTCGACATCAACGCAGAGTCGGTGCTGTACGACTACTTCATCCTGAACGCGGACAGAGCCCGCGTGGGCGAGGTGGTCATGCTTCTCGCACAGGGCGCGGAAATAAACTACGCGGACAGCTTCGACAAGACGCCGCTGCACCTGTACTTGCACACGCGACACCCGCGCTCGGACGTGATTCTGGCGCTGATGGAGGCAGGCGCGGTCGTGGACACGCCGGAGCGCTGCTGCGGCTCGACTGCGGCGCACCTGTACATCCTTAACGCGTCCGAGGTCGACCTGTCGGTGCTGGAGGCCATGCTGACCTGGGGCGTGCGCCAAAACAACCCGCACTCTGAGCGGCTGCTCTCAAGCTTGTTGCACGAGTGCGCGGTGAACCGCGCCTACTCGGGTCAGACCGAGCCGATCATGGACTTGCTCATCGGCATGGGCGCCGACGTGAACATGCCGGGCGGCGTGCGCCGCACGGCGCTACACGCCTGCCTTACGGGCCTAAACACAAACCCGTGCATGATTCGCGCGCTGCTTCGGCGCGGCGCCAGCGTGACCGCGACAGACACCTACGACATGACGCCGCTGGCGGTGCTGCTGGAGTCCGCGAGAGCGACGCCGGAGCTCGTGCGCATCCTCGTGGAAGCAGGCTCCGACGTGAGCGCCACCGACTTCAGCCTCAACAGCATGCTGCACCATCACGCACAGTCCACGCGCCCGCGCGCGAGCGTCATGCGCGAGCTCATCCGGCTGGGCTGCAGCCCAGTGGCCAAAAACATGTTTGGGAACACGCCGATGCACACGCTGGCTATGGGAAGCTCCTGCCGCCGTTCGATAATCCTCCCGCTGCTAGAGGCAGGGGTTTCCGTGAACGAGGAGAACCTGGACTACGGCACCGTGCCTCTGCACGTAGCCGCGGGGTACAACAACACGCGGGGCTGCCTCAAGCTCCTCCGGCAGGGAGGAGACCCCGCCGTCGTGTCAGCCGCCGGACGCACGCCGATCTCAAACATGCTCGTCAAACGCAACCACGTGGCGGTCGCCGGCGCGTTGTCGACACACCCGAGCGCAGCTGTGGTCGCGCAGGCTCTCGAGCACGCGCTGGACGCCGGGCCCAGCGAGGCCTCGCGGCTCGCCGTGGCCTTTGTTGTGGCGCGCGCCGGCGCATCCGCGCTACCGGAGGCCGTGCGCCGTCTGCACGAGGGCTTTGTCGCCGACTGCGAGCGCGAAGTCGCGCTGCTTTCTCACACCATGCTCGGCACACCGGCCGTGAGCGCGCTGGTCGTGCTGGTCAGCAAGGAGGTCTTTGGCACTGTTATCTCCTCGCGTGCGCTGCGCGTAGTGCGGGAGGTCCGTGTGTACGCAAGGCCGCTCCGCGAGGCGCTCATAAATCTGCGCCACAAATGCCGCTTAGTTTCCAGCCTTAAAAGGCAGGTGGGACCTTGCTCGCTGCCCGGCGAACTGGTGGAGCGCGTGCTCGCAACCGTGCCACTGGCCGACTTGAGCCGCTCGTGCGACCGCCGCGCGCCCGAGTGACTGCTCATCGTTGCTACGCGACTCGGTGACTGTCCGCTGTTTTTCTTCTCCGTTTCTTCTTATTAGGTTTGCCCACCTCCATGATCCTCGCGCGCGCCGGCGGGCGACCTCGCACGCCCGCGGCTGCCGCGGCAGCCGCTGAGGACGGAGAGCACAGTGATCGCCGGAAGCGCAAGCGCAAGACGCCCAACTGCGAAGACGCCGACAACTCCGACGACGAGCTAGCACAGACGCCGTGCGACCGCGAGTGGCCGGACTGTCGCGCGAGCTCTATCACGAGCTCCGACTCGGTCTCTCTCGGCGACGAGATCTACCTGCGATACGTGGCTTCGCAGGTGGACTTCGCACAGACCTGGGCCCCGCCGGTGCGGCTGCTGCGCTTCTTCGGGAACTTCTCAAAGGAAACGCTCAACCGCATGTCGCGGCGCGGGTACGTGAACCGATCCTACTTCCAGATGGCGCACGCGCGCTTTTCGCCCACCAACGACGACATGTACCACATGGCCACAGGCGGGTACGGTATTGTGTTCCGCTTCGACCGCTACGTGGTCAAGTACGTCTTCGAGCACCGCAACGGCATGTCCGAAATGGACGCCTCTACGGAGTACATGGTGCCGCGGTTCCTGCGCAATAACCTCAAGGGCGACGAGCGCGAGTTCGTGGTCTGCGCGCTGGCCATGGGGCTGAACTACCGGCTGGGCTTCCTGCACTCGCTGTACCGGCGCGTGCTGCACACGCTGCTGCTGCTCATGCGCGCGGAGGAAGGCCAGCGGCCCTCGGTGGAGATGGCCAAGAAGCCGCTGCTGCGCTGGTTCGAGGCGCGCAAGGACAGCGAGTCCTTCGTGCGCCTGATCTCGTACTTCTACCCCTCGGCCGTGCAGAGCAACGTGAACCTAATCAACAACTTCCACCACCTGGTGCACTTCTTCGAGCATGAGAAGCGCGCGCGGTACGTGTTCGACCGCGGGGCCGTGATCGTGTTCCCTCTGGCGCGCGGGTCCGCGGACTCGATCTCGCCGGAGGCGGCGGCGGCGCTGGGCTTCGCGCCGCACTCGGAGTTCCTCAAGTTCGTGTTCCTGCAGATCGCGCTGCTGTACCTGAAGATCTACGAGCTCCCGGGCTGCACGAACTTCCTGCACGTGGACCTGAAGCCCGACAACGTGCTCATCTTCGACAGCACGCGCGCGCTCAGCGTGACCGCGGCCGGCGCGACCTTCCGCTTCGAGGAGCCCGTGCGCGCGGCGCTTAACGACTTCGACTTCGCGCGTGTGGCCACCATCGAGAACCGCAAGATCGCGGGCAGCGTCCGCGTGCCGCAGAACTGGTACTACGACTTTCACTTCTTCTCGCACACGCTGCTGCGCGCGTACCCGCACATCGCCGCGGAGGACCCGGGCTTCCACGCGCTGCTCTCGGAGCTCACGGTCTCGTGCTCGCGCGGGACCTGCGACCGCTTCCGGCTGCGCGTGTCCTCGCCGCACCCCATCGAGCACCTCGCGCGGCTGGTGCGCCGCGACGTGTTCTCCCGCTGGATAAATGCCGCCGCGGACGCCCCCGACGCCGCCGCACTATCCTGAGCCCACGCCCGCGGCGCCGGGCTCGCTGTACGACGTCTTCCTCGCGCGCTTCCTGCGCCGGCTGGCCGCGCGCGCGGCGCCGGCCTCGGCCGCCTGCGCCGTGCGCGTGGGTGCGGTGCGCGGCCGCCTGCGGAACTGCGAGCTGGTGGTGCTGAACCGCTGCCACGCGGACGCAGCTGACGCGCTCGCGCTGGCCTCCGCGGCGCTCGCAGAGACGCTGGCGGCGCTCCCGGCCGCGGACAGGCTCGCCGTCGCGCGCGAGCTGGGCGTGGACCCAGAGCACCCGGAGCTAACGCCGGACCCCGCCTGTGCGGGCGAGAGCGCGCTCGCGCAGAACATCGACGTCCAGACGCTAGACCTGGGCGACTGCGGAGACCCCAGAGGCCGCCGACTGCGCGTGGCGCTGGTGAACAGCGGCCACGCGGCCGCGAACTGCGCGCTCGCGCGCGTGGCGACCGCGCTGACGCGCCACGTGCCCGCGAGCCGGCACGGCATCGCGGAGGGCGGCACGCCGCCGTGGACGCTGCTGCTGGCGGTTGCCGCAGTGACGGTGCTCGGCGTGGTGGCAATTTCGCTGCTGCGCCGCGCGCTGCAAATACGGTTTAGATACTCAAAGCCTATTCAGACACTTAGAGTGTAACTTTGAGTAAAAAATGTAAATACTAACGCCAAAATTTCGATAGCTGTTAAGCAATATATAACATTTTTAAAACTTCATCACCAGCATGAAGTTAACAGCTACCATACAAGTTGTTGTTGCATTGTTAATATGTATGTATAATTTGCCAAAATGCGTGTCTCAGGATAATGATTCACCTCCTTCAACCAATGACTGGGTGCGTACACTAGACAAAAGTGGTTGTAGACCCAGAGATACTGTTGTTTATTTGGGAGACGAATATCCAGAAAACACTAACCTACAATATAATCCCCGGTGCGTAACTGTTAAACGATGCAGTGGTTGCTGTAACGGTGAAGGTCAAATATGTACAGCTGTTGAAACAAGAAATACAACCGTAGTCGTTTCGGTTACAAGTGTGTCTAGTTCGTCTGGTGCTAATAGTGGTGTATCTAATAACCTTCAAAGAATAAGTCTTACAGAACACACAAAGTGCGATTGTATTGGTAGAACAACGACACCACCACCTACGACCACTAGGGAACCTAGACGATAACTAATAACAAAAATGTTTATTTTTGTAAATACTTAATTATTACACACTTTACAATAATCTCAAAAATAAATTGCGTGCCCAGACGGCTGCAGCTGGTGACGCTGCTGTGATACACACTGCGTATTCTATTCAGGTTCACTGACGCCGCTAAACTAGTTGTGAGTGCCTGAGTGTTAGCCGTAGTCAAACTAACATCTTACCGTCCTAGCAAGAACTGAAACTTAAACTACATATTTTTAAAGTATATTTAACAAAAACACTCACACTCACACTCAATCGCAACACCACAACCAAACACGCATGAGAATTAATTATTACTTACTTATTTGTAACACTTTGATGCTGTACATCAACGCATCAGAGCAGCCTGAGCCTGGCTGACGGCTGCAAACGGAAACAAACGCAGGCGCAGAATTACTGAGAAGCTCCGCAGCAACTACTTGAGGACATCTCTAGCACCAATGGCGGGTCTGTCATTCCCCCGTGTGTTCACCTCATACGACATTGTGACCGTCGAAGAGCACACATTCGAAGTGCCGCATGTGGAAGAGTTCACCGTCGAGACACACATCATAATTAAACAAGATCAATGCATAAGAGAGATTAGCGTTCTACAGCACACCACGTGCGAATACGGACCTCGTGATTGTTTAGACTGGAACACCTCTGGTCTAAACAACATGTCCGATCTTAGAACAGAGTTCATGACGCATATGTCAACTGTGTTCTTTATGTAGAAGTTATCGTTTTTATGCCACTCCCTTGTCTCAGATGAGTTATACCAGACATGATGCATGTGTCTGGACGCGCGGCTGCCGCTGCTGCTGGCGCGGCGCGGGGCCGCGGCCTCGGCGCGCGACGCGCGCGGGCGCTCGGCGGCGGCGCTGCTGCGCGCGGCGGGCGCGCGCGGGCAGCGGCTGGCCGCGGCGCTGGCGGCCGCGGGCCGCGCGGCGGGGTAGCCCAGCCCGCGCGCCGGCTTCCCTCACCGCGCCCGCCGCGCCCCGGGCGCCTCTCCCGGCCGCGCAAAGTGAAAAAGGACCGCCCGCAGTCGAGACCCCTCCCTCCCGCCGCGGCGCGCAGACCTCCCTCCCGCCGGCCAGACCCGACACCACAGCCAACACCACCATGCACCCCTCGCTGCGCAGGCTGCTCGGCGCGCTCGCGCTGGTGGCGGCGGGCTTCGCGCTCGGCGCGCTCTTCCGCCCCGCGGCGCCGCCGCTGCCGGCCGCCTTCGCGGAGGCGGGCCCCGTCCGCGCGAACGGCTCCGCCTCGGTGACCTGCCTGACCGTCGGCGACGCGCGGCACATGGCGGCGGTCGCGGACGCGGAGGGACGCCTGCTCTCGCCGGCGTACCCGCAGGGCGAGGGCATGCACGCGAGCTTCTCCTCCGCGCGCAAGGGCGCGCTGCTGCTGCACGTCGCGACCGTGACCGTGTACGACGTGCGCGGCCTGCGGGACGACTTCGAGCTGACCTGCGTCGCGGTGGTCGGCGGCTACAACTCGGCCACGGCGGCCGCGCGGCCGCGCTCGGAGTGGCTGCGGCAGCTGGAGCGGCTGCGCCGCGCGGAGCTGTGATTCCCCTCTCCTTCCCCCGGTCTCCACATCTGGTTTTTGTAATCGGCCTTAGAGATTGACATCCTCCCCGCCACCCTTTCTTGCGCCGCCCTTCGGCTTGCCGGCGTAGGGATGAATCATTAATTAATTATTTTTATCGCGGACTCACTCACTCTGGGTAAGGGAACAGGTACCGTTGACTCACGCACTCACTCGGAGTAAGCGAGTGCGAACAGGTCAACAGTCGACTCACTCACTCTCGGATCGAGAGTGAGAGAGTGAGAACAAGTCAACAGTCAACTCGCTCAGATAAGAGTAAGAGCGCGATAACAAGTCAACAGGCAACTCGCTCGCTCGGAGTAAGAGAACAGTTTACGAGTTTACGAGTTTACGATAACAGTTAACTCACTCACTCTCTCACTCGGGGTGAGAGAAAGAGCACAAGTCAACTGTTAGCGCACTCGCTCACTCGCTCGATAGAACAAGTCGTTAACTCACTCGCTCGCTCACTCACTCGGGGCGAGAGAACAAGTTTACGAGTTTACGAGTTAACGGTCGACCACTCGCCCGGAGTAAGAGAGCAGAGGACGAGAGAACGGATAGCGAGTCGACAGTCCACTCACTCACTCACTCGGAGTAAGAGATCAAGTTAACAAGTTAACAAGAGAACGAGAGAACAGTCAACTCGCTCACTCACTCGCTCAGAGCAAGAGAGCGAAGAGTAGAGGACAGATAGTCAACCACTCACCGGAGTAAGAGAGTGAAGAGCAGAGGACGAGTTCGAGTTAACCACTCGCTCGGAGTAAGAGAGTAAGAGAGTGCAGGACAAGATAATAAGTTAACGAGTTAGCGAGTTAACCACTCGCTCACTCAGAGTAAGAGAGTAGAGAGTAGAGAGTAGAGAGTAGAGAGTAGAGAGTAGAGAGTAGAGAGTAGAGAGTAAGAGAGTAGAGAGTAAGAGAGTAAGAGAGTGCAGGACAAGATAATAAGTTAACGAGTTAGCGAGTTAACCACTCGCGCACTCCTCACTCGGTCTTAGAGGAGAGAACGAGTGACGAGTCGACGAGCGAACCACCACTCACTCGCTCGCTCGCTCAGAGTAAGAGAGCAGAGGACGAGTTAATAAGTTAACAGGTTAATCACTCACTCACGCAGAGTAAGAGAGTAAGAGAGAAGAGAGTAGATCACGAGTTGATAAGTTAACAGGTTAATCACTCACTCACACTCACCCACTCAGAGTAAGAGAGTAGAAGACAAGTTAATGGTTGACGCGTTGACAAGTTGACACCCTCTCAGAGTGAGGAGTGAGAGAGTAGAGGACAGTTAACGAGTCGACAGTCGACACTCACTCGCTCGGAGTGAGAGAGTAGAGAACACGATAACGAGTCGACACTCGCTCGCCACTCACTCGGAGTGAGAGAGTAGAGGACGAGTTAATAAGTTAACAAGTTAACAAGTTTAACAAGTTAACCACTCACTCGCTCGCTCGGAGTAAGAGAGTAGAGAACCAGTTAGCAGTTGACCGCGCGCGAGCGAGAGAACGGCGAACTCGCTCGCTCGCTCGGACGCAGGTCGGCCTCTCTCGAAAACTCTTCGTAAAACTTTTTTCGGAGGGGTCGACCTCTCAGAACTCTTCGTAAAACTTTTTATAAAAACTTTTTCGCGGACCCTCTGGGGTAGGTCGGCCTCTCTCAAAACTTCTTTATAAAACTTTTTTATAAAGACGTTTACGCGGAACCGTTGGAAGGTAGGTCAGCCTCTCCTCCCGAAAACTTTTTGTGAAAACTCTTCGGAGGTCAGTCGACCTCTCTCAGAACTTTCTGCAAAAACTTTTCTCGGGACAGTTGGAAGGTAGGTCGGCCTCTCTCGAAAGCATTCCGTAAAACTTTTGGAGGACAGGTCGACCTCTCGAAAACTTTTTGTAAAAACTTTTTAGGAGGACGAGTCCTTCTCCAAAAACTTTTCGGAGGTCAGCCTCTCCTCTAGACCTCCCTCGAAAACTTTTGTAAACGTTTTAGGAGGACAGGTCGACCTCTCTCAAAATCTTTTTGTAAAAACTTTAGGAGGACAGGCAGACCTCCCTCGAAAACTCTTTGTAAAAACTTTTCGCGCACCCTCCGGGGGACGGGCCGCCGCCCGCGACCGCGGGGAGCGGAGCGGCCGACCGCCAGAGGACCTCTCGCGCAACCGTCGGAAGGTAGGTCGGCCTCTCTCGCGAACGTTTTAAAAAACCTTGTGCGAAAACTTTTCGGAGGAGCGCGGAGGGCGGGTCGCCTCCCCGCAAACTCGCAGAACTTTTTCGCGGAGCCGTTGGAAGGCAGGTCGCTCTCGAGATCTTTTAAAAACTTTTCGGAGGAGAGGAGGAGAAGCGGAGTGCGGGTCGCCCCCACCTATCCAACTCTTTGTAAAAGCTTTTTGCGGAACCGTTGGAAGGCAGGTCGCTCTCGAGAACTTTAAAAACTTTTCGGAGGAGCGCGGAGGGCGGGTCAGCTCTCCGCCTCTCCGACACTTCGCAAAACTTTTTCGCGGAGCCGTTGGAAGACACGCTCTCTCGAGAACGTTTTAAACAACTTCGTGCAAACACTTGAGGGCGGAGGGCGGGCAGCTCTTCCAAAACTTTCGCAGAACTTTTTCGCGCAACCGTTGGAAGGCAGGTCGGCCTCCTCGAAAACTTTTTGTAAACGCTTTAGCGGGGCCGTCGCGGACGCGCGGCCGCCCGCGGCACGCGAGCGGGAGGGACCGTTGAAAGGTGGTCGGCCTCCCTCGAAAACTTTTATAAAACTTTTTATAAACTTTTACGCGGACCCGTTGAAAGGTGGTCGGCCTCCCTCGAAAACTTTTATAAAACTTTTTATAAACTTTTACGCGGACCCGTTGAAAGGTGGTCGGCCTCCCTCGAAGTCTAAAAACTTTTCGCGGGACTCGGACGGCACTGCCACCCGACCACCCGACTCCCTGACTTCTTACTCCTCGACTTCTGTCTCCCGGTCTCCCTGTCTCCCGGACTCCTGACTCCTGACTCCTTGACTTCTAGAGCGAGGTCTCGCGGCTGCGGGGTGCCGCCTCCGCGGAGTCGGAGTCCTCTTCCGCGGAGTCGCGTTTCTGCGGACGCCCGTCCTCAAGGGCATTCAGCAGTTCCAGCCTCCGCTGTAACTCCTCCCGCAGGAACTCCTGGTCCGCGA